CAGCCAACATCTTCTCACGGGTCGTCATTCTCTTCCCGTGGATGGTCTCCCGGAAAATCCGCTCTGCAACCGCAGCCTGCACGCCCTTCGGAACGATTCTCACAGGCTTGGCAGCCTCAGACTGCTTTGCCTGCTTCTGCCGCTTCCTCATGGCCTGCTTCTTGGCGTACATAGTGGACGGGTAGTTCTTGGTGTAGTCGCCCTTATCGCCAACCTTCACGTCCCCGCCAACCGCATCCTCTGCCATGGCTTCCTCCTCGTCCTCACCTTCGCCCTCAACTTCGGCGTGTTTGGCTTCATCTTCATCTTCAGCCTCAGCCTGAGCGACTTCCTCTTCGTCCTCGCCGTCCTTGTCGTCGCCGTCGCCAAGACCCTGCAATTCGTCTACCAGAGAATCAACCTTGGACTGAACATCGTCCGGTAGGTTGTCCAAACCCTGAAGAGCAGAAACCGCGTCCGCTACATCACCATCAGCGCCGTTAGCGTCTGCATCCTCAGTCTCTTTCTCTTCCTCAGCCTCTTCCTCTTCCTCATCCTCAGCAGCCATGTACTTAGCGAAGGCTTCATCCTCATCCTCGGACTCACCTTCTGCCTCTTCCTCGTCCTCGCCGCCCTGTGGTCCGCGAACAGCGGTGCTGTCCCGACCCTCATCCTCTTGCTCGTCTTCAGCCTCAGTTTCACGCTCGTTCTGTGCGGACATATACGCTTCCGCAGCGGCCATACGCTTCTCGAATTCACCCATGCGGGCCTCAACCTCAGCCATCTTTCCGTCCTCTGCTTCAGCCGCTTGCGTGGCCTGCTTTTCCGCCATGGACGTTCCTCCTACTGCTTGCGAATCAGTATTGCTATCCTTGTTATTATTACCCTTATCATCGTCAGATTTGATATCTTCATGAGTAGAGTCAGCGTAGATTTTCTCCAACTCAGAAATCTGCGATGAGAGTTTGGTGTCGTTCATTTTCTTCAGCGCATCAATCACATCTTTAACTTGCACAGCAGTCATACGTCCCTCTTGCAAAGCACGCTTCATAGATTCTTTCAATTCAACAATTCGTCCACCCGCGCCCGCCTGCGTAACAAGATCGCACGACTTGGCTTCAACGAACTGCGATACCGCGTGCCATTCCTCACCGCCTACATCCGTGGGCGTTGTGATTCCCGTTGCGTTGATAGAAAGTCCAACAAGATCACCGCCCTGCGGGTCTCGTGCCTTCTTGAGAATCGCACCATCCAACAGGCTCCGCACCCAATCAAACGACCGGCCCGGAATCGTAATGAGATCAGCGCACAAAAGCGACTTGCCTGTATCCTGCTCTTCCTCGGGATGTGAATTCTCGTACCATCCACACATATCGCGGACGCTACGCTCTGGCCGCGCTTCCTCTTCAATCGTGTCCGGGTGGTCTATATAGCACGGCAAACCATTGAACACCGTCGCGCCCTTGTTGATCGCCTCGGCTGTGTAGAAGTGCTTGTCTCTCGGATTACCCGGACCTTCTCGAAGCAGAATTACCTTGTAAACACCCTTTTGACCCTGCGGGGCATCGTCTGCCTTGGGCGTCGGTGCCTCAATAGATACGGCTTCGTGAAGTTTGCGCGGCTCTGGCATCTCATATGATTCTTACCCACAAAAGAAAAAGGGGCGGCCCACGCCCGCCCCAGATTATACTTGTTATTGTGCCCCTCGAAAGGTGGCCCGAATGGATTATGTAATATCAAGTATAGCGTGCTTAACTCTTGGAGTCAACCCTTGGGTCGTATAATCCCTTGCGAATCCTCGCGGCTATATCCTTCACGTCTGGCACCGGCTTAGTGTGCGCCGCTATATCAAATGGCTTCATCCCTGACGGCAACGGTTGTACATCTTTTGCTCTTGAATCTCCAGTACCACCAGGATTAGCCACCCTTGTGATTCCGTGCGCCGCCAACATTATATGTGCTACAGGACTATTATCCTCAAAAGCATCTCGCGCCGCATACGCAATAGGCCCCGCACCCTTACTACTTGCGCGAGGATGAGCGAACTTCTCATCGTATTGTTTGAGTTGTTCACCGTGTTGAAAGTCCTTAACTTGAATACGATAACCGTTCTTCAGCGTCACCCAATGCTCCATTGGTTCCTCCTTGAATTTCGGCAAGCCTCCAGGCCCAAGGGGCTTGTAATGACCGGGACGCGAACGCCATCCGCCACGCTGCTCACGCATACGATGCTCTTCTACGATTCTCCATGCTAGATGGTCCGCTACGCTAACACTCAAATGATCTCTTGCCATTATACCCTCGTGGCTTGGTCCGCCACAACATACGCTACGGAAGGGTGCATCTGGTACTTATTTGCTAACTGATCTGCCACCCACCGTATGCGCCCGCTTCGCGTCAAGCCCTGCGTTGTGCCTGCCAATTTCGTCCGCGACTGATGGTACAAGTCAACCACCTCAGCCTTGTGCCGGTTCGACACACGACTCGCATCCCAATCGGCCCAATCTTCAAAGAGTTTATCTTGCCAATGAGACGAACCCTTCACGCCCAACTGATTTAACTGCTTTCCTGCTTGCTGCCTGTCACCACGAGAAGCGCCTGTTCTAGTACGATGCACCAACTTCCTTACGCCATCGCGCCATTTTGGGTCTTTATGAATACGCTCCGCGTATTTATCCGTGCGAATCGCCACAGCCGTGCCTCCACCGAGATTAACCTTCTTGACTTCTCGCAAAGACTCCCGAAGAGGAATTACACGGCCATCGTAGGTAATGAAATGCACAGCCGGTTCTTTCTTCTCGAACGTCGCGGCCCCGGTCTTGTCATGGCCTATCCCTCCCGCGTCCATCCTGTGAACAGACTCGTGCTTGCCAATGGCCACCTCTTTCTCGTACCCCTTCCTCGCTTTCGGCGGGTCCGTGACCCCGTGAACGTCAGCGAGGTGCTTCAGGATATCCTTCGTCGGCCTGTCTAAGTCGCTCATCAGGTGCTCGTACTCATTCTTTTCAGACCCCCCACGTTTATTAGCGTCTTGTTCTTCAAGGGATTTACCAATCGTATTCATTTGCGCGAGTCGCGTATTTTCTGGCGTCCACTCGTCGCCAAATAACTTCTTTCCAAGATCAATAGCCCGCTGACCATAACTTGTGAAAAATGTTTGTTTGGCTTGTTTCCAGGATGCTACACGCGCTTCCATGTGCTTTCCTGGTCCCTTCGGCCACGCCGTATAGTAATTCCCAACTTGGTCCGGGAAATCACGAGACGCTGCAAAATTCAATTTCGGCTGACTCTTCACTTGATACTCTCCGCGAGGGTCACCAGCAATACTAACAGGACGGCCACGCCGCGCCGGTGCAGACATCACCGGTCCATCATTCAACATTGCGTCGTCGTCGGCTTCGCGCTGCATTACTTTCGGCTTGATCTTCTGTGTACCCACGCCGTGCGGACCAACATCCAAAATCTTTCCTTCGGGGCTTTTTACATGCGTTACTCCAAACGAATCCAATGCCTTCGCGGCAGCATCAGCGTCTTTAACCTTTACTCCTTTCTGTGGCGCAGCACCATGAACCATCGCGGCTCCGCGCTTCAACGCAAGATTCATCAAATGATCTGTGTCTCCAACGTGCTTCAACGGGTCGGCGTAACGCTCAACCCGCTTCTCTGTTGACTTATCCTTCACCCTTACGTGGTAACCATTTTGGAGAGTAATCCAATGAACCGCAGTACCGGCAGGCGCAACGGGAAATAATTCCCTGATTGGCCGCTTCGAGGTTATTCTCTCGGCAATCTCGATTGCATGAGACATCTACGCCTGCTTACTGCCCGGCAACCCTTTTAAGCCCGTTCGCCCTGGCATATCCTGCCACCGCGTGCCCTCTGGTCTAGTGCTTGGTGCCTTCGGATTCATAACACCAGACGTTCCACCAGGACCATACTGCCCTCCAGGCCCTGGCCAATGCTGTTTACCGCTCGAAGAAATATCCACAAGGTGTCCCTGGGGATTCTTAATCATCGAGACACCTTCCCCGGCTAATTGTTCGCGTGCCGAATCCTGTGATGGACCGCCCATCACACCAGCAATCGGCGCAGGCATGTGTAGCGTCTGCGCCGCAATCCTCATAGAATGACCATATCCTGGCTCATTCTTCATCCGATTAGAAACTTTCTTGGCTTTCTCATCATCGTTAATTAGAAACCGATGGCCTCCAAAAGTAACCCACCCTTCACGAACTCGCCGCCGTCCACGTTCCACCAACCGAGCCGCTATGTGCTCAGCCTTCAAAGCAAACATAGCCTCCTGGCCTTTACGAACTCCATGCGTACTGAAATTAAAACCCTTGTTCATCCCCGTAACGGCATCCGCAAGGTCTGCCTCATCCGCTGGAACCCGCGTCCCGCTGCCTACATGATACGTATTCACTCGCCCATCCTTTGGAAACCACACAGAAAACTTATGGCCATTCGGGTGAGTGAAATTCAAATGCCTATCGTTCGTGCCTCGCTTGGTGTCACGAACCTTATAGCCCGCTCCTTTTGCGGCGGACTTAGCCTGACTAACCAACTTAGACCGACGCCTATCATTGATCTTTCCGGGGAATTCATCTTTATCCCCGAAAAATATATGGCGTCCGTCTCCAAGTGTTGCCCAAGCCATGTCTTCCTACTCCTTGCGCCAATCCCTTATAGTCTGTGGATTGTCGCTACCGTAAACTGAACCTCGTGATTCCCCGCCTTCGAGCCTGTATCATACGTCCACTCCAGAAGCATCACGTGGTTCTCGGTCGGACCCGCACCAAGAAGAACCATGTCCGCTGCCGTCAACTCAATCACGAGATTCCCGTTAACGTCTAGTGTCCCAATGTCGGTATTTAATTCGCTCACGTGATCGCGGGCATGTACGATTGGATACAACGCAACATCCTCATACAACGTCATAACCAGGGTCGTCATTCTCGCCGAACCAATTGCGGCACCGAATTCGTCTACAATCTTGCCGCTGTAGGCAAGCGTTACTCCCGCTGGACGACTGACTGCCGGGTCTATAAACCTAGACATGACTACGCTCCTCTTAGGCTTTCGCCTGTGATATCTGGCATTGCTACTGCTTCGTTCGATACAACCGATTGACTTAGCGCCCTTGAGTTAACAACCATCACCGCATCAATAACCAAGGAATCTCCGGTTATATCAGGAGAAGCCTTAAGGGATTCCGAAAGAATAGGCATTCTCTATCTCCTCGCGTTGAAGATTCCCAACGCCGCTCCTGTCCCCGCCCGCTGTCTCCGCTGTAATGCCAACGTCGCCATACGGTCTGCCGGATTCTGAAGGTTCGGCAACGCCTCTGCTCTGTACCGTGTCAACTGCGCCAAGCCCGAACTGGTGTTCGCCTCACGCTCACCCTTCTTCTTTTTCTCTGGCGGATAATGCGGCTTGTCGCCCTTGCCCTTCATCCACCACGCCAAGGCCCACGGGTTAGAAATCTTGGGATGTGCCTTCATGGCCTTAGTAGTCCCGCTCCACCCAGGAGGACTTACTTCTTTCTGCCCAACCGTAGCGGTGTGGTCTACTGCCGTCGAACCAGAAAAATCATCGCCCTGCTCTTCAAAACCGTTGTCCTTGTAGGACTTTGGCAGCCGCTTCACGAACGCCGGTCCCTTTCGCTTCGCAATGCTCTTGATATTCCGCTTGATTTTCGCAGGGTCCTGATTCCTGGCGCGGCCAATACTCTTCGCCGCGTGCGACACATCTTCTGGTGACACAATCGGGAACGACCGCTTTCTGCCCGCAAAGTCCTTAGAAGGAACCTTGTCGCGGTCTACACCGCCTCCGACATTGGGGTCAAACTGACGCTCCTTCTCAAGCATTCCTGGGTGTGGAGCATCGCCCGCCGACCCACCGCCGCTTTGCCTCTGACGAAGTTTGTCTGGCGGAAGAGTACCCGCCCCCGCCGCGCCTTCACCCTGAAGATGAACCTTACCCTTGTGCTTCAAGAATGCAGGATGCTTACCAATATTCTTCCGCATCTCTGGGTGGCCCATGTCTTCCGCCTCGGCGCGTGGCCGTACAGCCGACACACCCGGCTTCGCAACCGTGACCCTCTTTCCGGTAGCCTTACGTGCGACATCCCAAGGAGACCAATCCTCTGTCTCTGACTCGGGATTCAATGGCGCACCAGCACGAACACGGCCAAGCCCCTTCGGGCCTACGTCGTCCATACCGAAACGACGTGTATATTCTACGTCACCATACTCTTCCTGTCGCTGCCGCTTGCCGCGTAGTTTGCGAATGTCTTCCCTTGCGGCCTCAAGCATCTGTCGCTTCTTGGCGATCTGCTCACGCATGTTATGAGCAAGCCGCGCCACCAACGTTGATTCTCGAAGACCGTGGATTTTGCCCATTAGGTGAAACCTCCGATATACTTTTACCTTATTTCGGCAGCCTTCCGTCCACGTCCCTCACGCTCTTTCTCCCATCCCGACACCTTTACGGTCTTCCCTCCAACCGTAGAGAGGTGTGGCTTACCACCAGCACTATACCGCAATACGTCCCCGCTCTTTCCGGGCACATATGAGGTCTTGATATCCTCCGGCGCTCGTGTTGATTTCTTGCCTGTTACAGTTCGGCGCATATCATCCCAAGGTTTCCAATCTTCACGCAATGCAATTACATTTCCAGCATCGCGCATCGCTTCACGCGCCGTCAAAGATTTATCTTGACCAGACACACCATGCGGCCCATCCCACGGCAACGCCTCATCAATTCCTATCTTCTGCCACGGCTTGCGCTTCAGCATCTTCCCCGGCTTCGGCATATCTGGCCTATCGGTCTGTCTGATAAACGTGTGCTTCTCGCCGCCGTGACCGCGCACATGCGTGTGGCTTGGGCCTTTCTCACGCATAGACTCACCCGCCAAATGGATATGCACGCCGCCGCCACCTCGCTGTCCAGGCTTCTGAAACTTCTGACGCGCCATTCCGGCCAAGCCCGCCGTACTCGGCAATGCCGAACCTGTTCCCGCCGCTGGCCTCGGCAACCCACCGGCACGCACGTCCTGCTGTGGCACAACAGGCTGCTGGCCACGCGGCTGTCCCGCTACGTCTCCCGGCTTCGCTGTTGGCTCCGGTGCCTGCTCCATCTTGGCGTGCGCCGTGTAGACCAAATCACCAGTTCCCTTTTCCTGTCCCTGCACGACGCGCTCAACCGCAACAACGCCGTTATCGCTAAGATGCTTCGCGGCGTCCTGAACGGTCGGACCCTGCACATCCGACATGGACGCGCCCTTACTGGTCAACATCTGTGCCGCCATCAAGGCTTCAGCCTTATCCTTCGAGGGGGCTTTGACGAGATTTCGCGCTGACTGGAAATCCTTCATCCAAAAATGATGATTCCCTACTGTAACCCAATGCCCTCCGGTCTTGTCCAAACTGATAGCGCGGTCTACGTCTGTACTGCTCTGCTCTTCCTTATCGGAAGGAGTACGCCACGACGGCGAACCAATCTCGGCTTCGCGCTGCTTAGCCTGCGGACCATAGTTCTTCATCAACCAATTTTCATCACGGCCCATTACCGCCGTTTTATGGTCCGGGCTAAGGGTAGTTGTCTGGCCACGGCTCCTATCCTGAATAGTACCGATATTCTTGCCATCAACCAACACTTTGGTATGCCGATACCATCCACCAAATTTCTTATTCTTAGGGCCAGTCTGATACTTCACACGGCCCGAAGACCGCGCCGCATCGAAAGCCGTCCAGTCCTCGCGCATGGACTCCATTGGCAACCTCAACTGTGTCCCAATCACCTTAGAATGACTAACATCTACAAAACGTCCAGACAAATTATGTCCAGCATACGTAGGATACCCTAACCGTTTCATGTCATTCTGAAAACTCGCAACCTGCTTATCGTTAGAAAAACCACCAATACGAACCATCATATATCCACGCTGCGTAATTGGGTCATGAAAAGTAGTCATCGCACTTTTTGCCCCTGATCTTTTATACGCCGCAGCGGCACGCTCGTTATCGAACTCGGACCAATCCTCGCGCATAGACTCGGCGGTCTCCTTGGACTGACTGGCAAGCAACTTGAACGTCGCTTCATGCATCTTCGGCACGGGCATCGCAAGAAACTTCTTTCTGTTCTCTGGAGACAATTCATTGTGAACAGCAAGAATTGCCGCTGCGCTATACAAGTCCATCGGGTGACCATCAACCTTACCGTGCTGCTTGTCGTTTACGATTTTCTTCAGATCAGCAAGTCGCTTGGCACCACGCGCCTCATCGAACTCGCGCCAATCCTCGCGCATACTGGACATCATTTCGGCCAGCGCCTTCTTGCGCTTTTGTAGCCAACCCTTCTTGGCTACTCGGTCTGCGATTTCAGAATCGCTGACTTCCCACATAAACGTGCTCCTATTCGTTTTGAGAAATTATCGTAACCCAAATTCCCCAAATAAGAAGACCTATCACCAGCACCATCGCCGCCACGATTCCTAACAACAATAACCATGGCCACATCTTCATTCCACTCCTATTCGATTTGAGAAATTACCGCAACCCATAGCCAAACAAAATAAACTACCGCCAACGCAAACGCTCCGATTCCTAGCAACCACCACCACCACATAGGCTATTCCTCCTTTACGATCTTACAAAATATGTCCACCTCGCTCAGCACACAGTACGTCTTCTTGTCGGGCATGTCCAATTCAACGCCTGCGTACTTCGAGAACGCAACTGTGTCGCCCTCGGCAATCTCCTGCGTCACCGCCGGGCCAACGCTTTTCACGACCCCAATCTGCGGCTTCTCCCTTGCTTGCTGCGGAAGGAAGATTCCGCTTTCTGTCTGCTCTTCAGCCGCCCACACCTCCACCAGCACGTGCTTCCCCAAAGATATCGCTTTGTACCCGCTCACCCCTGGTCCTCCTTCTTCCCGAGTTTGATTACAATGTAGCCGTCCCGCGTGGTCATACCTACAACATCTAAGTCTTCCGCCGCGACTCCCCTAGACCACATCCACCTGTTAGCGCCCTCGCAGACCATACGTGCGGCCCGCGCCAACTCCGGGCACTTCACCATATCCATCACAAGAGCCTTGTTATGAGAAAAGAAGAAACCCCAAGGGTCTCGAATGTGAGGAATAGCCCTAACGGCTCCCATGATCTGCTCCACTCCTATTCTTTCCCAAATCAAAAGGGGCCATGTTAGGCCCCGATTGTCTGTAGATGTAGCCACCCGAAGGAGGCTGTTCATTCATCATGATACCACATCCACCACCACGATACAAGCACCACCACGAACATCGTAGCCGCGAAGACGATTTGCCAAGTCGTCGGCGGCGTGTCCATGACTTATCATTCTATCTTGTCGTCAAGGCAAGCAAATGTCAACGTATTCACGGCCTGCGTGTGGATATCATTGCAGCATGACTCGCATATAGGAACGTCTTCAGAAACATCAATGTCAAACATTTCTATTCCACACGCCATGCAGTACACCAAATAATTGTAGACCTCTCGTGGGTCATACATTACTTCATCCTCTGCACAAGGATGTCCAAAACAGTATTCGTATGCTCCATGTGTTTGATAATTTCCTCGTCGCGCCTTGCGGAATGCTCGAAGTGATTCTCAAGAACACTTGTAACCTTATCGCTACGGTTATGCTCTTTGCGAACCATCCAAACAAAAAGCCCTACCAATGGCCCTATAACAGTCGCAAACAATCCTATCATCGCCGCGACGGCCTGCCAGAAATACGGTTGTGATACAAAATCCATGGCTAATCCTCGCGCTGAAGTATCTCTTCTAAACTCTTACCCTCTGGAGAACGCTCTACCCACCACTGGCGCAAACACCAGTAGTACCAACCGGTCCTACGAAAGATTTTCCAGCGGGAATTCAAAAATCGCTCTGTCACAACCATTGACAGGCAAAGGAGAAACTTCACACGTATTCGAGTATTTCAGTCGTCCAACAATTAGGGCAGAAATCAGTATAATACGGCGCACCCATACTTCCACCGCTTATCACACGACGCCACCCGGTAGGCACAGCGTGTAACTGGTAGGGAACTTCAAACTCCAACCGTATGTGCTCGTATGACTCTTCCTTCTGACAGACAAAGCATTTCCACGTGTGCTTCTCGGTGATGGTCTTCATAGGCTGCTCGTAGGCAATATAACCGGCTTTTCAACCTCGATCACAACGCCCTCCAAAACGGATATTGCCTGTCCGACGTAGCCTTCCCTAATCAACCGAATGGCGTTCTTGATTGGCCCCAAAAAGTACATCGTAGTGGACTTCTCCACCTCGCGCAAACTACGCTGAAATTCCTCCTCACTCATAGCAACCTGTACCAGTCCCTTGTCACCCTCAACGACCAACGCCCTACCTCCCCGCGAACGCCCGCCAACCGAGCCATACGACCGCAAGCATCGTGGCAAAGGCCACCAGCACCAGGAACATCAGAAAGAACGGCTCAAGCCACCCTATCAACCGGTACATGAATTCAGTTAGCCTGTTCATCCCTGCTTCACCTCACCTTGGTTGTATGTCCGATTATACACCTGTTGCCACCACGGCTCCATGCTTGGGTCAGTACGTTCGCCGTACTTGATTCTCTCCTGACACTTACCGCAAACCATCCACTCGATATTGCTACATTCAAGCCACCAGCGCCGCTGATCTGGGTGTATGAACACACAAATACGCCTCATGACGGCCATCGCGCAAAACTTGCTCGACTTTCCTCAGCCGTCCATTGCTTCTGCTTTAGTTTCGGCTTCGGACTATACCACACCGTCACGCTGAGAAATAGAAAACCAACCCACACCAACCTTCGACTGACAGTAAATCCGACCGTAATGGCAAATGGATGCCACGCAATAGTCCAAAGGTAACGCCCGGTCTGTTTACTCCACGTCTGCGCCCAACTCATTCAGGAATCTCCTCCACTTCCCATTCCTCAACGTACTCATTCATGATTCTATGATTCAACATATCCTCGGCTGTGGCCTGCGCTTCGTTCTCATCCTGCGCCTCAACCTCAAACGAGCCGCTAAATCGAACCTCGAACAGTTTCTTCACAAAGATGCCTCCTTGAGTTTCGCTTCATCCCAACCCTTCCACCACGCCCGTCTGAAAGCCCTAGAGTATGTTACGTATCCCGCCACAGTCCGCTTATCTGTGTATGGATTAGACAATCTATCCTTACCGTTCAGAAAGGCTTCACGGCCAATTCGATACGCTGCATCGGTAGGCTTACGCCGTTGAGTCACCACTTTTTAATCTCGAAACATCCTTGCCCGGTATTTACTTGCCGTCTCGTCCGACACAATACGCGCCTTGTAACGCTTGACCCATTCGGATACCTGTTCGGCCAAATCACGCTTGCTACTCCCTTTTAGGCTCACCAAGAATCTATGGTACTGCGAAAAGCCACGTCTTTTCCTACTGCTAGGCGCATATCGCTTAATTCTCCAACAAAACAGAACTCCCTCCCATGGCTGACCATCTGGCGGGGTTCGCTCACCCCTCGGAACGTTCGTTAGATATGTTCCTTCGATTGCGTATCGCTGGCTTTTAAGCGCCACCTTTTCTCCTCCTTAAAAATCTTTCCATGCCATAATAAACGCATCTCCAAAAAACCATGAAAGCGCAACCAATATAAGTCCTGCCAAAGCAATTCTTACCGTATTACTTCCCGCGATTCCTGCTATAACGACAATAACTAGCGCAATGATAATCGCTCCCAAAATTACTCTACTAAGAAAACCCGCGAGTTTTTTCATCGCTCTACTCCGGGCGGTTATCTTTCAGGCCACAAAAGTATGAATCCTGGTCTGCCGCCGCAGCCTCGCAATCCTTCAGCGTCCGATACGACCCGATTAAAAACCAATCCAAGCCTACGTATCGGCTTTCAATTCCGCTGCTAACCCTCACCTCATACGGCTGCAACTCGTACAGATGCCATTGATGCTGCGCTGTGTCTACCTCGTGCCACACAATAGCCAAAAACATCAAAGCGCCAATCAATGTAGCAATGTGAATCCCCTCAACCTTCATACCTTCGCCTCCCACGTAAACCCCGCATCCTTCAAAATAGCATTGACATGATCGTACACGTCCTCAGCGTCCTGCTTCGGCGCAACCGTCACAGCCGTGAAGATATCAAGTAGTACCCTTTTGAACTTGTCTCGCTCTTCCTTAATTGTCCCAAACAGTTCACGGATATCACTAGACACCTCATCCACAGTTTCACCTTCAGCGGGGAACACTCTAACGGTTGCGGCTACGGCTTGTGGAGGTGTCGTCCAGTTATTCCATTCGTAGTCAAAATAAATAGTCCTGCCGCGCTTCTCGCGCCTAATCCGCATTAGACCTTCCTCCACTTCTCTACCGCTTCCTGCAATTCGTTGATACCTTTAAGGCTTACGCCCAATTCCACATTTTTAACCACAAACGCAGCGGCGTCAGCCAATTCGTTGCCAACCCTATGAAACTCCAATAAAGCCCGGACACGTTCACGCAAAAACCTCTCCTCTTTCCTCAAAATTCCCCATTGCCGCATCCAATACGATACCTGGGCTTCGAGACCCTGAATGGCAAACTGCTCCGGCGTAATCACGTCACCTTCCATCACAGCATCCTCACTTCGTTCAATTTGTCTAGCGCCTTTAGAATTGGTATTACAGGGTCCTTGTCTATCTCAACATACACAACCTCGTTGGCTGATTCTGCCAACATTATGTTGATTGGAGGAAGAGCAACTCCCTCGTGTCTTCCACGGAAGTCCGTCCGAACAAGAACGATTGGCATACCAATACTATAAGCGTACCCTATCTCCCAGGATGTGCCGGAGTCTGGGTCCGCGCCGTCAACCACAGCCACAACAACATCGGAGGTTTCCAAACCGTCCACATCATGCTCAAAGATACTCTCTGCCGTTTTCTCACGCGGCTCATCTTCTTGCGGGAGAAACACATCATGACCATTCTTTCTAAGAGCCTCAACCATAAACCTGTTCCACGCACGCTCTGCGGTTGTAAACAATGGACCTGCCCAATAGATTTTCACTACCGGCTCCTCCCGTAATTCTTAGCGTGCCTCAATTCCTCTTGTACCTTCGATAAACGGCGTGTCAAATCCTTTAGCGCCCGCCCATCAAGTGACCCAAGGTACTGCTCTAGTTTGTTCTCAACGCGCAGGTAGACATCATTCACGTGGTTAGTAATTACTTCAAACTTGATACCCTCACGCTTGTCAACATACTGCCAATGATTAGTCCTGCCCATCAAGGTTTCCTCGAAAGGATTGAGGTGCCAACAATTGCTACCTTTACCATATCGTGCGAGTCCCTGATTTTGTTCCTGGCTTCGTTGGGACTATGCGCCTCAACAACCTCCGACCATTGATCTATGTTGAATTCAGACTCGCGCAGCGTCACGCGATACAGCCTTGATTCCTTGTGGACATTAACCTTACCCTTTCCAGGTGTCCAACGCCTCATCGGTTTCTCCTTCCCAAGAATTGGCAATCACTTACATGCCTAGCGGTCAATTTCAAGTCTTCGTCTATGGTGAAATTACATCCGCATTCAGAACAGAAAGCAGGAACAATACCATCTTCCCAATGTTCAAAAATCTCTCCCGGCCATCTTATCTCGTTGCCGCACATAGGACATTCAAACTCCACTGAGAAAGGATAAATCAACTCATACATGGCTTAGCCATTTTCTTTTCGGTGGATTTACTGAAAGGCTTATGGCCAAGCCACCTATGAATCCAACAATGCACCATAGGAGCATTGCAAACTAATGAGTCATAACATCCCGTCACCACAGCCGGAGCCTGCCCACGCGCTGCGCGAATCGAATATTCCAACGCACAGCATATAGGATATCCCGATTCCATGCCATATGCAAAGTCGTACCAAAAATGGCCTACGCCTGACCCGCGCCATCTCTGCCATTCCCGGAAGAGACGCCAGAACCGACGCACTACGACTTCAACTTCTTTGTCGCTTGCTTGTAGTTCTTGTTGAACTCTTTCGGATAATGAACTTCCATGTCCGCCAAAACTTTCTTGGCGACCTTGAGACCTTCTTTGAAACCGTCTAGCCATGTCTGCACTATTTGCCGTTCCCCGATTCGTCTCATATCATCCCCCTCCTGAGTAACGCGCATTCGGTGCATAGAAGCAGAACATCATCGTCTATCTCTACCACGTCCATATTAGCACTATTCAACGCCTCTCCGCAATCATCACAACCAACCACCGTGCCCGCCACCTCGGCGGCTTCCAACACGGACTTCATCCACTTTCCCCACAAACTACCGGGCATGACCATGAAACGGGCAGTCACCACCATAATTGCACGGACAATCTCTCTCGAAACATTTATCGCAAACACCCCAATTATTCACCCACTCTTTCTCTGAGATGGATTGGCCGCACTCACCACACTCAAAAATCTCTTCAACAATGTCGCCGTAAAGAATCATTTCATCGCATCGCGTTCACGATAAATAACCACCCAAACATTACAATCGTAACGCCAACAATGTACACCCAATCCGCTACATCAAGATGTCTCACTTCTTACGCTCCCACGGCTGTAGGGCAAGGTTAAGCCTCTGATATGCCAGGAACTCCTGACTACCTACTTCATCGTCGTTCTCTATCTCGGAATCACTAGAAAGCATATCCAAAACGCTCCTAGCAAATTCCGCAGCCTCAACCAACTTCCGCACGTCAGACTGCTTGGGTCTACGCAACGAATTAGAAATCATCTACCACACACCTCCATTCAGATACATCGGGCAGCGCCAACGCGGCCTCTTGGCACGCTTGAACAGACCTATAGGGCGGTGTAACGTAATTGCACATCCCGTTCAATCTGTTCCCCAGGCATACAATTAACCAAATCAACTTGCCATCCTCGGCCTTGGTGGGTAATGGCAGATTTAACATGGTAACCAGCAGGAGCAGCGCCGTGGTGAATTTTAGAAGTTGCACGCTGCCTCCGTGTATCCGTTCTTACGTATCATCTGCGTTAAGTGCATCGGCGGTTCCCAACGATCAATTATCTGAAATATCTGCCAGCGCATATAACCACAGTCAGACATATAATTATATGCTGAGGTGAACGCCTGCGGTGACATCAAAGCCACCAACGCCGCTGCAACCACGATAAGACCTTTCATGTCGTAGCCTCCTCGCCACCGGAATACATATCCCAGAACCTTCTGTTGGCCTTGCACCAATCGCATTGGCAGGACTTCGCGCCCTCGCTGGCGTCATAATGACCATAATAAGTCATTCGCGGCCCGCCTGCCTGCTGCAATCCCAAAGCAACCCCACACCATTTCTCAATCAAATCCACACACCACGCCAAATCCTCATGCGCGGCCTTATCGGCGTAATACGGCATAGCCTTCCCCTTACTTGTGCAATCATACAACGCCTCAAGATAGGACTTATCCTCTCGGGTCTTTAGCCGCGCTTTGATTCTTTCAAGCCTGTTCAAAAAGCCCCTCCTGTATTCGACTCTGGTTCAATCCGGTCTTTCTCAGCACGCATCATCTCCATGGCCGCTTCACGCTTGTATGTCTCAGCGTGATCGTAAGCCAATGTCCGCGCATATTGCAAAATCTGCATCTCAACCAACGTCATTGTCTGTTCAGTCATGGTATTGCTCTCAACGCCAAGCCTTTTGTCAAATTCCCCCGCTACAGCGTTCCACTCTTCGGCCTTGGCGGTCATAGCCGCGATTCGTTCCTGTCTGTTCATTCTATTCCAGTCTGGCTTCACGCCCGGCGGATATGGCTTGGGGTCATTCGTTGGAGACTGAACCTTCTGCATATCATCCCCCTCCAGTTCTGCGATTCGCTTCTCTATCCGGTCCCGCATGTCGTCTGGTATGTTACGCCCTGAAACAAAGAAGGAATTAGGAATCACTTCACCCACCCCAACGCCGCGCTCGTCACCGGCAATTCCTTTATGAATATCTCCTTTATCTTCTCTGCGATGTCACGATGTTCCTTCTGTGTGTGCTCGTCCGTTCGCAATTCCAAGTAATGAATCCATGACCTGATTGTCCCGTTCATACACAACCGCGTCACGCTAGACATCGGCAAAAGAAACCTAGCACTTTCCTTAGCGATTCCTTTCTCCAACGCTTCGTCGTAAAGCCTTCGCGCCCATGAGATAACATTCGCCTGCGCTTCATTAAACCATGCGACCGTATCTCCAGGCAAATCATCCGTTGAGGACTGCCTATTCTTCGCGGCCTGCCGTCGCGCCCCATAAACCAAGCATTCCTGCACCCCAACGTACCGTTGACTCATTTCTTGAAACGAGAACGACCTGTGCCGCACGATCTGCTGACTGATTGCCCGCGACGTATTGATCTCCACGCACATTGAAGCCATCTCAAAAACGCTCCAATGCTTATTCTTAATACAATATGCCAACAACTTGTCCGGGGGATTTTCTCGGTTCTGCGGACTACTCACGCGGGCGCACCACCCCATTACGATCTCAGCAGCGGGCGTCACCCAGACTAACTTGGCCATATCGTCACTCAATGCTCATCCCCCTCATCCTCGCCGCACGTCTCACAGTCTACGTGGACTCCATCCTCATCATCCCACGTGTGAACTATATGAACCTCATGAAAAGGAAACTGTCCTTCGTGATAATCCCCAGCCTTTTCCACGGCCTGCTTATCCTTGGACTCTTCCATCCATGAACAGTCCTGACATTCGGCGGACCAATAATCCAATTTATTCATCATCGCCGTAAGGATAAAGAATACCTTCTTGCGTCTCCGTTCCGACTGGCCAATCAGGCTCGTCAACTGGCGGTATACTTGCACGTCCATTGACGGTCCACATTGCAATTCCATCACCTACCTGACACGTGTGTGTTTGAAATACACTAACATGCTCATACGCCTCTTCGTCCACCTCATGATAGTCTGGCCCCTCGGCGTACCAATCGCACACGATACATTCGGCCTCAAACCAGCGAAAATTGCTAAACTTGTTACTCATTAGAAAATGGAGGGATGATACGACCAGCGCCGCTTAATCTCCTCAATTTCCTGTTCGCTTATCCTCTTCTCAACCTTCTCGTACCTAACCAATGCTATCTTCAAATCCTCCAGAGAAGTATATACACCGCTGGCAAACTTAAACATCACATCCCACCGCTCCGGGTTGTCCAACAGAATCCACCCAGGCTTGTTTTGGCCGCGCATGTACCCGAACTCGATGCACCCTGACTTCCCCGCAGGCAGAACCAACACAGCCGCGTCGGAATCATTCAGGTGTTTGAAGTCAAACTGAAACACGTGGTCTGCGGCCAAACCCTCAAGGGCCTCGATGTATGTATTCCCTCGCGCCTTCTCGTAGTCTCTCCACTTATCATCGGCTTCAGGCCCCGCCGCGAACCAATCATCGAACACATCAAAGCCTAGCGCACGCAACTCATTCGCTATACCGGGGATTGCGGGGTTACGCAGGGAGCCAATAAGGTAAACTTTCAACGATAACACCTGCCTCTATGAGCAATTCGGTTCCAAAACTGTCCGCATACATCTTATCATAAATCAACCGCTTGACGCCAGCATTTACGATCATCTTACAACACGTCAAGCACGGCTGAAGCGTCGTGTACATCTCCGCGCCCGCGATGCTTACGCCATGATATGCCGCTTGAACAATTGCATTCTGTTCGGCGTGCAAACACCGGCATGAATCCAATGCCTCGCCCGCCGTTGAGACCATCTGGCACCGCGCACAACCACTGTCGCCGCAGTTCTTCATTCCACGCGGCGTATCGTTATAGCCGGTGCTCAGCACCATTTTATCCTTTACGATCACCGCGCCGACCTGCCGACGAATACACGTCGAACGACTAGACGCCAACCTCGCTAGGCCCATAAAGTATTCGTCCCACGAAGGTCTCGCATTCATTATCGTCACGCTCCCGAATCATCCTCACGACCTTAACGAATCTGTCCAGCGTCTCTTCGGTCGGCGCTTCATAATCTATGTCTCGTGGTCTATACTTGCCCATCAATGGAAATTGACTTCGGCGATATCTAGCAATGATTCTATTCCATTGCCTACGGTGATTCTTTCGCCACGCCGCGCTCGATTCCCTATCGCACGCTACGCAACGCGGCCTCCCACCCTGAAGACGAATCCCTAACACAGACAGGTTATGACCATGCTTGCAAGCAACACATTCCAAAAGCCTACGTCTGGCCATGAATCTGTTTTGAACCAGACTCATTCTCGGCTTCTTGAACTACCCGTTCCTCCTTTTGCCTCTCGTACCGATTCCATAATGCCCACCCAATCGGGTCATAGTCGTAAGTACGGTCGCCATCTCGATCATTCACAACAGCCTTCTTCAAATCCTCATCCTCAAGGTATCGCGCATGACCGAATATCGTAACCTGAGCATCCGGGCACATGTCGCCGTCGCCATCCACAAAGAATGTCACGTGCCGCGATGCCCCAATATTACCAAGCGTATTCCAATACCTAAACATTTCCCGCAGCGCAATCGCCTGCGCTTCGGTCACGTGCAACGTCACCTGCATGAACATCTTCTCACTCATCGTCGTCCCCCTTTGGCGGCTTCCAACTGTGACCGCTTTCGGCTGTGTACTCCCCTTGTTTCTCGCCGTCCGCAAAGATCATGACCGTATGCTCTGGGTATTCTTCGTGGTGAAAGTTAATCCTGTCCCACAACGCCCAATAGCGTTCATCCTCGTCGTACCAACCACACAACTTGCATTCGGCTTCCCACAACCGGGTTGGAGTTGGCGCAGGGGTTTGTTGGCCCATGAGTGAGTCAGCGCCTTAGTAGACGCCGCATCCAACGCCCCAACACCAACCCCAACCAGAACAAAGTAGCGTTCCCGGAGAGAACTCTAGTTATCTGAAACTGTACCGGTTCCTGGCGTGAACGTGCCCAACCACATGCCAGGACATTCGGGTTTACCGACACCGTTAGCGTTCATTTCAACCCGAGTGTAGTAATGCCACACCAAATGCTGCTCTGGCCCTGAAGAAAACTGTGGCGAATCGGCGCTATCGGAAATCATCGGGCGTCCCCCACCATTAACATCATTCAACATCCCCTTGTCTTGAGGGTTGACTGTCCACGGCTCATACCCCGCGATTGTGACTGTCAGAGTCGCATTGGTCTCATTATCAAGAACAACGCACCCGACGCGCCCGCCCATCGCCATAGCCGCATTGCCAATGCCGAACATCATTGCTAGAACTACCAACGCCCCCGCTACAATTCGCATCAACCTTCCTCCTTTGGAGCGATTTGTACTAGCCTTGCCTTGACCCACTTCACTAAAGCCTCAAGGGCATGTCCCCTGGTATTATCTTCGTGATAAGACCTCGGAGTCCTTTCGTGCCCCTCCCAATCCTCAAGCATGTCATTTACCCGCGCATCTCGCTTAAGCATCTCATCAAGGAATGATTCCGCTATCGCTGAAACCTGCTTACCGTGATTGTTTTTAATCATTCTCTTAATGTCCGAAGAATGTAGTATATTTCGGACAACCTAGTCCCAATCCACCTCTTCAAGTGGTACGCCGCCTAAGAACTTTCTGCGCCCCGTTAGATCATCTGAACAATCTTCGCAAAGAACCGCACCCTTTTCACTACTGCGGCCCCAAATCTCACAACCACAAACATCACAATGCGTATCCGCCACCAACGGTTCATACATCACGGATTCCCTCCACCGAACCTGAACCACAAACCACCGCACGGACTTCCGCCGTACTCCCAGGACTTTATGGACGGGGTGGGATTCCCCCACCCGAACATATTCCCGCCAGCGCACAGCACACTATAACCCTTCGCGGAGTGGAACACCACAAATACGACCCTCCCGTTCCTGCCTATATCATCCACCCTGTTCCACACGTAGGCAGAAAAGCACAGGATGATACCGAGAATTATCCCGACGAACATGCCTGCCGTAAACTTCATGGCCCCGGCCTCGGGTGCTTCCTCGCGTAATCGAGCGTCACAATATACGATGTCTGCTTAACAGTCACACCACAATACCGGGCCGTGGGATACCACGCCGCGTCAGGGTATCCGAGTGACTGACACTCCATGCTCGTAAGTACATCTGACACCGCGCCGAACGCAAGTGCAGCCAACATCGAGACAAACACCGCCAATGTGACCCACGTTTCGCGGTCCATTAAGATGCTCACGGCAGGGTGACCGACAAAGCCACCGTAAAGATTAGGAGCCACAACGCAATCGCACCAACGAGTATCGTGGGGAATAACACAATCCACCACGGTAGTTCCGGCGCAACCGTAAATTTTAGCACAAGCAGCAACGCCTGAATAGTCAGGTACATTACCACCACCCCACCTGTATAACCGTATGCCGCAGAGTGAAGAGAAGCCACGCGCCCAATTTCCCACGATATGCCTGAATCCGCCAACACGGCCAAGACCGCCGCCCAACGTAAAAATACTGCCGCCGCGCCACCATCCGCGCATCGTGCTCAGCCACGATCTCCTTGATGGCTGCCATCACCGGCTTCTGGCGTACTAGCCACTCCCGAAACTCCTCAGAGTTCATCTGAACCGCTCCTTTGAGAGATGTGGTAAGAACACGTCACTCTCTGCCAACCGCCGCGCATCGTCGGGCATCATCCGCCGCAATAACCGTTCCTTCTCCCAGAACGGCGCGAACGGGTTGTCCCGATACTGCCGCTCAGCCTCCCAGAACGGAGGAAACGGGTCTTCACGGTTTCGGCTCATGGCCTTGGCACCGGCGGGAACGGGTCGGTCACGCCCGGCCTACTGCCACCGCTAACCAACACTACAAACAGAAGTAGAACCAGCAATAATATCATACCATTTTCGCCCCCTTACGCCGCCGCTTTAGCGGTAACGCCGGTAGTCCCGCTGCCATTCGGTCGGCCCCACGCCGCCCCTCTGCGGCCTCACGCACGGCCCGCACGTAATAATCCAGGGCCGTCCACATCTCCACGTTGCCCGCGCTCAAGGCACGCTTCGCCAATTTCGTCACATCAATCCGTAGATTCTCCAGTCCATGCGCCGCTGAATGGGAATCACGCATCGCCCCCTTATTCTCCGCAGCGCGTGCGGTGATTACCGCCGCTATTCGCCGCAGACTCGCCCCGTGCTTCGGCATCCTGGCCTTAGCCTTCCGCCGCCGTGCTTCCCGCCGTTCGCCTTTGGTCAATTTCAACTTGTTTCACCATGATGATTGCCGTATTTGTGGCTGTGCAGAACTCGTACCCGTCCGCTTCGGCCCGCTCTACCTCCGATTGGATATCCACTTCGGGCCGAAAATCATCTGGCCTAGGCTGCCGCAGCATCACCACCCAAATCCTATCCCTGCCTATCATACCACACCTCCCTCAATCCCAATCCAACTTTTCAAGCGGTTCTTCCTTAGAGCGTACTAACAATTTCTTCGAGTACAATTTCTTCTCGCAGTCTTTGCAGAGTATTACTCTTTCGTCGTCATTCCCAAAAGCATCCCCGCCGCAGCAATCACAGGATGTCTGCATCGTCAATGTTTCATACATCGCAGCGCCTCCACTTTTAGAAGATAACGCCTTTTTGTTGCTTTACCTTTTTCGGAATGACGATAACGTTTTTGCGCTGCCCGATGTGCTGCCAGACCTTCTTCGGAATGATTATAACGTTTATACGCTGCTCGGCCTTCTTCGGAATGATAATAACTATTCAATCTTTCAAGAATAGCCTCACGGTGATGAAGATAATAACACTTACGCGCTGCTCGGCCTTTTTCGGAATGGTCATAACGCCAACCAGAAACTCTCATACATTCCCTACACTCACTTCGTCCTGCATGACCCTTTTCAATTGCTGCCCAACTTACAGGATAAATATACGCACCTCTTACTCGTTGCCCACGTTCGTTAATCTGCCAACCACGCTTAATCAAATGACCATTCTTACAATATTCCCCGTCAGGGGAGTAAGTCCGCATCGCGCCTCCCACGCTTCCGCAACTCATCCTCCATCCAATAGTATAACATTTCCTTGAACAGCCTGTCGTTCTCGCGCAATTCAGCCTTGGTCATGTACGGCTTTTTGTAAAGAATTCGCTTCCCGTCTTTCTTAGTCGTCAACACTGTCAAACGATCTCCCGCGCTCCGAAACCAAAGAATGTGCAGCATTCTCCAAATGCGTATCCGCCCATTCCCTAGCGATTCCCGATGCCCTCAACCACACATCACGAAGCACCGGGTCTACCATGCGCTTAGACTCCTTGAGCAACCCTACCGAAACCTCTAACCACGCCCGCCGTCGCTCCGCGCTGCTATTCACCTTTGCGCTAACGAGCAAGTTCCCTTTTTGAACAAACATCGCCTCAACAGGCTTTTCCTTCACGCTAGACTTTGGCTGTCCCAATTTCATCCCCTCCCTACATTACCTATCCTTCGATTCTGGAAAAGCGATAATCTCATAATAACCCATCGGGCAATGGCACGTATCCCAATGAGCATACGCTTCACACGCTGGCATGTCCATATCGCATTCCTGACAATGAAACGTCTGACACGGAGGTTGATGATTGCACACAACATTCATCTCGTTCAATGCGCCCCCCAAGTTGCAATCCAAGCAACACCACCAATAAAACCAAGGAACAACATAACCCACATCGCCACAACCGCTACGAGTCGGACATGATTGAAGAACTCATCCTTGGTCAATCCTTTGTCGTCGTCGCTCATCTTCGCACCCCCCAACCATCTTTGTCTTCGTAGTACCCCATCTCACCCTTGTGGTACTCCTGGTCTAATACTCGCGCCCGCATTCGCATGTTTCTAGCATACTCTTCCGCTTTCTCTGCGGTACGCTCAGCGTCAATCCACGCCTTTCGTTTCATCTCTTGCATGTCCCCATGAAGACAGTTATCGGAAAATGAACGCCCGCACCGTGGACATCTCCACGCCTGAATCTCATCATCGGAAGCCGTAAGGGATGTAGTAGACTCAGCGCCGCAGACACAGATCATAACTTCCCCCTCATCATAAAACACACAGCCACCGCTGCCACCGCTACCGCCGCAGCCACCATAGACGCAAACGACACATGATTCACCACGACCATAGTTGCCCAACACGGCGCTGTGCTGACAAATACGGTACACATCATAAATCCTCCCGCTGCAATCCAACGTACCTCTGGGTCTTATTCTTCTCTGTAAGGAATGCGGCAACCTCGCTAAGCATCTCAGCGGTCCACAATATCCATGAGGGAGTCAGTTTGTATTCTTTCCCGTCCCAGATAATCTCGCCAACCGGCTCTTCACCGTCGAACAACTTCATCGTCACGTCCCAAACGTCGTGACTCAGACCATACTTCATATCCTCGGAACGCTTGATGAACTTCATGCTCAACGATACTTCTCCACTTCCAATTCAATCTCCTCTTCGGAAGGATGAAACGATACCTTAACGTCCATTACGTGGTCGGTGCCCGCCATCAAGTACAACATCCGCCGCTCCGCAATCCTCAGTATAGCACTAAGGCGGTTTACCTTCTTGCGTAGCCGCAATTTCTCTGCCTCCGAGGATTCGTTATGATCTACCATCAGAACCCCTCCCCTGCTGGCACGAGTTCACACCGACAGTAATCACCGCCCCAACACACCTCACCGGGAAGCGGAGCCTCATCTATCACGTAAGGGCTACCCTCTGCGGCTTCCTCACAGGCATCGCACGTATCATCGTCATGCACCGCGACGTAATCCACCATGGTTGCTCTGCCGGTAATCTCACTCTCGTCCGCTTCGGCCAACTCACTCTTGAATCCTGCCTGATAGAGAGTCCAAAGACCAAGGGCTACGCGGCCAAGCCCCACTTGGGCTTTTGCTAACAAGTCATTCGCCCCCGCCTCTGGCTCTTCCATATAATAGTTATCAACATCGTCAGCAATTCCTGCCAAATTCATCCTATGCCTAAGCCACCATTCCGACAGGTTATTCCCGTGCAGATAGCCTAGCCCCGCGACCATAGCACCGGCAGTAAGAGCCTTGCGCCGCCGCGCCTGCTTCCTACGCTCTTCGTCGTTGTCCTCGATTGATTGTTCGATAAGGAAGTCAACAATCCCCGCCATGACCTGAGATTCTTTAATAGCCCCTAAGCCTTTGCCGGTCAGATACTCCCGCGCCTTGCTAACCCCTACAGCATAGCACTTCGCCCCGTACCGCGCAAGTACGTCCGTCGCGCTATGCTCTATCGCCCTGCCGAAACTAACTACTGCGGCCTGCGAGGGCCTTCCGCTTTTGGGAGTGTAGCCTTTGCGGCTTTACTAGCCAATCTATCCAACGCGGTCTTGGCGCTGCCAATAGCCGCTTCTACCTGCTTGCCATGCTTTGACCTGTATCCTGGGCGCGGGTGAACAACCTCCATGAGTCGCTCTTGCTTAACTCCCTCATTCTCCGCACCTTTTGCGTCAATTGCCTCTGCTATTCTCCGCGCCTTAGAGTAGTGCTCCCTTACGTGTACAGGCTTGCCGCGCCGCGATTCCTTCCTGCCCAAGTCACGCCGTAGCCCCGCTGAGCCTGTAACCGTCATGGGGTTCTGGCCCTTCTCTACAATACCACCACCAACGGCTGACTGTGCCCCGCCACCACCAGGACCACCAACACCACCACCGCCGTCTGGTGGCGGGAATCCACCACCCTTTGCGGGTTGCAACTTCAAGATCATGGCAAACTGTTGGCTCGTGACCTTCTCGGGGTCGTGGCCAATTTCCTGCTCGATGATGTCCATTTCCTCTTCGTAATCATATGTCGTGATGAGCAATTCCTTGCCCGCCACGCTTGAAGCCGTCTGGTGGGAAATCCACCCCATTGACTCCGACAGAGCCAAGTCCTTGAGTTTGCTTGACCGGTCTTCCGTCGCAATACTCGGGAACGTGTATTCAATATCCCACTTTGATCGAGGCAAACCCGCCGCAGCAAACGCAGAATGTGCGAGTCTAGTCAGGAGCCATTCAATCACCGCTTGACGATCTTCAAAGCGCCGCGCAGCCGGTTCCGTAGAGACTAACGCAGTTGCTCTTGCACCATGCGTGCTAACTCCAAGATATTCTTTAGGAATGCCGCAGCCTGCTCCGATGATATTAAGTAGAGCGTCTCCGATTGGGTCCATGGCGGGACCACGACCTGTGGCTGCCAACAACTTTCGCTCAACGGCTTGGTTGTGGATAAAGACTTCGCCCGCTGATGGGGCAAGATTCTGAAGCATAGCGGAGTATCTCTGAACATCCTGGTCACTTCCCTTTACTGTATCGTCCCACACCAACGCCGCGCTCATCTGCGAACGAATGACTTGGCTGTTGTAGAAGTCATTCACCCGCTTCAACCACGCAATCACTGAGAACAGATCAGACCGTCCGCGCTTCTCCCCGGACGTTACGTTTATCTTCGCGTGCAAAATCTCGCCCGCTGGAATCTGACGAATGATGTATTTAGTGTATGGAACCTCAGTCCCATCTGGTCTCTTTGTAGTGTAAATTTGATATTGAGTTGGGAACTGAAAATGATACGCATAGACCTTCTCGATATCGTCAGGCTCCGTGATAATTTCCCAACAGGTTGCGGGGTCCATAGACTTGACCTTTAAGCGTCCATTCAATTCATTGCTGCGCTGCCGCCACAGCATGATCTCACCAAAAATTGACAACTCATCGGACCACGTTTTAAGATTGCGATTCAATTCATTATCCCTAACAAACTGGTCCCATATATCCTGGGCTTCCTGATCTTTACAGGTTCCGGTCACGCCCTTGCCAATCACAAAGGTTGTCATAATGTTGACAATCTGTTTCGCAATTGGATTGTGAGTCCATTGCTGATACACTCTTCGGTGCATGTCCAACAAATCATACAAGTACAATTGCCGGGTGAACGGCCCAACCATCATGGGGATGTATTCGTTATTCATCCATCCGCCAATAGGTGAGACTGTCTGGAGGGATTGATTGACTACAGAGAGTGCGCCGACCCCATACGCACCGCCCACCCCAAAGAAGTCGTCTGCATCGAACTCTTCTCGAAGGTGCGACCTGCGAGGAAGCGACTCGCGCAGTTTATCCATCTTCCTTGTAAGAGAATCAAAACGATCAAACAACGCTTCCTTAGTGCGATACCGCCGCTGGCGAACAGCACCGTCACGCGCTCTTATCTCAACAAGAACCGCGTCTACCTGAACTTCTGGGTCCTCAAGGTTGACCTTTATTTCTTTTGGCGCGATTGATTTTTCAAAGTCTTCGTCAGGGTCATAGTTTAACCATTGAGTCAGTTTAGTCTCAATCGTGGCGAATGAATTTGGTGTAATAGTAGCCTTGCCCTCTTTGAGACGGGCAGCCAATTCGGGATGCAAGTCCCGCATAGGGTCTACAATTTCGTACTGATCTGCCACCATGGACTCCTAGAGATAACCCCCACCACCGTTATTCTTTCCCTAGCGGCCTAACTGCTTTCCCATTGCCTCACAAGGGTTTGGAGCGTTCACGATGTTATCGCCGGTATATATATCAGTCACGGTCCCTGTGTGGTTAAATGCAAAGTACACAGCAATTGGGCCTTGAGCATTCGGGTCAAATATTGCAACCGCAAACGGATACGCCTCACCCATTACCCTGAAGGTCATTGCGCTAGAATGTTCAGAGTCATTGTACTGAGGTAGCGCCCACGCTTCCTTCAATACGGTCATGTTGGTGTACTGCGGACCACAGGCGTCCGCGCTCTCTGGAAGCGTATCTACTTGATGCAGACCAGTCAACAGGTTTAAGATAGGGTCTCCAATCTTTACCTGCGGCGCAGCCATAACTACTGACGCAAGCAAAACCATTGTCACCATTGCCAACGCTACTCTCATTTCTCTCCCTCCCATTTTTCATCTCATTGCCTTTGCTAACCCTTCCGGGTCCTGACAAAACCAGAAAAAATCTCTACATTTTGGGCATTGACCGACAAACAAAAGAAATGGGGTGCCACCCTTTCGATGGAATGATGGAGTACATTGAACGCGCACAGCATCGCAACAAATCGCAAACATCACCTTCACTTCAGGATTAGCCTTCCCGATATACTTCCACTTACGGTCCATTGCCTCTTTGTGCCCTGCTCGTTCGTACATCTCTGCGACCTTAACAGGAATGTCGTGCTTAGGAGGCTCTGGCACTAACCCTGGCATATATTTTATTTCTTCACCGTTTGCAAAAATTCCTCTAATGCTCCGTGCGGCAACGTAAGATAACAACGAAGCAACCAACGGCCTTCCCATTTCCATACCGCATAAACTACCTTACGCGGCTCAACATTCTTGATTTCAACAGGCGTGTTCCAGAGAGGGTCCGCCTCTACCATTTCGGGGAGAGGAGACTGTCGTTGCGCTTCTTCAAAAACTTCCTCCCAAGTGTCCATCGGGGACCCGCTTTCTCTCCCCGATTTAATCTTTCCCAAGTCACCGTTCGTAGACTTTCTTGAATGTCACCGCACAATGACATTGTATAGTATTTCGGCTAGATCGTTCGACAAACGATTCACACAAAATAAAAGAAGCCACCTGGGAAGCATGACTCCTTTGGGCGCAGAGCAAATTATCCTTATTCCATTACGGTGCGCCGTGCCGTGCCCTCCACTGGCCACCAATCTGCACCGGCTGACCGTTACACGTCTTCATGGCATAACCGCCGCTTGTAATTGTAAACGGCGCAGACAACTCCTGCTGAAAGTCCCACGGCCCCTTACTGCCCGCCTGAAACCATGCAGGGTCAACGAAGTCTGACATTGGCACTCCGTTAACCATATATGACACATCCTCAACCGGGTCACACGCCTCCACGTCCCATTGGCATCCATCCGGCCCCGTCACAGTCTTATTGATTGTCGGGTCAGCCATCGTCTCCAAAACCTCATGGCTTGCAACAGATTGCCACGCAACGCCGCCCTGTTGACTTGTAAGAACGAACACCTTAGCGTATGGCGTACCACTAGCGTCCACATCATGGTATCCCAATGCTCCCGGAACGTCAGCATTGTCTATCAGATAAACAGGCCACCCGCCCGGCTGCTCGTCAATATACGCCTGTACGTTCCACAGCATATCAAAGTCAGCACTTAACTGCTCGTTCTGAGCATCAATGTACGCTACAACATCGGCGGGCAGCACATTCTTTGTCTGAACGACCAGGGTTAGGTGCTGGCCCTGTCCTGGTGATGGAGGAGTTGGCGCTGGCGGTGTTGGCACTTGTGTCCCTCCCTGAGATTTGTTTAGCAACCACAATACAATGATTGCAACGACTCCCAAGATAACAAGAGGACTAATCACAGTCCACATTGATCTTTACCTCCTTGTTTTATAAGTCCCCGATTAGCCGCGCTTGTTCGAGGATGAGATTCTCGTGCGCTGCTACGTAATCTTTACCCCGGTCACGTTCCACGATATTGAGGATTTGCTGCTCTTCTGGCGTCCGACTTTGCTGTTTCGTAGTCGTTGTAGTATTTCGCGCCCGGCTTATACGGGAGCCAGTTCTCTTTCGAGACCGCCCTTTCACGCGACTGCTCTTGCTGGCCATTAGGCCACCCCCTAAATGACATGAACACTACGTCTGGCCTGCCGTCTTTCTTGTAATCCCAATCCTTCGGTGCGTACTGGTCGTTAAACTTGATTCGGCCTGTCTCAACGAACCCCGCCTGCGTATACAAAGACGGAAGATAGCCGTCAAAGCAATCCAAAGTAATCATACCATGTTTAATACCTTCAAACAATGCCTTTGTGCCCGCGCCCTTCTCGCCACCATTGTTAAACAGGCTCTCGCCATGCCCTTCAGGTGAAATACCAAACCCAACCTTCTTGTCCGCGCTCAAAAAGAACCGATATCCACCTTTCAATTCGTCTGGCTGCGACTGAGACAAATAACCAAGCCGTTTATTCTTATCCCTCTCGGCAACAAACTCTTCAGCCGACACCTCACGCATTTCGCCTCTTGCACCCTTAATCGGAAAACTATGCCCTGCTATCGTCACCCAATGAACAGGCTCAACGAACTGCGTAGCCTCCTTCGTGGATTCAGTCTCATCGTAATACTTACCTGTCGTTTTCTCTACACTCCCCAACGGAACACGTATCATATCTTTTCCGTGGATAACAGCATACTCATGCTCACTTGCAAGACCACGCCCCAATACACGGTCTGCGGCCAACACTGAAGCCTTTGGTACGCTAATGGAAATCACAATTCCTTTATCTTTCGTATCTTCCTGCCACCTACCCTTAGCGAAATCGGTAGCAATTTGCTTATCATCAGTCATACCCTCAATCGGAGACACTTTGAATTCCACATAATCCTTCCCTTGCGCCCTTGCATCATCAACAGCCTTATAAAATTCCTCACCGTTAAAACCACGATGGAGTGTAATATTGTTTGGTAAATCCTTCAATCGTTCTTGGGTATGGGAGTGAAGAGCATCCAAAACCTTATCGTCGTTACCCTGTACCCACTTAGCCGCTCTTACATGAGCGTCTTTACTCCGTGTACCACTTTTCCAATCATCCCAAAACGACTTTTCTGACTGAGAAAAATGACCATGCTCTCCTCTGGGGTGTCTCTCAGGGTCCCAAGCCTCCTTCGCCTTATCGAGACGTTGCAGATGTGCTGGCGAAGGAACCACCGCCGATATTGACCCCTCATCCTCTGATATATTCTTGTAGAAATATCCATTCTTAGCATTACCACGCTTTAGCGCCGCCGACATATACCCGTTTGCCTTAAAGTCTTCATAAGGAGTATCCGTGGAGTTGTTCATAGACCCCACAATCTTCACCGGGAAAATGTTAGGTTTTGCATCAAGCGGAACAGGCTTACCTTGAGCATATGTAGCCCGCTCTGGCGCGTTTGGGTCCGTGGGAAGGTAATCGTGATTCGGAATCGGTTTCCCCGGCCCACCAGCATTATACCCGGTTGGGAAAATTCCCTTCGCCTTCATGGTTTTCTGCCCGGCGATCAAAGTCTTTCCGTATTCCCTCGTACCATCCCATTCACCCTTAGCCGGTATACCAATCCGAGACTCTAGGGCCTGCTTGGCTGCTTCATGCGTACCAACATGAATAGCGTGCGGAGTGTTCGGACCAAATGTACCATCGTGCGACCCGTGCCACCACCGGCCATGCGGGTCTCTCGGTTGTTCGGGGTTGTACGCCTCTTGTGCCGCCGCTTCCTTGGAGTACCCGGCGACTCGCCTCATTGTCCCCACAGACCCGCCAGACAAATATGCGACCCTCACGGAAGTGTTCGGGTCCGCACCGTTATCAATAGCCGCCCTCGCCCACCGCGCTGCCCATTTCGACAAATTGCGCTCGTTATCGTCTTTCCCAAGATGTTCCCACCCTCGCAGCACCACCGCGCCAACCGCATCAGGCGCTCCCTTACGCGCCCCCACGGATATGACTAACAAAGAACGGTCTTGTGTGGCCGGAGGCGCACCGGCAATCGCCAAAATGTCTGCGTGCATTGGTGGCTGCACCGTCTTACGTGGCCCATGATGGGCATATACTTCATCTGTTTTGGTATCCCAAACGGCGATGAAATCTTCCTTGCCGGTCTTCCCCGCCACATGAGCGACAGACTGCCACACGTGTATTTTCCTTGTGGGGCCGCCCACAATCTTTACGGGGTGCCCATCAATCTCCACCCAATGACCTTCATCCGCCTGGGCTTCCGCTGACCCACGAGTATTCTCAGGATACCCAGACACTATCCGGCTCAATAATTCCTCCTCTGGCACAACGCCTACATCCGAAGGCGAAACGACCTCACGCATAGATTCCTTTGTGTACTCAGCCAATTCACCCAATGACATTCTTTTACGACTTACCCGTCCAGGGTGAGACGGGTCAAACCCTGCTCCCATATCCAATGACCAGTAAGAAACCAATTCAACTGGCATCTTCTTATCTGCGCCACCGTCCAACAACTGCCTTGCAAACCTCGCACCCCAAACATCAGTAGTGTTCTCGTCAGGCCCACGCATATTAAGAACCTTGTAGGGCTTTTCGGTATCCGGCGCAAGCGTAACATGCAACAAATAATCTTCCGTATTCGGTGGCATGTTAGACCTAGTGACCATTGTGGTGTGGTCTAAACCCGCATACCAATTCGACATTAACGCACCAGATTTAGGGTCATACAAAGCAACAGTTCCAACCAAGTTAGTCAAACGCCCCATCAAATCTTTCTTTTGATTCCAATTTTCATCATAATGCAATACCCCAGGTACGGTTTCGCTTCCAGGCTGTCCGGTTTCGTTTTGGCCATCGCTATCGCGTATCTTAACGGGGTGCCCCGCGATTGTCACCCAATGATAACCACGTTCCTCCGCATCGCCTTTCGCCTCCTGCACCACATCAGGCGGATTCCCTGGGAGCCACACAGACGAAATCGCTGGCAGCACCGCATCTCCAGGCATCGGCTCTGGCGCGAACGGCCAGCGTGGGTTCTCCTGCAACTTTTGGATTACGCTCATACCGCCGCCCCCGAAATGTCAACATCCTTCGTTCTCACACGCACTACCTGATCGCTCAAGACAACGTATTCCTGCTCATGGCCACCATGAGCACCATACAGGTGTGGATTAGCACGCGGAGCCGCCACCATAATAGCCTCCCTGGGAACAGAAATCTTGACTAAGATACCGGGCCGATTCTTGTACACCTGAGTCCCCGCCTGAGACGCGCCACGGTATCCGTCAAAGCCCTCTGCCCGTGCTTTACTCGAAGAAAACGACGCCGCACTACCACTACCTCCCGCCATGCCCCATATGGAATCTGGAGGAGCCAGCGGAAGGGATACATACTCCTTATCCGCATTGTCGGCAGCCTCTACCATCTTGACGTACTGCGCCCCATGAACGCCACGATACAACGTCATATCCTCCGGCGCATCCTGCAACTTGCTCTGCGTCCAAGTGTATAGTTTATCAAACGCCTCCCGCATCTCCTCTGACGAAGCCGGGCCTTTATCTCCTGGAATCGTAAACCGCACCCCACCGTACACAGGCTCAGTCTTCCACGTTACCTTCGACGCATCCTCTGGGTGTTCCTGGTCTGGCACAGGCACCCTTCGAGTCCCCTGCTGCTGAACAGGCTCCCAATCTAGGTCTTTCATTTCTAGTCCGTACCTCTCTGCGTAAGACTGCACTTCTGCCCAACCAGATTTATCATGCAGGATATGATCTCGAATCTGATCTGCGGTCAATTCATCATGTCCCTTAGCAAACGGCTGCATTATAGAATCCGCCACCGGCTTCAGTGATTTCCCGGAAGTGTCCATGTCTTCACGCGCCACCTCTGCGTGTACGGTCGAACCGTTGGCCCATTGAGCCAACTGTGCCTGGGCCATAGCAATTTTGCTATCCTGCCAGTTATACCACCACCTAGAAATAATCTGAGAGTTCCGCTCACCCGCAAACTTCTTAAAGTCCTCAAACCCATCATTCTGTTGAGTACGAGTGTCCGCCGCCCCAACCGGAGCACCCTTAACCACAGCGCCACGTTGGATAATCGGGAACCGCACACCACCCTTAGTAATCCACCGCAGGATTTCGGGTTCCTCTGCCGCTTCTACCACACCTGTTTCTTTTGGTAAAGGATAACCCTTATCCTTTACTTTCTCTGCTTCTCTGGTAAAGGATGTTCCTTTTCCTTTACTAACTCCTTCAGAGCCTTCAGGATACTCTGCGTTTCGTATTCGTAATCCGACGCCAGGATGTACTCGTTGGGCTTCACCGAGTTCTCCTGCGGTGATTCGCCGGGCTTTTTGTCCTCTGGGGACGTTGTTATCCCATGCTTCATGGCTATCCCACCTCGGGTCCATTTTGATTCTGTTGTATACTTCTTTCGGCTTACCGTCTACGTCTAGCACATACGTCGGGTCCACAAACCTACCTTCACGCGCAAACCTCTCAACAGCACGCTTCGCCGCTTCCTCTTCCGGTATATCCACGTAAGCCACGTGCGCCGTGTATCCATATGCCTTCGCTAAAGCCAACATCCCTTCGGTACGTTCATACTGATCTCCTACGGTTGGGCGCACAACGTTGTATCCTTCACGCATAAGATTCTGCATAACCATGGAAGACATATCTGACGATTCACGGTGTACTGAACCACCATAACCGCCACGGTTGAATTCTGGAATATACTTCTTAAGTTCATCAGAGTCTACCAAGGCACCTTTCACGCGCTGCGCTAATGGTTCAGCCACCTGACCGGATTTGCCGCTGGCCGGTAATCCTAGTACAAGCCAAAACTGCCTGCCCTTTTCGGGGTTATCAGCCACCAACCTTGCGGTCTCTGCCGAAACCCACGTCGCCCGCATACGGGCACGCTCTGGAGTCTTGATATCGCTTGTGTGTTGAATCTCAGACTGACCCTTACGCGCCGCCACAACCTCCGGTGTGTCAAACTTCGTCACCGCCCCAGGAACCTTATCCTTGATGTACACTGGATGCCCCATAACCATCCGCCAATGGCCGGGGTCGTCATAACGAGACGGTAGGCTCAGGACTGCCTGTATTGTACTCGAAGCCTCCTTAGTAGCAACCTCTCTGATTTCCACAACAGGCAATCTAGGAATACCAAGAATCTCAGCCGCGCCAAACCTACGATGCCCGTCTCCAATCCACCATTCACCATCCTCACGCTTAATCGCAGTCAACGGTTTCATCTTCATCTTGCCTGACTTCATGGCTTGAGCCACCTCTTCTGGGCGCTCAGGGCCATGCCCCGTCCCACCCATTCGAGGATGCAACCTATCAACCGACACCATCAAGACCTCTTCGGGCTTATGTCCATCTAAGTCAATTTGGTCGGCTTTCAACCGCATAGATTCCTTGGCCTTATGCCTACCAATCCGATTAAACTTATCAACAGTTTCATGCCATTGCTGCTGTGTGTATCCCGACATTACAGCCAAATGCTCCATAGCGTCAGGCCAACGGTTATTCAACCATCGCAACGATCTACCAGAATTATTCCTCCATTGCGGCTTGCTGCCGTAACTGTAATTCGCAAGCCACATATGAACCTGTTCGGTTGCCGCCGCAGGATTGTGCTGAAGCCCTGAAATGATATGCGCTGCAACTCCAACCACATCGCTGCTTTTATCAAACTCGCTTCCATATCCAAAAGCATGATGCAATTCATGCCCCATTACATACATAGGGTCTACACCGATAGACTGCCCTGCATGATATCCATTAGGGGCAGTCAACCGTGCTTCTCGATCTGGAACGGAATACGGCCCCCAGAACACCTTGCCACCGCCATACCCTGCGGAACCCATGCCATAGTCTTTCATATTCATCGTAAAAATAACGTGCATGTCCGCCTTCATTTTACTCAAATCAGCCGCTTCCCGTGGTTCATTGTCAGCCGCACGCAACGCCCTGGCATCAGGGTCGTCCGATGTCCAAAACATCCTAGCGGCCTCAAACGCCGCCTGCACAGCCGCCGCCTCATGAACACCATCTACCTGATCTGGTGTCACGGTTGCGCTTGGAGGAGCATCAGAAAACTCCCTCCGATACGAATACCGCCACGTGTCGCCGGTTGGAAGTTTTACAACACCCTCTTTTGTCCTGTGGGGACCGAACGCCTCTGGTAATTCCTTCTCTTCGGCTCCCGGAATTGGTCTACCCGGCTGAGGCTTCGCTCCCTTAATGGGAATCACATGCCCCATCCATGTCACAAAATGAACAGGCTGATCTTCTACTTCAGCCTCACGAGATTCCATGGAACGAAACTTTGTCCATTCAGATGCTACTCGCCGCTTAGTCTCATCGCTTCTTTCTCCCATATCTTGATACACGTGATTGTTTGCTATAGTCCCTCCAGAATCCTGAAGTGGGTCGTCATTCCCAAGCGCCCTCGCAACAATCGTGTGGTGCATACGTGTATGGAAGAATACCATACCCTTCGGGTCCAACAACCACTTAGCCTGAACTAATGGTTCGTTACCTTGGTAATCCGGTTTATCCCCGCGCTCTTTTGCCTTATCTATTGCCTGTGGGTTTCCTTGATCGTCCCACAATTTGAAATGTCTTCCGTTTATTGTCACCCAACGCATATCATCTTTTTTATCGTCCCTGGTGAGAAGCGTGACAGAACGTTTCATATCAATATCACTATCAACCTCAACCATCTGTGCGGATGGCCGCGCAAACACAGTACGCCCGTCAGGATAGATCACCTTAATGATCGTAGCCTGATTCGGCTCTACCGGCTTCCACTCGCTGTCCAGGTAGGCGATTATTGTCCTGTCTGGCAATCTACGAATCATAGCGGGTGCTGCTTGGTATATTCTTTTACGATGTTCCACAATTTCATCATTTGTGGGTGGCTATCCCCTAACATACGAAATCCAACCGTATCGCCCTTGTGAAGCGTGCGACTAATTTCTGCCAACCCCTCATCAATCGCACGTTGGGTTATGCCAATTTTCCAGTACTGTCCATCATACGCTGTAACCCCATCTTCTTTTTCCAAATCACCATATGCTCTATCGTAAGAATTAAGTCTATCGTAAGCAATCGGGTGGTCCTCTTTAGTCAAGACATCCCGCATCGGCACATTCTTATCGGACGCTACGGCACTTGCCATCATTTCATCAGCAAGAGAATCCTTAAACCATTGGTGGAATTTTGCGTGCTCAACCTCATGCGCTACGATTCCCTCAATTGCAAGCATACTCTCTGGTTTACCACCGACCTCAAATGTGCCCTGATAGAAAACCAATTCATTCTTCTGGGGATCGAAATGCGCCGCTTCAGTGTTTTCATCTTGCGGACCCGTGGCAGTTTGACCAGGAGTAAACTTAGGCCCATCTCCATGCACATACCTTACTGGCCCATGCCAACCCAACTCCTCAGCCACGTGCTGTACATACGCCTGCCGATTCTCTGGCTCAATAACTGCGTGTATTACCGCGCTGTGCGCCGGTTCATCCTTGGAGGCAAACTTGCCGTGCTCACCCCTCGGATGCTTCTCAGAGTCCCACTCAGCCTCACGCGCTGACTCACGAGACAAACCAGCAACACTACCCAATGAAACCCCGCGACGTGGCACCGGCTGCCATGCCGTAGAGGGAACCGTAACCTTAGTTAAATAGTCATACTTACTTCCCCTTCCAATCATCTCAACCGGCATACCCTTGTAACCTGGAATCGCCCCAAGAACATCACGCGCAAACCGCGCTGATGCTGTCTCAAATTCTTTATCGTCTTCAAATCCATACAATCCAATTCCACCAGAACTAAAACTCATTCCATGAAGCAATCCATCCTCAGACTTTGAACCCCACCCCATGTTCTTTACCATTGACGAATGCAAAACATCATAACCGGCAGGCGCATTGGTAACCAATGTACCAGACTTCGGTTCATACAAGAATCGAAATGCCCTTCGTCCAAAGCCCAATTTCTCAACAACAGAAGGTGACTGTGCCCACCCACGACCACCAAAAAATTCAATCTTACCTTCATCTTTGTGGGCTACGATCTGAGACTTCCGACCAGTATCTTTGATCTTTACAGGATTTCCAGCAATAGTCACCCAATGGTAGCCATCACTATCGGCTCCCTCCCGCGTCTCGCGTGCGGCCTCTTGAACCTTAGTCGGAATCCTCAAGTCGCCCATCCCCATTACTCTTACCACGCTGGCCACGCTTCAGGCTTAGGACAAGCCCGCCGTGTCTCTGCGACCATGCAAGACAATCCTCGCACAACTGAGGATTGCCAAACAGGCGTTCGCTCTGGTGCTTAAAGTCTTCATCGTAAGATCGCATCAGTTTCCGTGGTCCCTCGTGAGGGTCTGGCCGCCAGAACACATCCACATGAATCTTACTCACCCCCGCCCCAACGCCGCAGGTATAACACCGCCCGCCAGACGGGCCTTCTACAACTGTATCGTCGTAAGCCCAGAAACCACCCACTTTATCGCCCCCTTGACACTAGACTACATCTGTGGTAAGATGAGATTGGAGGTGAGGAGAATGACAAAGACCCAAGAGAAAGAGTACGAAGCCCTCTTCAATAAGGCTCATCTCGCTGGCCTCCACGCCGGTGACTCCGTTGCCGTCGCGCCGATGTACGTTGTCGAACACACCAACCCACTAGACGACAATTCTCCAATCAAGAAGGTTTATCCCCCCGTCATGGATGGGGTGTGCGGATTCGCCTGGGTCAACGTTCGACCTGGAACATCCACCTTCGCCCGCTGGCTCCGCAAAACGAACAAGGGTCGTACCGATTCCTACGCGGGCGGTGTTACGATATGGGTAGGGCACTACAACCAGAGCATGACCCGCAAGGAAGCCTACGCCCGCGCCTTCGCTGAGGTTCTCCGCAGCGCAGGCATCACGGCGTACAGCAACTCCAGAATGGACTAAGGAGGAAATCATGAGACACTTCAAGAACCCATCCCGACTCTCCACAAACGGCCTCCTTCGCGTCAACCCGATAAACGAACCATCCACCGACTACGACTTCGGACTACGCGCCGACGCTCTCGCCTCGCTCGACTCCACCAGAGCAGGACGCGAGATGCCCCCTCTTCCTTACAACCTACAGACCCCAGAATTCGACGGCCACGAAGAGGGCCTGAGCGAGTAAAATGGACCGCGAAGATATCAAAGCGGTCATAAACGCTACCCTCCAATGGGGCTTAGGGCGCGTTCCTAAGTATCATCTGCGTCTTACACGCAGCCGGGGCCACGCTTCAGTCATATGGAACATCGTCGCCCGAAAGTATGACCCCAAACATGGCCTCTGGGTCTCGCCGCTGAAGTACGCTAACATCAGCATCCCTAAATGGGCAATCGCGCAAGGCGAAGACTTTGCCATCGCCTACACTGTCCACGAAGCCTGCCACGTCATTGCTAGGCTCAAGGGCCATGACTACGGGCACGGCCTGCCATTCCAGATGCTTGAGAACGATGCCCTGACCCAATGGGGACTCAGCATAGATCGTGGGGCACGGTCGGCCTACGCTACTGCGGTCTACAACGGGCCGACAAAAGTTTGGCCAACGGAAACATCGTCCGTCAAGTTTATGACTTCATAGCCTCTGGGATATCTACTCCAGGAGGCAGTTCAACACCGGCTTTAGTCTTAACAGGAATCCCTTTCTCCTTCCGCATCGCCTGAAGAATCTGCTCGAAGAGTTTCACGAACTTATCCACCTTGACCTCAAGGGCATCCATGCGGACAGTTAAACCTGAAAGCCCACCCTCCTTGACGGCTCTGTCCAGCGCCGCACGCTCGATCACCCTTGACATCTTTCTTAACCCGCTACTCATGATTGCTTCTCCCTCACGTATCCGAATTTCTTGTCCCCAATCTTACGACTAGCCAACCATCGTAGTTTAGGTGATGTAAACGCAACGCGGTCCAACGCTTCGTCAATCAACCATTCATCACCCTTGCCGCTAGTGATATCTACGTGGTGCAATGCCTCATGCAAAAACGAGACTACAAGATCATCCCAGGAATCGTGATTGGTAGGGTCAAGCACAACCGTATCGTTTTCGTACACAGCCTTACAACGAATACCATCCCGATACAATGGGCCACGAAACTCAACACTTACGTCTTCGATGGCTCTAGAGAGTTTTCGGACAAGATATGAATGCCGTGACGCCATGATGCTCCCGCCGCCTCCCTATAGGCTACCCACCGCTTGTATCCTTGCAACTTCTTGTCTAGGGATTCCTTGCCGGTCTTCCAACCGATTGCATCCAACATCGGAATAGCGCCCTTGCCGGTCCACGCTATACACACATACGGCGCTACCCCATAACCCCTGACGCCCTTCGCTTTCTTCCAGGACCGCTTTGTCACACCGCACGTAACCTGCATGGGCCTGCTCAAAGCATAAATGGCCCACAAGGCTCTGGCCATGTACTTGCCGCTGTACTGCCCCTTCAGGATTACGTGCAGGTGCCACCACAAATACACCCCGTCATTCTGGTATTCTGGGTAGATAGTTCTTACAAACGCATACCGTTTAAGTATATCACGAACAACTTCAACAGGTTGCTCCTGGTTTAATCCATCCACGTCCATTCAGCCGCCCGCTCCTTTGGCCTATCGGGGTACAGAGTCAACAGCCACGACCCAGGAGGTGCCATGCGAGTTGTTGGCCTTCTCATCTGATACGGAGGGTTGAACAGGTAGTGCCCACACCTAATCCTCGTTACCTTCTGGTATCCCTGCGGCGTTACCACCATTGCGGGGTCAAAAGTATCACAGTGAATGTGTCCACTCAGAATGAAATCTATCCCCTGCACGTCTCTCTGAATTCGATCAGCCAGCGTCAATGGGTTCGTGCCCGGCCCTTCACCGTGGTGCATATAACCCCACCACGTATTCTGGCCAACACGAATTTCTATAATACCAGGAATAGACATCGGTGCAATCGCATCACCCACAGCATCAGTCACAGATGCAATAAAGTCCAGTCCCGTCTTGCTATCAACTCGAAACTCGTGATTACCTCCAAGGATAACGCCCTTCTTTGTGGCCTGCGGTGTTACAGGGGCAGCATCCCTAAACATACGAAGAATCCGAACCAAATCTTTGCGCTGATCTTCAGGGTTTGCGGTTTGGTCCTGCATAGCACCAGAAGTCATAACCTTGCTCGTTGGCGTCGTCATTTCGAGGGCATCACCAACGTGCATCAAAAACCACGCTTCATCAAGCGCACGCTGGAGATGGCGCTCGAACATTTGGTCAGCATGAAACTTTGACCACCTATGCCAATCGCCAGTTGCCCATCCCCTTACTGGTTCAGTTGCATCGCTGTAATCGAGTACGATCATATCTCACTTCTCCTTTGGGCTTTGCTTATGCGGACATACACCTTATCATGACTTCTTCACCCAAGGCTTTCCGTCTGACCATAAATCACAACAATCCTGTGGGTCTATCTCTGACCACACGACAGCGCAACGCTTTTTCTCGGCTCCATACCTATTGCATCCCCCGCATTGAAAACCATCCTCGCGCTCTTGATACTGCGCTTCAATCTTCCCAAGTTTCACATCATTCTCAACAGCATTCTCTGGTGACATCGGCTTTCCAAATTTCCAATGCGAACACGTTCCAAATGGTTTAATTGCATTCTTCACGCCCTTCGGTCCTACTGTAGCGCAGCGCCCATCGGTAATGAATTGCCAGCACGTCTTGCATTGATGTTTGGGGTCTCTATGGTCTCTGGTCAACCCCGCTTGTGTCGGGGAAAGTTTAGGGGTGCGCCGTTCCTCCTTGGGAACACGCTTTAGTTCTGTGTCAATTTGTTGATCGTAAAGTGCTGGCTCAGACAACCGACCACCCTCCCGCAGTCTATTCTTGCCCGCCATCACATATGGTCTTTATACTCCATTCGTGGGCAATTGGCCATTCCCCTGCAATATCAGAAAACCCAAAAACTCCGTCACAGACTTTACGCGAACAATCCTTTCGCTTGTTGCTTTCATATTCCATCGGTTATAATTACGGTCTATGAGATAGGGAACAGTTTTTCTGGAAAGATAGTGTACAGCCAAAACATTTCCCGGTTTATCATCAAGCAATGCGTCAGCCTCAACAGCACTAGCAATTTCACCCTTCTTATCAGAAATCACAACAGTAGGATTCCAAATTCCCTGTTTCATCAACCAACTTTCCGTTTGGGACTTAACGTTTACGCCAACCCTACTGGTCACAAAGTATAAATCATCTACCAGATTCCGCATGTTCAATTCACGAAACACCCCAGGTTCCATTGGTATTGGCTCAAGCATTTCCCAATAAGTATTACTACGCTTGATCTCCTCCCAGACCTGCGAGACCTGCGCCTTTGTAAACTCACCATCCTCAAAATTCCACTCTTGCTGATCTACGGTCCCATAAATCCGAGACCCAAACATACCATTGGCTATTCTCGTAAACCCAAGAACAAAATCAGCCAGAACCCCATCTATGTCGCAGATAATCTTCATTCCTTTACCCTCCACTTCTCCAAGAGTCTAGCCGCAGACCCTGCCGGTGGCCGGTCGTCTACAAGATTCCCCGTCTCCAGGGCATCCACAAGGACTGCCAATGTCGCAAGCGCATGAGCAAGGTGTGGCCTCCCGCTGTCTGGGGCATCATCCTCACCGTCTATCCATGCTTCGATATGTCTGAACAATGCGTCCGTGTAGATAGACGCAATAACCTTATTGTGCCTCCAATTCCATTTCCCATACTTCTTGATTCCATCCCACATTCCAAGAACAGTGTAAACCAACGCAGCCGGTGGCACATAACTCAGCGGAACCTTAGCGGACCCTACTAAATCCTTGGGATTCGTACCCAACACAGCCTTACTCATCGCTTATCACCTGACCCTTTAAGAACTTCCTGTGATTTACGCTGAAGAAGTTTTTTGATGTTGTAGTCTGCTACGGCTTCAAGCCTCCACCCCAATTCCGTTGCCATTGCGGCAGCGTACCAAAGGACATCGCCTAACTCGTCCGCAATTTCAAGACGTTTCTCATCACTTAAAACCCCATCTTCGTCGCGGATAACCTTTTTTACTTTGTTGGCAACTTCCCCCGCTTCACCAGCAAGCCCGAGGGCCGTATACATCAAACCCATTCGATTCGGATATACCGCAGTCTCCTTGGCTTGCCTTTGGTAATCGTCAAACTTCATTTCCCACACCGCCTCTTCCCTGGAAATTCTTTGGTACTCATCCACGATTCAACGCTGCCTTAGTCTTCTCATCTGGTTCAGCCGAGAGGATAGCCACCGACGTGCTTAGCGTCACGTTGATATGCAACACGTCATGCGGCCTCCCAATAACCTCAACCTGACTAACCTCAACATGCTCAGGAGACTGAGCCACATCCCGAATGGCCTTTGTAACAGCAAGGCGGATAGCCTCGATATCTACCGACCATTCCTCATTAGAATCATCAATAAGACGAATTCCCGTCAGGCGTCCCATGGTCATACCCCCTTTCGTTTACTAACTTCCGCCATCGCCCGCACGACACGTGGCACGTAGTATGGGTCATTAAGCAGAGCCAAACCGTCTTCGTTGATCGAATACCTTACAAGATACCCACGCGCTTCATCAATCTCATTATATGAATCCGAAGTTATAAGACAAAACCTAAGCAATTTCATCGCAATGCTTCCATTGGTTCTCCGGTCTCCAATCCACCAACCACCGCCGGTCTCAAAAACCAACTCCTCACCCTTAGACATCTCCTGAAGAACAGCACGTATCCCAGGCGTTAGTTTAACAGTGGGTTGAAGGTTATCGGATGTATCCACGCCACATGCTCCACAAAATCCAAAACGCATTCAGAACAGCACCCATCATCATCCACTCGCACCACACCCGAAAAGCAAGACCCCAATTCATCAAGACTCCGTAAAAAACTTCTTGAGGATGTCGTCACGATATTCGTGGTCAACAAAAATCTGATTCTTGGACTGCCTCACCATTATGCCCGGACGAACAGGCTTGTGGGCAAGTCCCTGTCTAGACTCACGAAACGGCACACCAAACGCCCGCTTGCAGCATTCGGTAGTCGCATACGGGTCCCCATGGCGGATTGCCAGTCTCGGCAACCTCCGCTTACAACCACAAACACACAGAACTCGCTTAGTAGCCATTGCCAACCTCCGCAAGAGCCTTCAAGAGCCGCTTCATACCTACCCTGTCAAGAAGGGCCATCAAGACCTGCTCTGTAGCCTCCATTACGGTCTCTTCGGTGTAGAGATCATCTTTTGGAAGAGGGGCAGCATAGGCATCATAGGCTGCCTTATAAATCTCCATCGCCCATTCAGTCGGGAGTTTCTTAATCCTAGACATACCACAACCTTACCACAAATGTATGGGCGCTGTCAAGAAGTTTTCTGGTCGTCTTCTTTATAACCATCGTTTTCCAGGCTCAAGCCAAGTAGGCTGTAAGCCTTTACTACAGCCTCGGCCTGCATCAAAGCATCATCCAGAGCATCGTGCTCAATTCGGTTGGCCTTATCTTCCTTGACCTGCCCGCCGGTTAGAGCCATGATCGTTCGCACGTCACGAACTCGCCGGTATGACCATGGAATCCTTCGCCCCGTCTTTCTATACACCTCAGCCATCATGACAACATCGAAATCCGGTCCTTTTGCCCAGATACGTGTGTCCTTACTAGCCGTGCCACCAAGGTACGCCTCAAAATCTTGTAGGGCCTCAAATACCGAGACCCTACCCCTGTCTGTTTGTGCTCGATCACGCGCCCGCTTGTCCTGCTGCATCCACCAGTTAAGCGTATCTTGGTCAACAGTCAAACCAACCATCAATGAATCCCACAGATCAATAACCCTAAAGAACCTTTTGGCAATTGGATTCTCGGGTGTCTGCGGCCAAAAATCTACAGCCGCGATACTCAAAACCGCAGAACCGGGACGACTCCCCGCCGTTTCAATGTCCAAAGAGATATGCCTCATACCGGTTTCATCCCCTTATCGAGTAGAAAATTTTGAATGCCCTCTCGCAGAAGAAGCCCAAAGTCTGGCGGAACTTCGCCGCGCTTATAGGCTTCCCACTTTGCTTTATACGCTTTGCGTCGTCTGTATGTTCCTTTGATGGCCGAAATCCTGGCCTGTCTCTTAAGAGGGTCAAGCCACGCTCTGCGCTGCGCCTCAGCAATCCTTTCCCGTCCCTCTAGGGTCAGAGGCATCAGGGAATCCTCACGCACGTCGCTACAGTATCGGACTCCTCAACTAGCACCCGCAATCCCTTGTGCAAACAATCCTCCTTGGTATCATACGATAATCGCAGATTCCGCATATCAGACTTGCTTGACGTTGCCAGCGTTTGCCTCGTAATAGCAATCCACGTGAAATCATCGTCGTCCTTCATAATCAAAATCCATTGAGGTTTATGAACGAAGAGAGAATACTGCGTAACGATAAGCCACCCTATTAGCACGCCTATAAGAACAGCAAACAAAACACCTCTCTTCACTCCAATTCACCCCGTCTCCACGCAGCAAATCCCTCGTATAAGAGAGTTAGACTTGCGCTACTCCATCCCTCGCAACACGAGTCGCATACAACACGACATACTACCTCACCAATATCTGTACGCCCAGGTTTCGGGTCAAACGCCCAATCACTACAAATCCAACACTTAAAGGGCATTACGTGCGAAACGACGGTGGAATTATAATTACCGGGGATTCCCTCTTGTTCGGATTAACAGGCTTTTCCTTATCCCGGCACTCCGGGCAAGCCCACCCGCGTTTCGCGCTGTAAATCACCCGCAGTTTGTCTTCCTGACACACCGGGCAAATCATCGAACTACGCCCAATGCCAAGTTCCGGTTGCAGGCTGAAGTCCCATATCAGGCTCAACAGACGATCTGTGGGACGCCTCTTCCCCAACGTCTGGAACCACCCACAGATTCACCACGCGAGTATCCCTGCTGTATACACGAGTAATAATCGCGGGACGCTCCACCATCGGGTTCTCGTTGTCCTGACCGCGAATAACGTAATGAACGATAGTACCTTCACGCAGAAGCATTAGACTCCTCCTTCTCGATTTTTTGGTACTCGGTTGTTAGCCAGTGAGTTGAAACATACATCTGGTTTCCTTCCCGACGACCCTCCTCTGTATCCTCAATAACCTCAGCGATTGCCCCAAGAGATTCTGGGTGATATAAAATCACCGCAACCAAGAACGCAACGTTCGGATTATTCTTCGGTGCCCGAACAGGAACATCCTTCATGTCACCGCTGTTCACGTGATACAGTTGACTGTTTTTGTCCCCCGACTTCATAACCTCATCCCAACCGGCCCAACCAAGTTTCATTGGTCCCTCCCGAAAAATTCTCCAACTAACCCCATAAAGAATAACACACCAATCGCCAGGACTGCAACAATTACACCCGGAACAATAATCCATTCCGTCCAAGCACCAAACCTATTGATAATCCACGCAATACCATCAATGATTCCAAGCATTACAGCAATAACCACAACTATCCCAAAGGCCCATTGCACCCATTGCCACATACTCATTGATTCGCCTCCTGACCTAAAAATCCCTTCACGGTATCAATGCCAACAGCAAACCCCCACAACGGAACAGCAACGCCGTTCTGGTTCTCACAGGTCCATCCTACCTGAATCTGACGAACCCACACACCTACCAAACGTCCGTTCGCATCAAACACACCGCCGCCGCTATCGCCACCAAAAGCCATTATATCAATTGTCAAAATCTGCTGCTGACCAGTCCCGCCCTTGTCGTTCTTATCGCAGTTCTCGAAACTGTCAATCACGATCTTCGAGATATACCCATGAGACACAATAAATGGTTCCCCGAGAGGTGCGCCGATACCCCACACCTCATCGAACACGTTAACAGAATCTCCCAACTGAATATATGGCTGTCCATCCGGCCTGTTGGTTGTCACAACGATAGCCAAATCCAATTCAACGTTACGCCTTTCAACAACACCCATCAAAGAACTCCCTTGGTATGTATGTACAATCACTCGCCCATCGGGAGCAACGCCATTCACACAATGAGCAGCCGTGATAAGTTTCTGAGAAGTAAAGTACGTCCCACCGCATACACCGTCACCATTCTGAATCCATACGCTCGATTCCAGCATGTGCATTTTGTTCTGAGTCACATCCAAATTTTGTGAATAAGCCAAATTTACTGGCCCAGAAATAAGAGCCAAAACAGTGAATAACGCCGCGATGGCCTTCATATCCATCACCCTCCCACGATTGCCCGCTTGGGCGCTCTCTGTCCCGCCACGGCTACATTACCCCATTGACTTCCGAACTGGCTTGGAATCGTTATGGTCCCTATACCTGAGCCATATGGAAGGAATTCTTCGCCACCCATCCATAACCTTGTTAAAACCCAACACACAGCCGCCACGGCATCCGATACGTCCTTCTTGCCTGTCTTGGTGTGCTCTACCTTAGCCCTTCCACCAACGTTAACCAAAACCAAAGACCGGATACATTCCTCAAATGGCTCGTACTTGTAATAATCCAATCGCCCCTCGTTGATACACTCCTTCATGATATCGTAAGCCGAAGTGTCTTTATCTACTGATAAAACGGACGCCGCCATACCGCGCTTGTTCAACTGCTGAATCCCCTCGATTGACTGGAATTGGTCAAATGTTACGCCTGCTATTGGATAACCACGTCCCTTGAAATCCCAAACAATTTGACGCACGCTGGCAAAATCTATTTGATTCCCTGGAGTAGTTTTAATCTCCATCATCAGGTCAGTATAAATAACTGGTTTACGCTCACCATGAACCACAGTCTCGCCTGATATATGACCAATGCAAACACCTACGGCGTCACGTGCTAATGCCAAGTCAAAATGTCCATAGCATCGAGTGTTTGAGTTCATATCAGACCAACGCAGTCTCGTGTCAATTTGTCCATTAACCATAAGAGGTGACAAATGATTCGGGTTGAACCCTGGGAGTCCAATACCGCTAGATGGCCTCGTTACAACATCTGGGTCCCAGAAGAAACCCATGCCCGTGCGGCCAACAATACAGGCATAGTCTCGCTTGTACGCTTCAGGGTTTGCCTCAAAGTCTGTAATCATTACATCAGGCACCATCAACTCAAACACATCACCCTCAGTACCATCGGGATTATACTTTACCTGACGAAACGGTACGAAATGCCACGGAACCCATCGGCCATTTACATCCTTTTCTGGCCCAGGCTTCATCTCCCAATGCGCTTTTCTATCCGCAAACGACCGCTTAGGCTTAGGAATACCCCTATCGGGGTCACCGGCCAAAATAAACCGATAGCGCCTTTCAATAAAAGCATCCAAGTGTGTCGGAGAAGAAATCACCAAGATCATTCCCCTATTACCAAACCGAGAAAACTTACGAGCCTTCATGGTCTCATGGATTTTCTCTGCGGGGTCAGTCTTTTCAAACTCCCCTGCTATGGTGCGCTCCTGGAACAATGCAGCCTCATCAATCGCACCAGCGAACATATTGTACCCTTGAGGAAACGTCATTGACGACGTACCGGGAAACAAAACGATATTCTTGGGAAATCTCAATTCGCTGGTGACATTTTTCACGGGTAACATATTGTGATTCGCAAACCACGGCGCATCCCCAACGAGGTTCGCAACGTCCTGGAAAATAATCTTCCGCGCCTGATCTTCCCGAAGGGCTTGGTTAACAAGCATGATCGTGGACCCAGGAGACAACCCTGTACGCAAATACTTATGAGGGTTCCTCATGTTCAAGAGCCAGTACAGCATGTACGTAAATGCCATTGAGACCAAATAGGATTTACCAGAACCAAACCCCGCGATAATCACAGCCTCTTCATTCTCGAATTTGTATGGGTCCTTACCGAAAATATTTACCAACTCCATCAGAACAGCGGGCCAAATTCTCTCCTTCATGTTGCAATACTTTTCCCCAACGATAAACGTTCCAATGGTAACGGGAGGCTCAATGAAATTATCAGAGTCTCCGGTTAAAAATGGTTCCAGGTCTGTTGGGACTACGATGTCAGACATTAGTGATTAAACGCCGCCTGTTTTGCTAATGCTGGAACTAATGTATCGAGGAAAAGAATTGAGACCGACGCGCCCTGTTTCATACCTTCATTGCACACATCACACAAGTGTTCAGCGCAAATTGGGGTAGCCACAACCTTTCCACGGAGGTGAACAGGAAACATCCCTGTATCCTTGGTCTTGCAGTAAACTCCATAGATCGCCTCGTGCGTACAACCCGCCTTACCGCATTGAACAGTTACCATGGTCTCCGCTTCCATTCAGTCTATTCTTATCTGAAATGGCCTGCTCGATTGTCTTCCATATCCGGGACGCGCTGCCACCCTTCATCTTCATGCGCTTCAACACGTCCCTTAAATTAGTCTTTCCCTCCAACTCGGCGATACGCACCTCATTAAGAAACTGACGCTGCCTCAAGGTCAAACCTGTCACTTGCAACGCCTGTGCCTTGGCGATATTATTCTCAACCTCTTCGTATCCATCATTCCAGTTCGGGTCTACGACTTGCTCAGACAACCCATCGCTATTTTCAAGCGACGTTGGCTGAAACTCCCAACGCTTACCTGAAGGTAGCGGCTTACCATCTGCCCCGATTCTCGGACTTCTCACTACCCACGCCTTGTCCCTCATCCAATGCTGAAGACTTCCAGAGACATACCAATTTGCATACGTCCAGAACTTAACGCCCGCCGATTCCTTGAACCGAATGGCCGCTGTCCACAAACCAATCCTAGCCTCCTGAATCAAGTCTTCCAACTCATCCATACGGCGTGACTTGGCTGCCATATCGCGGGCAAGTTTGATGGCAAGTCGCTCGTGTTTCTTGTACCGCTCTAACGCTACGGCTTCTTTTTTAGCCGATAACTTTTTCGCTTGGGGGTGGGCCATTTGTTCCTCCATGGCTTCCCCCGGTCAAAAACCATCTTAACCACATCATATTGCACCTCCTCAACATACCGGTCGCCCCCACCCCGCTCCGGCCCGGTCGTAGCGCCATGCCCACGTGGGACTGCCCGACCTTACCTCAACCCCATCCTTCCGCCATTCCGGCGGTTGGCAGGGATTACTAATGAACGTACTGACTCCACTCGGCGGCAACCCACTTCGCGGCTGCCAATGCCCAAGCGGGAAAGAAACCACCAACAACAAAACCAACAGCAATCCAAGGAAGATCATGAACCAGGAAATGCACCATATTTTTCCCTCCTTTCTTAAAAAGATTTAGGGGACGGCAACGCGCACGGCGCATTACCATCCCCCGGTGCCCCAATCTTTATGGGACGCCTGCTCTGTTATTGCCCGCTAGAGCCAGCGTCCCCGTCTTTCAGCCATAACTGACATGCTTAATATATCAATCCGCTTTACCAAAGTCAACAACTACTACTGTTTTGTAGTACCACGACTACAAATTTGTACACTTCAACGTCGTATGTAGGGCCTGCGCGGCCCTCTCACAGTCTTCGAGGTTCCTAAAAGGTCCGAGTCGCCATATCCTTGACCCGCTTGGCTGATCGCGCATTATCGCTGCGTACTGGTCGGCGGTTAGTTCTACTACGCCGCTTCTCACGAAATTCCTTGCATCCACAACATATAGCATGGAACAAACTAATAGCAAAGCAACCGTAAATAGGGCGATGCTCAATTTCAAAATGCCCGCATTCGCAAACACGATCAGGCACCCGAATCCTCGGTAGCGCCACGATCAATGCCTCCGCTTAACTCAACACTAGACATCACTTCCCATAGCATCATAGCGAAGTTTGCCACATCAGCCGTCTCTTCAGCGATGTTATTGCTAAGCACCTCGCGCATCTCAGAGTTCCGAGATGCCTTATCTGCCTTCAAAAATTCCTCCCGCAATTCATCCATCTCAAGGGCTAAGTACATGAACAATCGAGCCGGGTCTACATTCTCCCACCCACTCTTCCAATCCTTACGACGTAGCATAGCCTCCATGTTCCTTGCGAACCGCTCAACCTGATACCTAACGGGCCATTCCTCAAGAAGAAGCCTGTCCTGCTGCGTCTCCAAAATCTTCACGCGGTTAACTAACTGCTGAACATACTCATGCGCTTTTTGGTGAAACACGGCGCTGCCAGTAACCAACGTCCCCGGCATTGTCGAATCCTTCAAGAGTGTATCGTTTGCTAAATCTTTCTCGATCTCCCAAATTGGATAATCAGGCTTTTCCTTTGGAACATTTTCACCCATGGCCTCCAAAACCTGCTCAGTCACATCTCTTTCTATGTCCACGCTACCCCTCCTTAACGATGTCCGCCGCCCTTGCCATTGCAATCTTATCGGCAAGCATTGCGGCATCCAAAACCCTACCGGCGATTGCCCTGGCTTCGTCTGACCCCCAAGCAATCTGACCTGTGAAATGACCGGGAACGTGCAACTGAAAAATCACCTTACCAACCCTTGGCCCTGTGGCTTCGGCAAAAACAGTCATACGAACCTTGGCCTCAGTCTTCTTCTCTCTTGGTTTCCTGTGCTTCTTAGCCACAATTTAGCCTCCCTGTACTAAGGGATGTATAAAGACGACAGGGGCGGGGTGCCCAGGCAGACATCCCGCCCCATTCACGCAGGTCAGGATGTCCCTAGAATCCGGGGCCTGTGCCTACGCCTGTATCTCTCATTGGCTGCTCGAAATTCGTCACCTGCGGCTGAGACGACCGCCGCGAAGAGGTAGTCCCCTTCCGCGATGTCCGCGCCTGCGGTGCCTTCGAGACGCCCTTCCGCGTTCTGCTCCGATTCTTAGCGGACGACTTCTTGACGCCCATTTGGTTTTTCCTCCTCCCCCGGTTATTTGTTTCTAGCCCTTTACTCATCATCTTCTGGGTCTTCTACTTTTCCAGTATAGGCAGGTATTCTTCCCCCAATACCAATCCTCCTGCCCTCCTTACCAAACTTCTCACTCGAAGGCTCAGCCGTGGCCATATCCCTCATGGCCTTAATGGCTTCCTCTTCCGTAATATTCAAAGCCTTCGAGGACACCAGGATTTCCGCCAACGCCGCAAGACTCAAACCCTCCGTACTCTTGGACAACCTCTCGGCATGAGCATCGTCCAACCCCTTCTTCTGAAGATACAAGAGCCTTACATGATACGGAGGCATTCCAATTTTGATAACACGATCAAACCGACGTGGCCGCGCCACAATTCGCTTGTCTAGCATCTCAGGATAATTCGTCGTAGCGACATTGAGTACGTGGTCAATGCGAGATTCACCATCCAACAGAGCCAACACCAAAGATGTATTATGCCTCCGAAGAATAGCGTCTACATCCTCGAACACGCACAGCGCCGGGCGCACAGGCTCAATCCTTCTGAACAACTCCAAACCACGAGTAAACAACTCAGGCTCATTGTTCATCAAGAACACAATGCCGCCACGCTTTGCAACCCTGTGCATCGCCATCATCACAAGGGAAGTTTTTCCAGAACCTTGAGGACCATAGAGCAAGTATCCACGTCGGTGCGCGAATCCAAGACCGACGAACCTCTCACCCGCGTCCCAGAACCGCTCGATCTCATCCACAACCTTCGCACTCTGAGAATCAGGAAATTCAATGATGTTATCCACAACAAGGGCGTGCTTCACGAACACAATTCCATCATTCCTTGTGGACTCAATCGTGTATACACCATTAGGAAGCGTTACCTTGGTGTCAGCGCAAGGCATCCACGCATCGGCCCCGTATGCGGACCATTGACAAATCTGGCCACCCGCCGTCAACGCCCGCTTAACCTTATTCTCTTTGGACTCTCCAACCTCACCCTGCTCAGAGATTTGAGCGTCCCCGGCAAAATCACTAATGTTTGCAACTGTCTCTTCAGGCATCGCGCCCTCCCGAGTTATATCTTGTACGTCAAACGTACCCTTCCGAGTCATATCTTGTACATCAAATATGATTCCGCAGCGAAAAGTCAGTATCCTTCCGACTGCGTAGCGGTCGTATATGTCTGGAACACGTCAGGGTTAAACTGCCCTATCAATGCTACTATCATCGCAAGACAAAAAACAACGACAGTAAGGACTTCCCACGCTTCCCAGAGAGAAGCCCAAACTGTCGCGTTCTCTTTTTGCTCATCCATCAGTTCTGGGAATCACTCGCGGCGTCCAAAATCTTCTCGGATGGATTCGCCGCGCAGTTTTCCTTGATTCTCTTAGCGATGTCACCAACGTTTAGCGAAGTGGGAGACGGGTGCAGCGCAACAAACGCCAACGCATAACCCGTCAGAAATGCTTCCTGCACCATGAATGCCGTCCGAACCTCTAGGGCATCATGGCCTGACGACTGACCCAAACCATTAACCATGTCGCACGTCGCCTCATCAGCGTACTCTGCGTGCGCCGGGCGAACACCCGAGAACACAAAACAAACCACAACCACAGTCATTGCAGCGACCAACCTCATGTTTCTCCCCTCCACCTTGTAATATGATGCCTCCGGGAAGGCAGGCTAGGCGTTCGGATTACCTCGGACTACCCGATTAGACAGGAAAGACACATGCCGAGGAAGTGTCCCTGCCTCACCTTAGTTCCCGCCTGCCGTCTCGCGCCGTCACGCTATCCCGGATTTATAATTCCTACGGGCAAGTGCCGTATCGTCGGCTCACGACGGCCCTTCCGCGCTCGGAAGAACAGGCTTCATGCCCGTATTTTTACGGGACTACTTGTGTAGTATATCAAAATGGGACATCTTCGTCAAGAGGCTTCTCGGCCTCTACCGGCTCAGACTCGGGTTCAGCGTCACCTTTCTTTTTACCACCAAGGAACCTGACGCCATCGGCCACAACCTCTGTGGACTTCCGCTTCTGACCGTCCTGTGCCTCCCAAGACCTAATCTGGAGCCTACCCTCAACAGCCACCATCATGCCCTTGTATGTATACTGACTGACCAACTCAGCCAATTTTCGCCACGCCTGCACGTCAATAAAATCCACATCCTTTTCGCCGTTGGCATTCTTGAACGGACGATCTACGGCCAGCGTGAAATTCACAACGGGCGCACCGCTAGGAACGTACCGCAGTTCCGGGTCCCGCGTTAGCCTACCTATCAGTATGATTCTGTTTAGCATCCCGCTCCTCCATCCTGATACTTTCTTAGTCTATTTTTGGAAATGTCCTCAAACGTAATTGAAATCTGTGTCATTAAAAATGACAACTCATCTAGGAGGGCGGCTTCCGTTGGTGCTTCAATTGTTAGAACACCAGGAAACGGATTCTTCGCCGTGACATCATACGTCACGTTGCTGTTGAATGGAACGATTATGGCTGCCGATTTCATTTGGACCCCGGCTCAGCGTGAATAATAACATGAATCTTTCGACGACGCGCTTCCTCAACGGTATCCCACGTACCCTTGGATTCCTTCGTAGGAAACGCTATAACTACATCACGCTTTGGGTCAAGAGTATCTAACATCTTTCGGTTTCTAATCGGCCCCGCCGCAAGACCTTTTTGCTCCCAATCCTCATCAATAATAGGATGTGTTTCAGTATCAAGACCAAGCCGTATAGCAGCGATTCCAGCACCCATGTCCGCGCCACGCGCACCGCCATGAACAACAACGATTTTTTCCCCACCGAACCTTTGGGCAACCTCCACTAACTCCTTCAGCGCATCGTAAATGGCCGTCTCGTCCGTCCAATTACGGCCACCGGTCACGAGAACTCTCATGCTGGTGGCACCAGTTTCAAAAGATCGTCCAAGCAAATCAACATTTCAGCCGGGCAGTCGGTACAGTTACACCGCACCGCCAACCAGTAATTTCCATGCTTGTGCATCCTACGACCGTTCTTATCGCATCGCTCAAAGCAATTTTCTCCACTACTCAACCCATGCTTAAAGTCATTCCCCTTATAAAACCTATAGAACCACGGATGAGGCCATTTTCCTTCCGCCACATAACGAACAGCATTACACCCCCGCTTATGGGGTTTGGTAATTCGGTAATGGATAGAAACCCCTACGGGGTTTACCTCTGGCATTCAACCAGCGCAACCTGACCCTCAGCGAGAGAGAAATTTAAGTACATAGTTACGACTTCAGAATCGAATCCATCCTTGTTACTAGCCGCGTCAACCGCCAACTGCATGTACTTCCGCATTCCCGCCTTTGCCTTCTCGCACTTCTCGTACTGAGCCTTCTCTGCCGTGGCCTGCCCTGCGCTGTACTGCACGGCTTCACGGTGAGGCTCCTCAACCAAATAGTACCCTGCGCTGACCACCAAAATCCCTGCCAAAATGGCAATCGCAACCAGACCAAGAAAAATCACAGCCTTCCCCAAAAACTGAAACATCTCAATCCCTCCCCCGTTTAAGCGTTTGACTTCCATTCGTCAACGCTACAAGTATACCCTGCGTAGCCATAAGGTCGTCAAGTTCTTCCTTGTGCTCAATAGCCACACCAAGAGCCTTGATGAGCACATCCATTTCGTACCTTGTCAAACCAAGATACCCCAATTTCTTTTCGTCAGTCGTAGTCATGGCCTACCAACCGTACTAAAGATCGTCTCTTCAACAACGCCCTTCTCCACTTTCATCCACATCACAACACGCAACTGCATGATATTCCTTTCGCCGTAAGTCGCAAAAGCCCTGCTCACCGCTTCGTCAATCGCTTTGTAACCCATGAACCGCCAATAAAGACGATTGCCCTTAGACGCCTTAATGGTATGCAACGTAGCCGCCAGCACCACAACGGCAACGCCCAAAACAATCACCACAAACATCATATCTCTTTCTCCTTCCCGCATCCACACTTACTCTCACGCTTACATTTGGAGCAATAAACAAGTCCGTCGTGACACGGCCCCTTTTTTATTTCCTGCTCAGTCAATTTAGTCAAGCATGTCTCGCATTCGTTGCTAGACTTCTTGCGATACACCAATCCTCGCCGCGACCTAGAAAAAATGGAACCTCCTGTCATAAACTGCATGGCCCACAGAACGATAAAAACCCACACGAAAATGAACGTGTCTTCGGGGGTCCATTTCACGGTAATCCGTCACCCCTCCACAATATGTACGCTGAAACTTATCAACCAGAGACGACTGACACCCGGCCTCCCATTCATCTGAACAACCCGAGAGATCGTTAGGAGTCACGGTTAATCGTCGTTACTGGCCTATTCTCACGGTTAAACGTCGTTGCTGGCTTATTCTCTATTACGGCTACCACCTTCAAAATCACTACCGGGCCGCCGTTATCAGAGGCATACGCCTCAGTATTCTTTACTGCCATCGCAAGGTCCTGAAACCAATCATCGCCATTCTCCTGACCCTTCTCAACAGACATATACGTGAACTTCCCCAAAATTCTCTGTGAAAATGGCTTGCCAGATTCCCCTACTCCCATTTGTTATCCCTCCTGTTCAAAATACTCGGGATTTTCAGCACGTCTCTTCTCCCACTTTTTACGCATCGTCTCCGAGTATTGCTCCCACTCCCAACGACTACCGCCGTGCGGAGCCAACATAAAATCGTCTATCGCCCATTGAGTCTGCTTCGGGAGATTCAGATACACCAGAATAGATATAAACCGCACAAAAAACACAGCAATCGTCGCAATCCCCAAATAGATAAGGACAATTCCAATCACCATCATGAACGGATACGCCACCACCATGATAAGAAACCATATCAGAAGAATCCAAAAGACGTATTTACTTAATAGCATCGTGGCCCGCCAATGGTGCACTACGATTCCTTTCCTTGTATTCCTCTACAGTCTGAGCGTGCCAATTTCCTTCCGTTGACTTCCACGCAACCCACCCCATAGGGGGATTGTAGTCAGTTTCTTTATCGGCCATCCTACGCTCAATTTCAGCACGCTTAGATTCCAATTCGTCGTCTTCGTCCGCAGCCTTGTTTCCTAAATTCAACGCCTTCTGAAGAGTTGAACGGAAAGCCTCAGTTGCCGCAGCGACATCAGTGGTCTTCGTCGAACCAACCTCCATCAACGCCCGAATGGCAATAGCCGCAATCTTCACAACCTCAGCATACATCTCTTCTTCGTCGTGACTGTTGTACCACCGCATCCGAATGCGGCTCAATTTCTCCTCAAGGAGAATCAAATGCGGTGCCCAGAAATTGTACTGACGCTCGATGCCCTCTCGTCCAGGCACACGCCATTTCGCATTAGCCCGACGAATCTCATCATCAATTTGACCAACAATATACTCTGGAACAATCGGCCCTTGATCGTCAATCATTTCCTGCTCAGGGAACATATTTTCGCCGCCCTGCTCTGGCATTTTACGCCTCCATGCTAGAGATTAGTCCAACCGCTGCCAAACAAATCGAAACGGCTACAATGTGACCATTTATACCGCCAATCCATTGATCGGCCCTCATGGCCAAAAGCGCCGTAAAAAGCGCAACACCTACCACCCTTGCGGCCAACCAAACCTTCTTTTGCCATGGCGTCTCAACCCACTCCGGGTCAATACGAAACAAATTACCCATTGTCTACATCCTTTCCGCGCAACTCCGCGATCTTCTGACGAATCTCTCCTTCGGTCACGCCTGTCCAGTTCATTGAGCATGATTCCTGTGAGGAAATATTGGCCCGCTCCTTCCAAATAAGAGCCAACGCTAACAATCGAACACCATACCTTTGAATAAAAATCTCAAGAGATTTGCCACCGCGAGACTTCTTGAATTCCTCTGCGATGTCCTCAAGCGTTGTCATGTTTTCCGTTACCGGAAAATTCTCTCCCTGATACTCCAGATCACTCATCTTGTTTCTCCGGGATAGGGCGAATGATTTTCGGTGGGTTCTTCTTGCCTTCTACCTGCTTGCGTTCTTCCTCTGACATCTTCCGAATGGTCAATTCCTGAATGGTGCCTGTATTGATCTTGATGGACCGACCATCTCTCATGTGAAAAACAGTATAGGACCCCTCTTCGTGCTGAGAAAGGACAGAACCAAAATGCCAGACGCCGCAACTATCCTTGTATCTAACCCATGCGTGCCACAATTCCCCGGCCATTACTTTTGCCGCCGGATAAGCCAAATGCCCACGGCCAGCAAAAGCAAACCACCCCAATTATGCGCCAAAAAATCCATCGCTTATTCCCCCTTCTTTCCGCGCTTAGTCATGCGCCTCTTCGCTGTCCGAACGCCACGCTTTTCCATAACAAGATGATCTGGTAACGGAGCCTCTGGGGTATCTGCTGTCAAGGCAGCCTGCTCCCTCTGCCATGCCCGAATCTGCCTCTGCCGCTTCCTTTCAGGGAAATTCGCCATCCGCATTACCTAATCCTCCTACACACACGGCATTGGCAATCCTTGTAGTGTGTACAACTTCTACCAGTCAAAGGCATAAACCGTATCAATAAAGCCGCAACCACAAGGAACGGCGCACATGCCAGTGTCGCCCCCAACAATTCAACCAACCTTCACGTCCGCAACAAGGTACTCGTCGTCTTTCTGAACGTTCAACCTATACCACATCCACAAAGCCATGGCTGCCTCAATTGTCGGGCAACCCATGGCCTTCATGAACCGCTCAGCGTGCCGAGTACGAATAGTAACGACGACCGGGATTTGTTTCTGTGTAGTGTCGTCCATTCCGCACCTCATCGAAATGGTCTGCGTGCATAGTTATTGTTCTGTGGCACCTACAACACGACACAAGTACATGACCGTCTGGTACAACCATCCAAAACGGACCACGATGGATGTGCCAACAATGACCGCCATTACATCCTTCTCCGTTCATCAATGTAACCTCCTTTCCTCTGTTGCTTTTTGTTCTTTCTCTTCCCTCTTAATGTCACCAACCAACGCACCCCACATAACAGCGATGCCAAGAAACAGGATTCCCCACGCAACAGACCTCAATCCGCCAATCACATACAATGAAGACTCCATCATGAGAAGTCCGAGAAAAAACGCAACCCTGTTACTTCTTTCGCTCATCACCGCTTTTGCCCCCTTGTTTATCATACTCTTTCCACGCAACGTAAACAGCATCCTGAGCCATTCCAAGTAATCGCCATACAATGTCAAAAACATCTACGCTATCCTTTGTGCGCTGAAGATCATCAATAAGACGCTTAAAATCAGCGTCCAATTTCTTAGGCTTGTTGACACGCATGTACCCGCTCTTCATTGCTATCGTCCCTCAGCAAAAAACTTCGGCTTTACAATCGGAAATTCCTTGAAGGGCACCGGTCTCATCGTGTTATCAATCCTGAATCGCCACCCACAGAACCGACAAGACGCCCAATCCTTGCCGGTCCCTTTGACTACAGGGTCGTCGTCAAGAGACTGCTGCGCCGCGTATTTCGTGCAATACGGACACTTATAGAGAACCATGCTGGTCGGGAAATCTTTCAACGTGCTCACCGCTGCTTCTCCTTCCGCATCTGATACCACGCATCCTTCTTGTTGCGGCGCAACTTCTCGCGGGCCGCCTCATTCTTCCAGGAAAGCGCCTTCCGCTCCCGCCACCCCAAGCCCCATCGCTCATCCCATATACGCAATCCCTCGGGATTCATTGGGACTTCCGGTGACGCCCAAGACCTCCACTCCTCCAGGGTCATGCGCTGCTTCCGAGGAGAATCCTTGAAATGAACAACCAATAGTTTTTCTGTCTTCTTCATGGCGTCGTTGAAAAACTCCAAGCACTCGTCCGCCGGTTCCGCAACCTTAACAGACGTAACGTAATGGGCTTCTAGCGGGTCAACTGCCGCTATCGGTGCCTTCAGGCTCATTAGCGCCCACCCCCGATTTGGTATAAATAGCCGTAGCCTCCCTCAAGGCTCTATCAACGTTTCTATTCACGGCATCATCTATCCTTCCCGTCCTACTAATGTCCAAATCAACAGCGTTAATGAGGTCACGAAGAGCATACTTCAACTCATTGATTCGATCTTCCTGTGTCAACACAACCCTAAATATCTCAGAAAGCCTCATCCTCTTCCTCCTCCGGCTCAGGCCCAAATTCCTCTTCGTCTTCACAGTCTGGGCAAAGAGCATCGTAGACACCACCAAACTCATCGCGGTGGTCAAAGAACACCTTACCACAATTAGGGCAGCGCCATTCGCTTGTCATGATTGACGCACCTGAGCACGTACATCAAAACCGACAATCTCCTCAGCCGTAGAGTTGGCTTTACTCACCCAACGCACAATATGAAATCTAGCAGGGACATAACGCTGCGGCCTCCCAATACCGTCCCACGTCGGGTAACCTTTTACTCGAAATGCTACGTAATCCTCTCGAATCTCAATGAGTGCATATGGACCGGGGCCAAAATCAACGCCTTGAATTATCACTTCATTCTTCTCTTTGTCCACGGTCATGTAAAACTCGCCCATTTTCATGACGGCCACATCTTCATATATGCCCTGGAGACCACTCTCAATACCTCAAGCCTCACATCCTCCTTCAAGGACGCCCAGGCATTTATCAAGGCTTCATCAACGCTTTCGGCGCTTACTTCTACGTGCGCCGTGCAAAAATGATTCTCAGGCCCTATGTCCACCTTCCAGGTACGACGAATCATTGCCGCCCGTACCCCCAATCGCTGTACACTCCGTTCCATTGAAACGATGGCTTGCAATATTGTAACGCACATGGATTCTTCGGATTAGGCACAATTTCTGCCTGTCCACCCAATTGAACAGGCACGTTACCCTGCGCCATGATTGCTCCAGACAGCAATGCCCACAGAATGAACCACATCACTCTACCCCAGGAAGATTGTCTAACTCTTCCTCAAGACGTTCCCTAACCAAATGAACCTCTGCCCTATGCTCATCCCATCCACGATTGAATGCAGCCAACTCGCGCTCCCACATCTTATCAATAATGCGGTCCATGATTTCATCATTCTCAAAAACCGACTGTGGGAGAATCTTGGAAAGATCGTCATAGGCTTTCTCGGCCCACTTCTCGTACTCGGCATCCTCGGGCCGATTGCCGGGAATCATGCCTTCGGTTACTCCAGGTGGAAGGTTGCCGCTCATCGTGGACTCTCCAGATGGGGCGTGTATTCATACGCCACAACCGGCAACTCAAACACAACACGAGCGTACTTTCCCAACGTCCTGTTGAAGAGAAGAAACGTAATGATTCCGGGACCATCGCCCAGGAGACCGTTTTTCGTTGTCAAGAAGTCTGGGGTCGCGGACGCAATCATGTCGTACCCGCCGTCCATGTACGGCCTCAGAACTTCCTTCAGAGTCCTAATTCTCATCGTTTTTCTCCCCCGCGACAAATCGCCCTTCCGCTCTTTCGATAAGGTCCCCCATATCTAGGACCTCATCGTAGAACATCCCGTTGGTCTGACTGTTCGCAGCCTTCAAGAGAAGCAACCCCAACTCCAGGACTGCCATAACCTCCACCACCCCATCTAGCCCCGGCTGCTTCAATTCCTCCGAGTAAGCCTTCAGGGCATTGTTCAAACGCATCACAAGACCCTGAACCTCACTCACTAGCAATCCTGTAGATACTACTCTTGTCGTTAAGGCTATTCTACCACTTTTGTTGCCTTCAGTCAATGCCGACCCCATCGGGGGCCTAAAACCACAATGCGGGCACGGCCCACCACCGAACGGACGTTCTACTCCGCACGAACCGCACGGGCGACTCATGCCCCACCCCTCCGGTACTCCGTGTCTATGTAACCACGCTTGTTCTTACTCACGGACACCATTAAAACGTCTGGGTTCTTTGTCCAACCGACATGCCCACAATCCAGACACCTATACTCGTGTTGTTGTGAAACAACAGTAGACCTCCACCCGCTACGCTGCCCCTTCGGAATTGGCCGCGTCCGACCAGTCCGAACAACATTCAAAGCATCCTTACCAATAGTCATAAAGGAATGCACGTATCTGCCACGACGACACATCGAACACCTAAAAGTTATCGGATAACCCGTTCCAGCGTTAGTCCCTACCATGAGCCTACCTCTTCGGCCACATAACGGTTCCCTGCCCACATGCAGGATAACCCTCCCAAGCCTCCCATGAATGACCCTCTTCGTCAATCACAAATGTCTTTCCGCATTTCCAGCACACAATACTCCACCGCCCATCACTTAACCCAGATGGGCTTGGCGGGTCCTGAAACATCCCATCCGTTAAGACTTTGATATCTTGTCCACAATACGGACATTCAACCATCAACCATTCCGGCGCTACTTGCTCGTAAATGATGTCTTCTCTGCTGGTGGCGGCGTCTGGAATCGAACCAGCGTCCCGGCTTTATAAGAGTCGGATTCTACCATTGAACTACGCCGCCGCGATTCGATTACATCAGCAGGCATCATAGCCACACCGCCGCGACGATCTACCAAAAAATAATACCGCTCACCACTTATAACCATAACAGCGCCAACCTTACCGTAAGGCTTCACTACAACGCCCAACGGAATCAGTTCACCCTTCATCGGCTATCGCTCTTCAAAAACAACACGACAGCATCAGCGAGTTTTCGACTCATACTCTTTCTCTTTGTCCGACCATGAGCCTTCTCGCTACGCTTCTTTCTCCTATCTGCCATTCGCTTACCCACGACCGTGCGCCCTCACAATACTTTCCGCAAGAGCCTTCAATTCCTTGGCGTTAGACGCATCCTCATACGTGATACCTGTGTACTCCTCCAGGTTGGTCACGTGTCCGCATTGAGGACACTTCGCGTCTACTATGCCGCACGTCGGGGCATAGTACACATCGCCATCGAGCATACCACACTCAGAACACTTCACGGTTAGAAAATACCTATCGCCCATGACGCTTCACCTTCCTCCTCGTTGCCGTTTCGGTATCAACCTTGTTGAAGTCGTAATCGTATCGAATAGCCATAGAACCATACAAATGATTCCCTCTACTCCTTTCAGCAAACGCACGAATGCACGTTGGCTCACACTCCGTAACCCTCTTCCACTTCTTTACCAAATCCTCGCTAGTCGCCACACCACGAAGATATGTCCGCCCGTCCGTGTTCATAGTCCACAAAAGCCAAATATCCATCTTGAAATTACCATCCGCGTCCACTCGGTTGTACATATCCATAGCATCAGGAGACATCGCTATCCTCCTCATCCCCCTTAACTTCGTACCGCACATGCCACACATACGGCCAACTGAAAAAAGATTCCCTTGTAACCTTACGCGCTACGATATGCTCTGGGGTTGTGTCGTCACCACACTCGCCACACACCCCGTCAGTATAATCCTGCCTGATGTGACCATTCTGACATCTGAACATTCTTTGCCATTGGTGCTTAACTAACCCCATCATCATCAGCCTCCACCCATGCCCTCGCGCCACATGGCAAAGGGTTCTCTGGGTCGTACACTACTCGAACCTTACTGTAAATCAAATAGTCGTAGTAGTAAGAAGGCTTTCCGTACTTCCCATGGCTCACTCGCAACGGCGGTTTACGTTGCGCCGGAGACAAATGGATGTTCCGGCGAATCGTATTATGGCAAACCGAAATGTAGATTTTCTTCATTTCACGCCACCGCGATACCATGAGGCAGGTTCTCTGCTACTGGCCGGTTGTCCATTTCCGTCTGACGCTTGGAATCCTCCGTTGGCGCAGGCAGCATTGACTTTCTCGCCACCTCAACCTCAGCCTCTTCCCTAACTAACCGCTCTTGCCTCATGATGTCACCAATCTTCTGTTTGGCTTCCTCGGACATGCCTGCCATCACCTGCTCCATGTACTCCTTCGCGCCAATAACCTGCTGACCAACCACGAGGTTTACCGGCGTTCCCGCCTTGGACTTTGACCCAAACTCTTCGTTGAAAACCTCGCGGTACTTCATCAGGTAGTTGACAAGGCGGTCAGTTTCAAACCCAATCTCCGCGATCATCTTGCCGGGACCCTTTTCCTTCTCGATATCTAGAATCCTCTGAACACGACCGCGCTGCAATTCGATCTGAACAGACAAGTCCTGAAGCACATCGGTCATGAACTGTTCTTCGGCAAGCACGCGCTCAAATTCCTTGCGTACCCTGACGCGCTCCTTCAGGCGCTCTTCCCGCCAGTCATACAATGTCTTGAGAGCCGGTGCGATATAATCAGGGTACATCTTTCCCAACGACTGATTCACGCGCCCAGGCGTATATCCTCCAATCAGCAGGTCTTCAATCTGCTGCCTGTACTTGTGCCCTTCAAGTACATGAGGTCGTCCTACGCCGCGCTTCTCTTCCTCAGTCATGGCTCAATTCTTACACTCCTTTGCAGAAATGTCAAATGAGTTACTCAAGCGCGACCCCATGTTGGGGGAGGAGACGGAGGCTCCTGCTCCCTACCTTCCGTAGCCTGCCACGTCTTCTCGCATTGCATACAATGAAGCCGCATACCGCCTAATTTCGTCATTCTCATGACGTAGTGCGGCCCCTGACTCCCACATTCAGGACATGGATAGCCAACAGCCGTCATGCCTTCGTCCACAGTCTCTACCTCCACGTCTTCCCACCCATCAGGATATCCCAACTGGTAGTTTCTAACAACATCATACATGAAGTACGGGGAGATCACGCGCTCGAAGAATACGCGAATCTTATTCTTCTTGTTCATCGCTGTCGTCCAAATCTTCATCAAACAAATCTAGCGGATTCCCGCAAATCCGGCAATACGCTTGCTTGGTCCGCAAATCCCCTTCGTCTGCCCGCTGCCTTTGACCGCAATCCTCACATCGCACTAGCATCCGTTTCCCTCACTACCGCTACAACCGGAAGCCCTGGGTTGTAAAACCTTTCCAAGTCAATAAGCAAATGAGGAAACCCACGCCCCCTGTCGTACCTTACTTGAAATTTTGTTAACTCCGCAAACCGCTTATCCTCAGTCACAATCACAGCATTCCACTCGGCTGCCCTGGCTACTATCTCCTCATCCGTAATACTATCAGGAAGGCACACAACCTCGTACCCGTAATTAGGGAGCCGCGTAGCAAACCGGTGCAATGCCTCATCAAGCACCAAAATTCGATTCAAGGCTTGGCCTCCACGCTCTTCAGCCATTCACGAATGTCGTCTTCGTCAATCCTGAAACCACCATTCGGCTGATTAGCAATCACCGCCCATTTGAATTCCTGATGGAGCCTCCAGGCACGAGTCTGTTCAATCAAGACATGATTCTTCGGGTGGTATTTCCTCATCACATACGACGGCATTGTCTCAGTCTCACCGAAGAAATCTGCGAGAATAGCAATGGCAAGATCAGCGGGGCCGGAACCTCCGTAACCCCATTCAAATCCTGTCGGGGAATGATAGAACAACTGTTGAAGGAGTCTCCGGTTTTTACCATCCGAATCCTGCACGTACACACGTGCCTCCATTCCAGACTCGTTATTGGATTCCCGCTTACCAACGTAAACCTTCATGAAAAATCCCTCCCCTGCATAATAAACCCATCGGCGTCTTCGTATTCGCTATCTTCCGTTGGCTTTTCATCGGGCATCTTACTCCGCTGTTTCACAGCCACCATGAACCAGAAATCAGATTCAGAATGTGGATGATCGTACTCATCCACAATCTGAAAGGGTTCCCGAATTTCCCGAAGGAACCGAAAAGCCTCACGCCAATCACGCGCTGAACGAATCACGCCAAGAATGTTCTTCTTTTCGGGGTATGCACGAAACGTAAAACGCCACCCCGCGCTAGACTTTCCGATGTGCGCCTGAAACGACTCCGACTGTACGTAAAAGTTAGTCCCCATCTTCATCCCCCCGCTTCAGTTGATTTTTGGGTTGGCATTCCTTCATAACCCTCGGGTCCCCAATGGCTGAAACCACCACAACGATTGCAAAAATCACAGCCATAGCCTGAATGATGTCGCTCATGACCTTCCCTCCCCCTGAAAAGCCCCAATGGACAGAATAAAAGCCAGCACCAACATAAACCACATTACCGTATGACCGTCCATTCAAGAAACCCCCTTTTCAGTAAGGTAGAGTAAGAAGAAACTGCTCCATCGCCTTCCGGGTTTTGAACATTTTCTTCTTGTTCGTTGGACCGTAAATCAACAGAACAGCATCGCTCTTCTGGCGCTCTTTACCGGCAACTCGGCCCGTCTTGCTGGTGCCAACTTCCTCCATCTCTTTTTCCATCTGCTTACGCATTTCCTTGGCAGTTGCCACAACCATCACTCCCTATAGATTATGACGTTATGCAATTCCTCAAGAGCCTCCCCACTCAACACAAAACTATCAAGCAACGCTACCCCGTTAATTCCGTAATCCACCTTAACACTAACCCCGAGAATCTTAGACCACTTTTTAGCGGCCCTCTCGGCAGCCTTGGTACGCGCATCATGCTCCTTCCACTTTCTATTCCTCTCTTCAGTATTCTTTCTGCTCATCTTCTCGCCATGAAGATGAGCCTTACACACCGGCCTCCATTCTACTCCCACCTTACTAGCGGGCCAGCGTGTATTATACGCAATCTCAACAGTAGCATCGTGAATACATTGAGCCGAAAAGCGACCCTCATAACTCCGCTTGTGACACCGAATCTTACCCTTAACGGGTCTTGTTTTCAGTTCTTCCATAAACCACCATCCGAATGAAACGACCCGCTAGTTTCCTGGTCTTTGCACAACACTACATGACCCTTAACGAAACACATATCCTTCATTGGATCGTCAACTACCTGACGCGCCGGTCCAAAAAACGCCAGGGTTAACAAAACCACCGTAATCAACAATCCTAACCAAATCCGCTTCATCTGGTATCCATTCTTCGCAGCGACTCATTCCAACGCTGCTTAGTGATTATAGGCGACTTATTCCAATGTTTGATGATTATAGCAGAGTCTTCTGGAGATAACCGGACCCATTTCTTACCATCAAACTCCTCAATGATGTTAAAGTCAGGTGAACCATACACTATTCCAACTCGCCGTTTGTCACCCTTTCGGTTCATAACCCGGCTCCCACTAGGGCATAGCCGTCAATTTCCATGTCCGTGTCTACATTGATGTAGGCGTGACGATTCTGCGACGGGTTATAGCAGTACAGAAGACGAAGACCGTTTCGCGCCGTAAAGGGCCTCTCGCGCCCGCCACACGCAGGCACCCACCTATCAGCATTGTTCTGTACAGCCGATAGGTACTCCATATGTCCGTTGCGATCTTCCTGAGAACAAAACGGTAGTTCGCAGCAGTCACAATACCAAGTCTCGCTCATCGCTTTGAAACCTCCGCTCCGCAAACTACTAGATGAACCGGACACTTATAACCCCAGGACTCAGGATTATTGCAGATACATTCGCTCTGGTTGACCACTAAACCTTCTAGGGTAGCGCGGGCCATAACCTTTGCGACATCCCAATCAGGGTGAGCCTTTGCGATTCGCTCACACCGGTCCAAGAAAATTCGGTTCTTAGGGTGTCTATGAGTCCGAATCACCGGCATCTCCTGCCGCGCCGCAGCGCACGTCCCGCGCTCATACTCTTCGCTAGATACATCCCGATTGACCGCGCTCCTGGAGAATCAGGCATCGCCCGAAGTTTATTAGCAACCGCTTGCGCCCGCTGCCTACCGGCCTCAACCATGTAGGCTTCCTCTTCGGCTGCGGCCTTCTCGGTCAGACCCTTCAGTTTCACCGGTCTTGCCTCCTTCCTCCATCTGAATCATACCACGTTTGTACCCTTGGGTCAACCCATCCGAGAAAACGCTATACCGAACAGATGTTTGCATCCCTCCCCTTGACTATTGGCTACATTTGTAGTATCCTTGGATTGGAGGTGAGGACCCGATGAGGTACACAGCAAGACCGAGACGGTACGAGACAGGCAAACCCTCCCGCCCGTTCACCGCCAAGTACAACGACACGTGCGGCGAGTGTGGAGGCAGTATCCGCAAGGGTGACACCATCGTGATGTTCTCCAGCGACTCCAGCGAACGTGCCACCGCCCATCATCCACTCTGCGCCTCGGCTGCCGGTGGAACACCAGAACAGCGTGCGGCCCAGGCCGAGTACAATCAGGGCGTGCGCGACTACGAAAACGACCGCTTCATCCGCAATACCTTCGGTGAGGAAGCCGCAGTCGCCGAAGAGTACAACCGCTATCTGAGGTTTGGCGATGATTACTAATCCAACAGAACCACCCAACCGATTCTACTTCCGATGCCTCAACTGCCTCGGAATCATGGCGGTTGATAACCCGGAATTCCGCAAGGCTTGGACGCACACACAATCACCGTACCCGTGCCCCTACTGCGATGCCCCCGCCGAAAGGGTTGAGGTTATGGGCCGGGTCCACCGCTCCAACATCGTCACGGACCACGCCAAGGCAGCCTGCGATGATCGGTGCATCTACGCACGTGGCCCAATCTGCGACTGCCATTGCGGGGGACCCAATCACGGAACCGGCTACGTCATTCGGTATACTCGAATCGAGGGCACAGAGAAATTCGCCGTCCAAATGAACGAGAGAAGCCAAAGGGAAGCCAAGGGCCTCCGCACCCAAGCCCTCGAATTCCTCACGTACCTCTACGAAGCGGAAAAGAGGCTCAAGGAATTGGCCCAACAGCCTCTTATCAAGACCATCCTGGAAAAGAAGGCCCAGGGAGCGTGGATTTCCAACGACGAATTCTACGGCCCTTACAGCCAATACCAGGAATGGAAGCGTCGTCTCTCGCACGACGCGGGACTCAAGACCCACAAGAAGAGAATCGCCGCTCTCCTGGAATTCATTGATGCCGTAAACGGTATGATCTTCAGGGAGCAATACGGACATGCCGCTGAATCCAACTGAGTACACACCCGCCGAAAACTGGCGCTACAACGCCCATTGTCACAGTTGCGATACATGGACATCCGGCTCATGGAAAGAAGTCAACCTGTGGGCACTAACGCATTCCTGCACACGTGGAGATGTGGTCATTGACGTAATCCAAAACACCATGAAAAGAAAGGAGGTACTACACTAATGGCATACTTCCGAGAAGGCATGGAAGTCCTGCGCGAACGGGCCGCCCAGGCGAGAATCAACCTCGAACAGTACGAAGGCATAATCCCCGGCGCAATCGTTGAAAACCTGGGTATCCCCATAGTGGTAGCGTGTACGGACTGCGGAATCAACATGGCAGGCCCTACAGCCTACATCTCTCCCGATGGACACACATACTGCGGGGAATGCAAAGCCCACCGAACCGACGAAAACCCACGAGAAGACCAACTATCTCCGTTCGCATAAAGAGAAGCCAGCGTGTCCGGGGGAGGTTCCACGCTGGCAGACCCCTGGCTAATGCCAGAAGCCTCCGGGAAGGAGGTTGTTCGATTTAGTCTTACCCCTTCCCGTCTGTTGAAGTGTTCTCCGCTGGCTGCGCGAAATCCTTCAGGGCTTTTTCAGCAAAAATCTTCCCGAAAAGTTCCGGGTTGTCCTCAAGCAATTCCTCAGTCACAGTCAAGACCCGAAACCCCGCCCACCGAAGATGATTGATCGTACTCTCATGGGCAGTATAATCCTCGCCCTTGCGAATCAGAACCGCGACAAACTTTCCGCCCATTGCCTTCCACTTTTCAATCTGCTCTTCATTCATATGGATTGACCCCCGCAGTCTCAATGACTCTAACATCAAATTCATAATGGCCACCCCTCCTGCTTGAAACCCAACACAAATTCCAGAACATCCAATTGCCCTCCATGGCTTCAATAAGCATTCCGTTGCCGCTCCACCCACCAGTAGAAATCCGATAGAGAGTCTTCTGTCTCTTCCACATGCTACCATCAGGCTTGATGGCATCATACCACTCTTCCTCTTCGCTCCAATAATTAGGATAATTCCACGCCTTTTGAACAAACTTCATCAGACCATGAAAACCACGCCTGTAATCCCACGTTTCAATTTCTTTTAGCGTATCCTCGGTCGGATATCCGTCAGCGTTAAACGTAGGCTCATTCATAGCCATTTTCCTACCTCCTCGTCGTTGTCGGGGATTCTCCAACGAGAACTATGACACAAGGCGCGGACTTCCTTTCGGCATTCCTCCAGAGCCTTGATGTACCCTTTCCAATAGCCGCGCTCCTCTGGTGATCTTACGCCCTGCCTAGGATATAACTCACGAAGCCGCGCCCGCCAAATATCCTTCAAGCGAATAAGGTCTCGTCGAACAGCGAACCATTTCATGACTCCACGGCTCATCAATACCTTGGCCATTTTGTATTCATCAGCGCCAAACAATTGCTTTGCATCCCCTATGATAAGAGATGCTTTGTTTTGTCTGTAATTTTCGATATTATCTGGAGATACTACAAGCACACTTGGTTCTTGGCCCTGGTTTTCTTCCTCACCGTTTCTCAATGGCACCACTCTCCCAACGGCACATCCTTTTGTCCAGACAGAAACGAAGGGAGAATCTGGGCTACACCCATATGGCTTGCATTAAAATGCCACGTCCAAATACCCACCGCAGCACCGTCTTGCCCAACAACAAGCCCACCGCTTGCCCCCGGCCCAGGACGATCTCCAGCAAAATCAATATACTCGCCCTCTCCACCTTTGATACTTTTTATCCCAACAACCCTACCCTCAAAATCTACGACTTGATTGTGCCCTCCAGGAAAACCAATCACAGTCACGAGTTCACCATTTTCCGGTCTCTCAATAAGGGGGACACCTGGAAAGATAGTCTGTGACCCAGGAAGATATCGTTCCTGATCGTTAACAATCGGCTCCCCATCCCAATTTGACTCCGGCGTCACACGAAGAAACGCCAAGTCCCTTTGGAGATGCACAGCATTACCATTTGGTACTGCATCCAAATCCGAGGAACACAAAACATTCACATCATAAAACTCGTTCTTGTAGATTGCTACGACACGATATAATCCTGGCTCATGCACGGGATACCATGTCACATGACTATCCGTCATGGCCAGACCATCTTGAGTCAAAAAGAACCCTGTCCCTGACCCGACCGCGAATCCCAATTTATTCACGATCAGGACAAGGAAGACACTATCCTCTCGTCGTTGGGGAGAGTTGCCTAAAATGGCCTTGTTGCCAAAGTTGGACAACACCACCATAATAGTCAACAACGCCACCAAAGAAGCCCACATGCACGACAGGACAACGCTTGATCGTTTCTGTTCAGCCTGTGTTAACGGTGCGCCTCTCATCCGCGTACCAACAGATACAGAAACGCAATGATAACAGCGAGGGCTACAACGTCAGACCAACTCATGCCCTCTTTACCTCCACAGCACGCTGCCGCCCGTCCTTAGAGTTCCCCACAGAGAATTCCACGTTATCCCCTGGGGATAACTCATCACGGTCCTCTACGTTCTCACGGTGAACAAAGAAAGACCGCTTCTCTTCCTTACAATCAATCCACCCCCACCCCTTATCGAACGTCTGTACGACGCCTGTAAACCGCGCACCGGGGGCATACTCCTTCTGGTCTTCTGGCTTCGAGGAAGCGTGGTCGCGCCGTTGGACATCCCTAGCGACAAACGACCGACGCGGCCCTCCTTGACGGACGCCCAGATGCCTTGTTAGACCCTCCAGCGCCTTCTCAATCCGGTCCAATTTGGCCTCCATCATGTCTTCCCAGGCGGTATCGTCATACTCCACGTCAGCCTTATGCACTAGACCGCTAGACTCCTGTGGCAACCCCGCGTTACTGGTCACTCCTGTCCCCTCCTTCCGATTTCCAAACATCGTCTGCTACCTCCTCGTATAGATATGCCGGAACTTCCGGCTCAACCACTTGCACGTGCGTACACTTCTGTCGGTAGTGATATCCTTCGCAGTCACACTTCAAAACATTCTTCTCAAGCGTGACTGTGTATCTTACCCCTGCCCGCGTTTGGCTCTCAACCAACCATTCGCGGTCATTTACCTGCCTAATTCTGAGTGGAGTCCATTCCTCCTCCATAGTAACCTCCAGGCATCGCAGTAAGCCGCGTCACATCCCACCCGCCTTTGATCTTCCTTAACGGTAACCCAATGACTTCGACCTTCGCGTACTGAACGTACTTACCATTCCCTTCTACGAGAGCACGCTTAAACCAATGAATCGGAACAGCCCAAACAGTCGCCGGAGGTTTCCGTTCCTCTTTACGAACTAAAATCCAAGCACCATTCCCCCATTCGTATTCTCGCATTAAGTTAGTGTACTGGTGGGGACGCAACTCAAGCCGCCCGCCCGGCTTCACAACCTTAGCCTCTATGACTGCGAATACCCTACCTGGGCCAGTGAAAATAGCGTCATACGGCAATTTCTGAACATACCTAGCGCCACCATTCTTTCTAAACATGGCGCGAGAGGGGTCAGGAATCTTAAACAGATTATAACCCTGCTCCTCAGCACTCTTGTGCATCTGAGACAAGAAATCACGCTCTTTCAAATCAGTCTCCTCAACGAATTTATGGGGCAGGCCATCCGAGTCTCCGACAGGCGATCAACTCTGCTTTACTCGGAACGGGACCCACCGTGATCGCCCTGCCACCGAGCCGCCAACATTAACAGGGAACATATCTTTCTTGACGGTTCTGTTTACGATACACGGCTTTTTCCGGTCGCCCGGTCAGGCGCATGAAGCCCGCCCACCCTCCTAAACTACTTATCATTTTGCCATTCCGTCACGCGAATGTCAATCAAATCCCCATCGGGCCTAACCCGCAACCGGGTCTTCTCGGCCACCAAAACAAGACTGCTATCCCTGTCAACCTTCACGGAATTGATAACCTTGCCCACCAACAGCATGAGTTTACGGTTTATCTCCTTAAAGGGGTCCCCGTTACCACCGGTTTGCACCTCGGGTTCAGACTGACCAGTACGCTTCCTACGCTCCTCAGCCATTACTTCACGCAGGTCATTTCGAGACAACTGCCGCGCCTTCTCAACCCACTCAGCAGATTCTTCCGGCTTCTTTGGGTCCAACATCGGACGAACCATATACAATTTGTCATAATCAATCCCACTCAAGTCTGTATTCTCAGGCAACATCGGGGGCTTCCGTATGTAGTAGGTCTCATACACCGAGATGAGTTTGTGCGCCGTAGCCTCTGTCGAAAAAACAGATCGAGCGTAATCCTGGAAGTGCGCGTATCCTAACGCTTCATAGAATCTCTCATCACGGATACGCTTAAGAATAGCGGCTACAGCAAAACTCTCAGCCGTAATCCTGTTCTTACGCTCCAATAAATCGGTATGTAGTTCATGAGCAATCTTCGCCTTGTCTGGTGATACGTTGGTTGGTGCTTCCGGCTCTCGATTCAAAACCAACGCCCTACTTTGCCTTGGTTTTCCCTGATGTGCGCCCATATTTCTCCCTCCCCTTAGTAGGCTGCGAAGCAGACATCTTCACAATGTACATTTCGGTAATGGGGTGATGTTTCCCTGTGTATCCCGTACACCACAACTGGTCTGATTGAGACTCTACTTTTCCATTACACGCAGCACAGGAAAACGTAGGCATCACCAACCGCCAGTATCTTCATCGTCGTTAATAGACCCCATCCCCGGTTTCATTATATGACTCTGACCGCTATCCATTACGGTTTCCATATTCTCAAGAGACAACTTCTGCTTCTCAACAGACTCCAAATAGAAAACCGGCTTTTGCCTCTCCATCTCCGTTACGACTGTACGCCCATCAGCATTCCAACACGTCCGCTTCATTGGACAATATGAACATTGCAAAGCCAACTTCTCTCGGTATTCCCCACCCTTCCGCTTGGGTTTCACCAACACAGGAACAAACGCCCTGTCGGGAAGTTTATCCGGTGTTGCATTCGTCACTATGGTATGACGCTCGAAAACTTTCCCAACATAGGACGTTTCAAACGGAATATGCCATTCACCCAACTTCCCTGTTAGTCCACGGCAGGCTACGAACTGCGTACCTGTTACGTTAATCCCTAATTGCCTCCAGGCAAGAACCTCCAACATAACCTGAGACTTGTAGCCCCAAGCGTCGTCTAACTCGCCTGTGCGTTCCATTTGATCGAAAGCAAACTCAGACATTTTCTTCACTTCAAGGTTGTTATACACCTCATCCTTGCCGACTCCCGCACGCACGACACCATCAGGGTAACAAACCAACTCCACGTCGTTCCACTTCACCTTCATCTTCTCGCGCTGTTCCCACGGACCAGTCATTTTCAAAAAGTCACTTGGGACCCCAACATCACACCCGGCTAATCTCGCTACAAGAAGAACACCCAACTCAACGGTATCTCCTATCCAAAAGTTAAAGATCACCCTCGCGGTCAATTCCTCATCGGGCTTAAATCCAAAATAGTTATACGCTGCTTTGCGGGAACAAGGATGAGTCAAGGCTGTAGCATATAGATGCCCTGGCCTGTTCTCACGGTCGTAAAGAAACTGCTTTCGGGTTTTATAGCCAAACTGCTCAACGGCTATATCAAGAGCCTTCCTGGCCTCGTCCGTAATGGATTTGCCGGTATTCTCTAAGTAAGCGTTGATCTTCTCAACAATCACCGCGACACCATCTTCGCCCAATTCTCTCGAAATTCCTGGTGCGAACGCATCTTCTTAATCAACGATTCCCGAATCAAAGGACTATCCTTTGAGACCTGCGCCACAATTTCCTCAGACCCAAACACCAAATAATAAAACTCTCCATCAAACCGAACGTTATACCCCTCCCAGAGCCACGAGGGCTTCCAATCTGGCGGATATCCCTCACCGGGCAACATACTCAAAATGGCACCTCATACCATTCCAACTTCACGGCCTTTAGGTACGGATGTGGCGGGTGGCATACAGGACATATCCACGGACCACGCTTGTCACGCGCCCAAAATGTTTCCGACCGGCACAATCCACACGGCCTTGATGGCTTTTCTACTGGCACCAATTCCTTCAACCTCCATTGCTCAGCCTCAACGGACTTGCGCTCTACCTTCCCGGACCTCGTTATAACTCTTCGCTCAACCGTCTTGGTCTGCCACAATTTCTCAGCGTAGTGTACAGGGTCTCTTATTCTCCGCTTCCAGGAATCATCCTGCGCGGACTTAGATGGTTTCGTCTTGGTCTGTCTTACCATTGGGTATCCACTTGGGTTTTTGCCGCTGGTGCCATACGTCCATTGCAATAAACTGCGCGTGCGGCCCATCAAACCATGCTTCCTGTGGTAACTTCGCAGAGCCAGACCGCACCTTCGTCAGAGTAATCTTCGCGGCCCACCCATCATCAACCCTCAATCCCTCATACTCCGGCCACGGCTCAATAGAAATTACGTTATCTGCAAAGAATCCAACCATACCGCTATCACGTCCACTCACGGCGGTCAACTGCGACTTATAATCCGCCACCTTCGGCTGACTGTTTATCATAATTGGAACATTCAATTCGGCTGCCAATTCTTTCAACCCCTGCAAAATCTCGTCCAACTCCGATGTCTTATTAGAATACTTACGACCAGTACCGTGCATCAACTGAAGCCAGTCAATTCCAATCCACTTGATTCCACCATGGTCCGCCACACGATCAGCCAATTCGTAAGCCGACGCCCTCACATCCGTCATGGTGTAGCACTTATCGCTCACCCAAATCGGAATGTCATTAAATACCTTGGCGGCTAAGAAAATCTTCTCGCGGTCCCCTGGCATAACCTGCCCATTGCGAAACACCATGCTATTCACCTGAGCATTTCCCGCAAGGATTCGCGCCCAATAATGTTCGTGGTTCATCTCATTCGAGCATAAAAGAGAATGCCCACGAGACTTCGCGGCTTGCTCAAGGCATTGACCAATAAAAACACTTTTGCCTTCGCCTGTTCGAGCCTGAACAACGCTCACCTCGGAAGGCAACTGACCGCCCGTTGCACCATTCAGAACCGGCAAAACAAACGGAAAGGGAACCCCCGGCACATCTCCTGGTTTAGTAGTCATGGCACGCCCCAATTCCGTTAATGCTGACTGCACACCTTCAGCGGCCCCCACAATCCTACTCTTAGACCGCACAGACCCCATCGCAGCCTTCAGCAACTCGTTAGCCTTTGTGTACCGCTCCTCTGGGGTCATAAGGCCGTCCCGCCCAAGTATTTGCAATTCCTGCCCCAACCGAATCGTCTGACGCTGATTCTCGGCATCCTGAACCAATTGAACATAATAGTCCAAATTCTCGGTCGTTGGGATTGTGTTCGGTAAAGACGTGATATACAACACGCCTATATCGTCCAATTTGCCTGTCTTGCGAAGCACGTCCGTTACAGACAAAAGATCAATCGGCTGACCGTGATCGTCAAGCCATGTAATAGCCCCGAAAATTTCCTGATGTTTAGATGAGTAAAATGAAACCTCGCTCAAGAAAGGCCGAACCGTCTTTACTAACTCACCCTCAAGCATGAGACCACCAAGAACCGCCTGCTCAGCCAAATCATTCCTCGGTGTACGATCTACCATCCCTCTTCCTCCTTTTGGTATTGCTTTTTAGCACTATCTACCCACCGCTGTACATGGTCGGGTAATTTCTTTGGGACTTCATGACCATGCCTAGGCTTCGCCCCGGATTCCATAACTTTCATATCGTCCCTAGAAATCCATTTAACCAAAAATCCTTCCCAATCTTTCTTGCGAGACGCTGGCCATTTCCTTTGGACCCACTCCTCAGCCTTCTTAATACATTGTTTCGGGTCCACATAAACAAACGTTTTATCCCACCTGTCCAGCAAAGCAGGGTCAATCTTAAATGTCCATGTCTCAAAATCCAACTTGCAAACGGGGTGGAGAACCTTTGGAGCCTGGGGACTCTTTCCTTTTGCGGGTCCTCTTGCGGCAGGCTCACTCGGCGACGGAGGATATAAACCTAGAGTTTTCCGAGTCACACGCTGGTACTCACGCCAATTCACAAACCGACCATATTTCCGACCATCTACCTCGTATATCTCAACTGCTCCAACTAATTCCATCTCACGAAGCCATTTTGTCGCTTCCTCAACCATATACGCCGCAACGGTTATTTCTTTATACCGATTGGACCGATAGCAAAGCAAAACAATCTCAGATGCTGCCGCAGGGAACCGTCCAAAATTATCAGCCGCAGCGATCAGCCTCCACCACAAACTTTGGGCACCTTCGGACAATTCGGATAATGTTTCACTAGCGAGAATCTTCTCGTGGAGAAGACGCGGCATTTAATTGCCCCCGGTAAAGGATTAGTGCGTTCTATATTACCCTATCTAGGGTTACAGTCAAGGCTTACGAAAGACTAATAAAATGAACTGATCGCGTTGCGACGAGTCTCCCAATGGTTCCCCTCTTACGAATCTCCTCTCCTTTCCCTCTGTTCCTCTCTTTATTTCTTACAGGACAACACATAACTACTTCTACGTTTTTTGGGCGGATTCCTTCTTTTCAGAACTTTTTCTTTTGGGAATCCCAATAATCCGCCATCAACGAGTCTAACTGTTCCAATTCAAACTTCAAATCTAGAACCGGTCTTCGGCTCTCTAGGTCAATCCAAATGCTTGCATAAAAACCACCGGAGCCTACTCCGATTGCCACACCTTCGTAATCCTTAATGATATAATTCATCAAGTCTGCCGCTGAGGCTTTGATTTGCCCGAGATTGGGAACATCGGCGTCTGGCTTTCCTTCCTGAACCCACTTCCAACCCAACATAGACATAACCATGGCCACCCTGTTGAAATCAAATCGGTCCATGATATACGCCATGTGGTTTGTGAGGCGTTCACGTTCCTGTTCCAAGGACTTATTCACTCCGGCACCTCCAGGTAGAACTTAATTGGCTTCACCTTGTCGCCGTGATCGAACGCACGCCGCCATTCCTCCAACTCGTCGCGCATTATCGCACCACAAAGACCGAGACCAACACCACGCCATTCAATCCTGCGGGCGTATACCTTTGCCTTCGGGTCCACCGCACGCCGCACCGCCAGAGCAATTGGACACCTAGCCGGTTCAAATCTCACGCCGGTGTCAATATCCTTTTGCGTCACGAAAACAGGCACCTTCACGACAGGTACACCCGCCGACCGCTGACCGTCACCCATCTGCCACCCATCACCCGCGTGAAAGTTTTAGCCTTTCCTGTTGTGCATTTTTTAGCCTTTCCTGTCATTTCTTTTCCCTCCCACTCGCAAACTTCGTGATGATATCCTTGACCTGCGCCAGTTGCGCGACAGTCATGCCCTCTGTGCTTGGTTTGTTGAAATGAGTTTTTACAATATAACGCGCTTCATCCTTTGTAATCCCAAGTCCCTTAGCGTATTCCCACAACCTTGACCGCTGCTCCGTAGTAGCGGTTTGATCGTTGGGAATAGGGTCCGCCGGAGCCAGCGCGGTTGGCCTAGGCTGCGAACCGTCAGCGTCTCCATTCACCGCTCCGGTCGGGACCTCCGTAGATTCTTTAGCCTTTGGTGCTGGTAATGCCCCAATCACAGGCTGATTTCGGTCTACGTCGGGAACATCAATCAACGCCCTGGCCGACCGCTTCTCTTCCACGTACTGCCCCATAGAGCGTGTTGTGTCAATGCTCATCTGCGGCACGCTCATGCTCTTGGTTTGCCCGTCTTCCTCGTACTGCACGCGCTTCATGCCCGCCACGAGAATAAGGGGAGTCAGAGCAATACTCCCCCGAAGCGCCTGAAGCAGTTCGATAGACCCCTTAATGGCTTGACACGTGCCACGCCCACGGGATTGCACCTGCCAGACCCCTAGCCCCGGCGCATCCTTAAGGACAGGAATCACAACGTTCATCCTGGTAGTGGTATCGCAGGCGTCTTCACCGTGCGCGTTCTCCTGTTCGCACAGACATGGCACGTTGCGAATCGTCTGCTTAACCACTTCTCCTGTCTGTGGGTCAGGCTTGCTATCCACGACGGCCATGACGCACACATTGCCGGTGCATCGGCGCACGACCCCTAGGTTGTTCCACTTCTCCATCCAAAAGTCCACCGACCGCTCATCGTCTGTTGGAAGAAAGAATTCGATTTCCTTGGCCTTCGTGATAACTCGCCAGCGCCCGCCCTCTTCGTCTCGGCTGATAGCCTCGGCTACATCGCCACCAAAAACACGCGCAACCTCTTTGGCACGGTCTTCGTCGTCAGCATGGAATACAAACGTCTCTGTACGGGCAGGAAACGGACGCTTAGCCTTCGTACCATCTGCTTTCGTGTCGGTCATGAACCCCATACCAATTCGACCAATGCGAGGAAAATAAGACCGCAGGGTTTCGATTGTCACCGACTTATCTCCAACCCTTCCCACCACGTATGAAAGGCTCATCCGGGTTTTCATACTTTTCGCTGTACTCGTCCGCCGGGTTTCCAATCACGACTCGCTGGTCTTCCCGATACTGACGCGGGGGCCACGGCCCCACAATAACATCAATGATTACGTCTTCCACGTTTGGACCGAACGGCGTTACGCCGTACTGAGCCTTAGAGCCTTCAAGGTGTTCGTCGCACACAAACATGCGGACCTTACCCATTATGGGAATCTTGACGGGATTCCCTTTCGGGTCTGTACTAAGAGCCTTGCCCCTCGCGGTAGCCTGAAGATCGTTTGTGGCTTTGTTCTTACACCGGTTTTCGTCTTCCGGCTTAGCACCCATTGGCCACATACACTGTGTCACTTTTTCGTCCCCTTTGCCTCTGTTTTACGTAAGTCTTCGATTTTGATAGAGTCCGCAAAGATTGCATAAACAGAAGACATATCGCCCCGTTTAACAACTAAGCATTGCTCTGTTCCGACTCGTTTTAACAAGACAATAACCTTACGACTTGGGTTCACCATCGCACAATTCTCCTGTAGACACCACCGTACACTCTGTCACCAACCGCGCTGGCCTTATCCACCTCTCTTTGATAGCGTTCGGTCGCGTCTTTCTCTAGATGGTAAACTACAACAATATCTTTTCCTGTACCCTCGTGCCAAGCAGTCATTACCCACACAACATTGGGTTCTACACGTGGGTTAAGTAAATTCATCGTACTGCAACCTCGGTCGGATTATCCGGCACGCCCGACACCCACAGGCCCGTCCCCTGGCCAATTGGTGAATCCCCTGTTTGGCCCTGCGACAATAGCCACCTTATCTTCGGCAGACCCTGCGAACCATCCTGTCTTGTCGTTCTCGTCGGGTATATCGTTCGTCCCCTCAATCCACCGGTGCCCCTCGCCGTTCACGTAGTACCCGACCATCTCGCGGATGTACGCATACCCCCTGAAGTCTCTGTCCGGGGCGTATGCGCCGCTGGCAATAAACCTCCACCGCCTGCCCATCTGCCACGGCAACCTCACGGCCACACCTTCTCGTACACCTTAGCCATCAGGTTCAGGACATCCTTCTTGTCGGCGTCCGGTAAGGAATCCCACGCCAGTTTTATCGCAACCTCCTTGTTTTCGGCGCTCACCTCTGCCGACCGGCCTAGCATATGGTGCTCCCCGAAGTATACCTTAAACGTCTTCACCCCTGCCTCACCCCCGGTCGTAGATTCATCGTACTACCTCTCCCAATTCGCTCTCGTGAATCAGGTGACCATAACCGTCAACATGGCCGTATACAACCTCATCGTCGGCTGGAGCGGGAGGGTTTGTGAATGCCTGACGAATGGCATACTTCATGGCCGCCGGATTACCCTGCGCCCACATCCATGATTTGCCGGATACACGGTCCCACCAGTCTTCGATTCTGTACTCCTTGCCTACCAGTTCCTTGTCGTCGTTAACCTTGAGAAGAACCGTCTTGCCTGACAACGGATGCTTCGACTCGTGGGACATTTCCATCCTCCTCTATCGGTTTGCAGTCCGAGGCATACTCGCAGTACGTCACGGTTTTTTCTACGCGAGTTACCTTGCAATTCACAGGAGACTCAACTGTTCCAATTGTAATTTTTACGGGTTTGATTAGTCCTGGCACAAGTACATTGGCTACATACCGAAATTCCCCGATTGATTTGGAAAACTCTCGCACGGCTTCACTGATACCAAGAATCCTACGAACTGAAGTCAGGGATTCATGACTAAATTTGAAACTATAATGAGGCACAACTGAAGCAGAGATTTCGCCGTAACCGTCAGTGTAGAGATACACGTCTACTTCCTGGTCAACTTTTACCGCTTCAGCGTCATAAGAAAATTTTTCCGAAAACCATGACGCTGCCCACATAAGGTTTTCTCCCATCAAGTTATAGCGATCCTTCTCCATCTTCGCCCATTCCTTCAAACCAGTCGGTCTCATTGTTCACCTCACCAGAATTTTGTTACGAAATGTATAGCCACCGTTATGACAAAAATCACCCACATGACCATAAATAATCCGGCGATAAAAACACCAAGGAAAGCAAAATAACCAGCAAGTTTGAAATGCAACGATGTCTTCATAGCACTATCAAAGTCCTGGCCTTGCCTAACTCCCATGAGACATACCCTTTATCCCTGAGCCGCTTGACGTACTTTTGGGCCGTCTCGGGGGACTTAAGGTTATAGGCCGCGCCTAACTCACGAATTGTCGGAGCGTGCCCATTGTCCTTAAAGAACTCTTCTAGAGTATGAAGCATGTCCGCCTCGGCTTTTGTAAGCGCGGGTCGGATTTTCTCCCCTGTGTCTTCACGTCTCTTTGTCATAACTACATTCTTCCCCATGGTATCCTCCTAATCCTCCTGACCGTACCACGAGGGGCCGAGTCGTGCGTGATTAACTCGGCCCAACGCGCTGCGTTCTGGAAAACTACTCGCCCCGACCGTTGCCGTGATCGTCTCCACGGTCCCTGTCGCGGTCCCTATCATGACCCTTGTGGTCTCTGTCGCGGTCGCGGTCGCGGTCCCTGTCGTGACCCTTGTGGTGATGATGGCCACCGCCGTTATCGCCGCCACCAGAACCCCCAGAACCACCGTTGCTGCCGCCGCTCACTCCATTGCCACCGCCGTTATGGTCAGGGCATGTAGCCACAGTGAGGCATTGGGTGGTTGTCGGCACATCGGCCCACGCCGTTCCGAAACTGACGAACACCAGAATTGCCAAAACAAAACCTAGCACACTTCGCATGTCAGTAAACCTCCCCCGCCTTGCAGATTTTATCCCACACTTGATTGAAACGCCGCCACGTTTCGTCTGTGACGGGATTATCTTTCCGACCCAACCTCCTTGTTTGTATGCCATCAAACAATTTCATGTCGTACAGTAGTGCGCGTTGCCCGTGACGTAACCTTCTTTCGCCCACCGACTGAATTCCCTTCTTGATTATCCAATTCACTACCGTATCGGGGCTAACCCCGAATTTCTGACAAACCTCTCTCTTCGTAACCGCACGGGCGGGAGAATGACCGATGCCATTCTCCATTACCCCTCTGGGGTCGCCCGCGCTCAAATCGGTGCCTCCGCATTCTTCAGGGCGGCCTGCAATTGTTCCGCTAACTCCACCATTCCTGGCAGCGTTGGACGTGGCCCTTCGATTGGCTTTGCGGCTGAACCCGACTTCGCTGTGATGATACGCTGCAATCGTCGCTCTGTTTCATCTGTGATCTTTTTGATTGGGCGCTCAAGCCGCAACGCCGCCAAGAGTTTCTTCGCAAGGCTCATTTCCTTGTCGGAGATTTCAACAGACTGCACAACGGGAAACCGTGGGATATCCACCGTCTCACGCATCTCGTCCGAGTAGAACAGGTGCCAAAGAACCAGGACACCGTTCGGGCCTGTCTCTATTGAGACCAGACCCTCCTTGCCACCCGCGTACCGCTTCCCGACACCCACAACACCTTTCTCGGCCAGAACACGCGCAAGTAGGGCGTACTGCTTCTCTGCCCCTTGCTCTGGGCCAAGGTAGTACACTTTCTGTCTCTGCATGATTGGAACCACACTTAAGGGCGCAAATCCTTCGATAGCCACGGTCTTGTCAACGTCGCCCGCGTCTAGGTCGTCTTCCGTCAGTGTTACGTATCCATCTCCAACTTTCACGCCATATACCGTGTCGAAGGAGGATACCTCTACTTGACAGACGGGGCATGTTCTTGGTGCCTTGATGGGGTTTCCGCAAGGTGCATGAAGCAGTTTCTTTGGAATGTTATGCTCCTCGGTCGCCGCGTAAACACGCACCGGAAAAGCCATCATCCCAAACGTAAGAACGGCCTTCATCCCCCTCATTGCCACAACACCAACTCCCCCCAAATCAATTGCCACTATTGTAGCCTTTATTTACATCCCTGTCAAGAGGAAGACGCCCCCTCTTCAGTACGCCCTCCAGTCCAGAGATACACCAAAACTTCATCCTCAAACCCGCACCGATAACACCGAATGAACGGAAAGGCGTCTCGCGTGTGTCGCATCATGTCCCCATCGACAGGGCACAGCCTATGCGCGAAATCACCCTCCAGAACTTCGTATAGATCAACCCACCTGCTCCAACGCTTGACTTGGCCCAGGCAGGCAAGGTACAGCCTCTCCTCACCGGCAAGATCATGCCAGAAAGCCAGGACAGGCTTTCTACCGTCCACGGGCTTGCCGTAGTTAATGTCCGCCATGTTCGCGGCCCTCGTCAAACCTTGGTCCGCCACCCGGCACACAGGTAACGTCCGTTTCTCTTCCCGGACAAGTCATTGGGTGAGGATAGATCGTATTCCAATGATGCTTGGTGTAGTCCATGCAATGCCAGACCCCCTGTTCATCCACCCGCACCTCATTCCCCCATGGGCAATCCTTCAATTGCTCCGCAACAACGTCACCACCGGGCGCGTTAACTGGCGGACCAAACCATGTGTTCGTGTCGAACAACGTGCCCACTTTTACGGCCAGCGCAAAAATAATCAGAAACCACATTCTACTTCACCCCGCATATACCGCTTCGCAACACTGGTCGCAGTAAGCAGGGTTACTCTTAGAGACCACATGCGCTGGCACAAACTGCGCCTGCAACTGAGACCGGGTAGCCCGCTTCGCACCCTTCACCTTTTCCTCGTGGATGCAGGGAGCACATAAAATGCCATACTCGCCGGTCCAAACCCATCGGCTATTCCGCTGCTCGAACTTCTTTACTAGGTACGCCCGATTCATTCGAGTTTCCCTCCCTGTCCGTCTCCAGAGTTTTCGACGTACTCACCCCATTGAGGAAAAGGAACAAATTCTACATCTGGCTCCGGCCCCCCAAGTATCTCCGACAGTTTTGGTTCATCGGCGTGTACCTCATTGCCATGCGCCCATGCGCCCTCACACTCGGTATTGATAACATAGGTGTACTCGCCGTTGCCAGTATTTAGTATAGGGTTTTTGGAAACCCTAGCCCGCGCCTTGGATTCGGCTACCATCGTTAAACTAGACGGGAGGCATGAGCATTTGTTTGGCTCGATTCCGCACCCGCCATGTGTTGGGGAACACACACCCGTCCCGCCATACCAGCGAATTCCCCGCCCACAGATACAGAAATTGGAATCCATCATCGCCCAAACACTCCCCGTCTCTTTTTGGTGTATCCGCCCGTCATGGCCTGCTCCTGCTTGCGTGATAACGCAGCCTTTTCGCGCTCAGCCTTGGCTTTAGCAGGGTCGCATTCGTGGTTGCTGAGAAGGTCCAACACCTTCTCGGGGTCGCCATTCCACCGCCCGCCACACCTGTCACAGATTCCAAGCACAGGGATTACCTGTGCGCCAGCGTAGTCAACACCCACCCCAGGTACATCAGAGCGATGGTGTTGGCGATCATCAGGGTACTCAGGATATAGTCACGAGTCATGATTGCGCCTCCTTGTTTCGTTTTTGTCTCGTACCGCGAGAGGGCGGGTATTTCCCGCCCCTACGCACTACGGAGACCAAACCTCTATCCCTTGCCCTTGCCGTCGCCGTCGTGGCCCTTGCCGTCGCCATCGCGGCCACCCTTGCCACCGTTACCGCTACCGCTGCCGCTGGTGCCACCCGTGCTGCCGCTCGAACCAGTACTTCCCGTGCTGCCGCTCCCGCCATTCGCGTTCGTGGTGGTTACCACCGGGATACCGTTCAACACAACGGGACCAGTGTACTGACACGGGACTCCAACCGCCACCGTGCTGCAATTCGGCAGTTGGGCAGCCGGGGCAGGAACCGCCTGTCCGCGACTATCGGCAAATCCGCCAATCACGCTCAGCGACAGAATGACTGCCGCTCCCAGAACTCCAAGCACGTATCGCATCTTTGAAGCCACCTCCCTCAGATTCAGCGGGAGTATTCCGCTGTTAGCCCTATCATACCACAGGTGTAGTATACGGTCAATAGGCGAACATACGTTTGGGCTAGTGTGGATGGTCGGGCGGACAGGATTTGAACCTGTGACCCCATGCGCCCAAGGCATGTGCGCTACCAAACTGCGCTACCGCCCGATTAGATCAAGCCCGCTGATTTTAATGCGCCGAAGAGTGCGCCGTACATCGCACCCGCTACCCACCCTGGCAACCATGGCAGCACCATCGCCATTCCTCCTCAGTCGTTCCCGAATCCACGCGGAAGATCAGCACCTTCCGCTTCTCCCAGGACATTCTCGATGTCGTCCAAGTCGGACGAATCCACCACGCCCTCAATGTCAATGTTACACACTTCCTCCAGTTTCTCGTAAGTCGGAGAATTCTCCAGGTTCGTCCCCTGCATGTTATCGCGCCACGATTCGTACTCTTCCTGAATACTCCGCAACTCTCCCAACGCCTGCGAGAGAGCCTCACGTACCTCATGAATATCATCAAACGCCTTCCGCGCCTCCGTTACTGCCTCTGCCCACCGCTGCGGACGGCTTGGGGGTCGCCGTTTCGTCTTTTTTTCGGGAATGATCTCGCCCGGCACGACGGCGCTCCCGTTGATTGTGTCCTGTGTGTCCGACATCTCTTACTCCGGCCCCGGCGTGACATCGTACAGAAAGGCAAATACGTCGCACGGGTCGCCCTCGCCTGACGTTATGGAAAGTCCGTGCTCCTCCGCTACCAACTCAAGGGCCTCATAGTAAAGAGAATCCTTCTCGGCTTCTACTCGGTTGACATTACTGTGTGCCCATTGGGTCCAATACTTGCCTGAAGGAGCCAGTTGGAACACAGTTCCCAGAAAGCAGGACCCTTGCGCCTCCGCGTCCGACAGAATGCTCTTCCAGTCCCATGACCGAATCGAAGCAAGGTATTCCTGGAGTCGGCGTTCCCTCCACCGCTCGATAATTTTGTCCATAAAACATCGCCCCCGAATACAGAGTTTCCTCAATGAACATCGTTACTTTCTTCTGGCCCCACCGTATTGCGGCCTGCGGTGTTCCGAAGTAGATATCAATGCGGTGCCTGTAGACCTGACCCATCCATGCGTTCGGCATCAGGTCGCGCACCACATACTTCCATCCGTTCACCCAAACGTAGTGCCCCATCAACTGAATCATATCGTGGGATACCGCAATCGTCCCAACGTATGGGGCACCCGTCCCGTCGTACACCCTATCACCACACACCCACTTACCGCTAACAGTGTGACACGGTTCTTGTCCATCGTTGGCGTTGTAGCCTGTCGCCAACACATCCACGTGACGTAACCCTGATGGCATTGTATCCATTGTGAAACCGTCTATTGTATTTACGTGCCACGCCATCAGGAACAGGACTGCCGCTGCGAAATACCGCATCGTGCCCTCCCTGGTACTGGTGTGTACGAAACGTATAACTTGGCGCACATGGATAGTATAAGTTCAAGGGTCTGGGTTTTTTTAGTGTTAACAAAATTACAGATTACAGTGTGAACAGAATCCCCAGACCCTTCAAACAATCAGTCGCCTGAAGCCTTTATTGACTCGGAGCATGGCAGAACCCCGTTGTGCCGCTTCTTCTGCCAACAAGAAGCGGCCTCCCAGACGACGCTCTGAAGTATATCACACCCTGCCTACTTCTGCAAGCCCGCCTGTGCCTTCATGGCCTGCGCCATCTCGATCATGGCCTCTTCTGCGGCCTCATGACGCTCGTACTCTTTCGTTGTCTTGGCCTCAAATGCCATGACCAAGGCAATCAGCCAACCGATTAACGTCCACCCAAAGAACAGGTTTATAACCTGAATGGCATTCCTGCGCGAGATCATAACGCCACGATATGCCGCCACGATGCTCGGCAAGAAGTACAAAGCCACCACGAGAACGAAGATCACTAGCCCGCTAATAGGTTCCATGTTCTTTTACCTCCCTGGTCCCTTTAGGACCGCAAGGGGCCGGATAAACACCGGCCCTATGCGCTCCCATGGCTGCTAAAAGTTTACGCTCTTGCAGCCGACATACTGGAACTCGGACATGGATTCCATGCTGGCAAGAACGGATGCAATGACTTCACACTTATTCTTCGATGCAAACGGCCCCATGCCCATGTAGAGAACGCCACCATCCACCGCCGGGTTCTCTGCGCCCTTGAACACCGCGAAGAACATGAACGACACCAGAGCCAACGTGCTCAGCGCCTTGCTCATCTCAGTTTCCTCCTGTCTGGGGACGCTGCATGATCGTCCACCAGGGATTTTGTATCGCATTGCGGGCAGGTTGAACCATATTCATCAGGCCCTTCCCACCCACATTCCCTACACCGCCGAAGATAGAGGGTTCCTCCAACGTGCGCCCAATGCGGCTGAGAAGACCCTGGGCGCGGCGCAAATTCAACAGGCTTCCCGCAATAAAGACAGGTTCCGCTGTAGCCATTCATCGCCTTGCCGCCGTCTTGCCAAGAATTTTGCCTCTCAGAAACGCATCTCGAACCTGCTTTTCGTGCTTTTCTTCCGCGTCGGTCAGCCGGTGAACTTCTAACTTCCGCGCCCTTGAGAGTAAGTCTGTCACGTACTGGTCAACCGACTCTGCCCGCCGCACGATCTTCTCCCACGCGCTGTAAGACAGCGTGATGTCCGCCCGAATCGTAACAGTTGACATTTTCCTAGTCGTTGCCACGTCAGTCTCCTTCCTTGTTCGGTGGCGTAACAACAACTCCAGGTTTGCCGGAATCGTAGTAGAAGATTGTGTAGTATTCATAACCCTCCACAACCTCTACCGCGTACCCACGCGCCACCAGGAAGTTGACTATCTTGGTACGCTCATTCCAGGTCTGAGCCTTTATTGACTTAAACGCGGTTGCCATCTCACTCACGCTCCTGTGTGCCCAGAATCCATCCGCTGCCGCTATAGACCCGTCCACACTTTTCGCACGTGTTTTCGGAACCGTGAACAGGAACCTCCGCGCCGCACAGGCATTCCAAGTGCATCGGCGCAGTCTGACCAATCGGTGCATCGTCACGGATAAGGGCTACCTTTACGAATTCCGTAGCGCCAGAGAACCGGCTCATCACACAACCACCAATCCATGCCCGTAGGAGAACGGCGCGTGCCACATCTCCGCATTGGACAACCGCTTCGCCATCTCCCGAACCTGCTCAGGCTTCTTGCGGAGTTGGCGGGTCCCTATGATCTCCAGTTTCAGCATGTCCACGAAGACCACACGATCACCGCCGTCCAGTTTCACACCCGCGACCGAATCAACGTTGTTCCGATACCCACGATACCGGTACGACGGGCCGGTCCAGATGATTGTCCCCTCTGTGCCGTTGGCCACAAACCCCTGCTTGCGGCCCTTGAAGTCTCCGGCGAACCGAACCCGCTTACCCTTTGCAAACCTCCGAACCTCCAGGAAGTCGTCTCGCCGAACCCACTTCAGCGCCCACAGGTATAGCCATTCCCGCGCCGCTGCTTTGGTCTCCTCGGTGGCATCCACTTCCGCCGTTCCGCCACCGCCAAACCGTGTAGTGTCGTACTCTACCTCGCGCAGAGCCTTGCCGTTCCACACCACAGCGTAAAAATCGCTGTCGTCATGATAATTCCGCTCTCGGGTTGTCAGGACTGCCCCTTCGTACTCGCGGGTTCCGTCGTGCCTCACGACCGCCATTTGGTTCCTCCTCTCTTTCCCCGCCTTAATCGTACCACATCCGTAGTAGCCCTGTCAAGGGGTATACCCGAACGCTTGTTCTTCACGTCCACTCCCCAGATGGAAGCCGTCTTTTCTCGTGCATCAATTCAAGATCGTTGGCAATCCCTCCCAAGAGGGCCGACACCAACGCTCCATTAGGGAGAGTTAGGCTCCTTCCGTGTTCGGCGTCTTCCGCCAATGCACGGAGTTTCCTGACGAATTCCGGGATAGACAGAACGCGCCGCTGGCTCACTTCTGCTCCTCCCTCAGAACCTCTCGCCGAAACGCCTTCTCAATCGTGTCCCCGGCGAGGAAGTCCATGCTGCTCATGATCTGCCAGACGTAATTCTGCGGCCACGCATATGTTGCGTTCGGCTCCCACGGGGGCAGCGACAGGTTCTTCTCCAGGTAAGCCTCGATATCAGCCTTCAATTGCCCCTCGTTCGAGTACGTCCGGTCGGCGAAGATGTGGTCCGCGCCGAAGTGAACCGTAGGCAGGATGCCCTTGAAGTCAGGGTTCTCGTATCCTGGGTCCACACCGCGAGACCCGACTGTTCCGGGACTGTGCGCGAGAACCGCCTTCCCGTCGTCGGTCAGATAGTGCTCCACGCTGTACGCCAGATCAATCATCCCGTCGAACCGACCGCCGACAAACTGGTCGGTCACGGCCTGAACCTGCTTGGATGTCGGGCCGTCCGTCCATCCAACATGGATGCTGGCCCCCATGCTGTACTGGCTAGTGCGGACCCGGAATTTCACATTCGGGAACGCCCGCTTCAGAGCCGCACGAACCAGAATCGCCGTGTCTGGGGCCGAGATGTATCCATGATTGCTCCGCGCTAGAATCTCCGGGGCGGTTGCGCTCTTAGTGCTCATTATCCGTCCCTCCTCTCGGGAGTAAGAATCTCCTTCCTGATTTCGATACCGTGTGGACCGTCGTAACCCTCCCAGATCGTCGTCTCGTGCGGGGCCGCAGCGTTGTGCTCATCTGCTGCCCTCTCGGCCTGGGAGAAGTGATCGAATGATTCCGCGTACTCGCATCGTGAGCAGACCGCGACGTAGACTTTCATTTACCGCACCACCAGACCATCCTGCCGCATTCCGTTGACGAGATCAACGACGTACCGGCCCTCAACCGCCAGCGCCCCGCCAAACCATTGCCAGGGGCCATCTACGCTCACATTGTCGTCAATCCATTCACGAGCCGTTGAGTTCTGGGGCCGGACCAGGAAGAGGCTTCCGTGATTCTCGATTCTCACGTCTGCCACGCCCATGCTATTCCCTCCCGTCTGGTGTATCGGATGTGTAGCCGCGCAGGGTTCCTGGGTGTGCTTCCAGTTCCGCCAGGAGAGTCCTGGCGTCGTCTTCGCTCATGAAGATTCGTACTCCCTTATCAAGATGGTATCTCTTGCGCCCGTCAGGGTGACCAAGCCGGGCGATGTCCTGCGCTTTCTCTTCCTCGGTTCTGCGGTTGTGATAGTCGTTCTGTCGGATTGCCTCTCGGAGTGTCTTTGCCAGTTCCACCTTCGTCATTTGCTTTCCACCTCCACCACAAATGTAGCACTAACTGTCTGCGGTGTCAAGAGGCTACTATCGAACGTATGTTTGGGATAGGCGTTTGGTTTTTCTGAGCCTGCGGATTGTCTCGCTGGTGTGTTTCGGGTGGCATTTCCAGCACGCAGTAGCAAGATCATCCACCGTGATTTCTCCTCCACCTCCTTCCGCAACCGCAGTTTTGTGATGTGCTTCCCACAAATGACCGCCCGCCGCGCCGATTATCCTACCCTTCAATCCCAATTTCTCTAACTCGGCCTCATACTCGGCGTGTTCTGCCTCTGTGCTACCAATATCCCAATTGTATTTTCTGTACCCCGGCATAGACTCCAAACGTTCCTTGATCGCTACTGTGTCGGTGCCACAATAAGTACACACCCCATGGTCGCGCTCAAAGACCGCTGCACGCTGCGCCGCAGAAGATGTACAGAACCAGTACCTCTTTGAACACCCTTCAGAGCAAAACGACGTGCGCCTGCTCTTGGCGGGGATATCCGCCTTACAGACCCTACAACGCCATAACCTTGTCTCGGGGTTCTTTCCAGGCTTGGGAAACTTATAGAACCGCCGTGCGCTCAGTTCCTCGTATCGTTCATGGGCTTTCTTACGGTTATAGCGTAACCTACACAGAGAATCGCAGACACATGGGTCTGGAATCTGATCGTCCTTTATCCACCGCTCAAACTGTGACTCGCAAACAACGCATTGAAACTTTTGTTTACTTACGTGCTTCCGAAGGCTCCTCTTCAATCTGCTGCTCTTCATCCTCAATCACCAAGTCTCCTCGCTCCCAACAATTAGGGCAGAAATCTCCGTCCGACCGACTTCTCAGTTCGCGGAATCTACGTCCACATCCGTCGCACCGCATCAACGCTTCGATCATCCCTCCTCGGCATCCCTTTCGGGACGCCTTGATTATACTTCTCGTCGCCTGCCTTCGGACAGGATATGAGACCACATCTTACCAAGAAACGCTAATTGTCCACCCGCGAGAGCCTCAGCAATGTCAGCCTTGAGTGCCTCGAACTCAACCGTTGCTATCAAGTCCTCTGCACGCTCCTCGTCCGTCTGCTCTACCTCAAAGTAGCCGTCTCGCATTTTTAGAATAACGGCAGGGTCCAGTTTATAGCCCCGCCGTACCCACAACCATGAACATCACAGCCGTAGCCCGCCGTGACCCTGTAGATACCTCCCATGGCAAGACCCTGGTACTCCGGGCCTGCCACGGCCATAAAATTGAACCCAACGCCCATCACAGTAGCGCCAACCCCTATGTGGTAGGACGGAATCTGCCCTGGGACCGGCGGCGCGGCCTCCGTGGTCGTTACGATCTGCGTAACCTCTGCCGCGCTTCCTGGGGCCTGAACCGTTGTGAAGACTCCACGCTCCGTCAATACATGGTCAATCGTGAAGTGGAGAGATTTGCTTAGAGGAAGGTTGGCCTCTTTACCTTCAGGACACGCCCCTTTGTGTCCTGCCGCGTCTAAGCAAACCGCCACGATTGTTCCTGGCGGAATGTCGGCTACCGTGTGAATGTGCTGCGGCGCGGCCCCGTAGACACGTTTGCACTCTTCGTCGGTCTTGCATCTCGGCGCGGAGGGGGCCGTAACCACAACCTGCCCGTTCGGACCCTGGGGCGACACCACTACTGGTATCCTCTCCCCTGTGCCTGGGACCACAGTTGTGACCGTACCGCCTCCGTGCTGAGCCTTTTCGAGAATCTGATTCGCCACCAAGGCATTACGCAATTCAAGTGTAAGATTCCGAATCTGAACGTTCTGCCAACCGATAAATGCCAACATCACAACCAATGACCCAACGAGGACTTGTTGGATGTTTGGAGCGACGGCGCTGAAAAACCCTCGTATCTTAGGTGTCATGGCAGAATTGCTCCTCCCACCTTGGCTTGATCGTTTATAAAGTCGTCTAGGTCGTTAATGAGCCGCGCCCACGGGAACCCGATGCCCGGACAACCAGAATGAAGGCTATTGATCGTACTATGGGCTATGATGTGGTCCCAATCCGCCGGAATCCCGAATTTCACAATCAGCATCCTGTGTACAAATATGCTACTTTGGTATTGTTCCTCTGTCAATACATCGCCGCTTTGACCTTCGTGCTCGATGCCTATGCAAAAATAGTTTGGATTAACTCCGGGGTTTTCACCAATTATTTTCGCCGTAGCACCGTTTACAACTCCCGCATGATATGCCGTGTCGGTCAGTTGTACATACTGGTGAATTTGACCCGCTTTACCAATTCCAAAGTGGGCCGAAACCTTACTTGTTGGATTCTGAAACCACGCATCAGTTCCTACAAGAGACCCGGCCATGATATGGTTTACTATTGCCAGAATGTTATACCCTACTCTGCCGCGCTCGAAATTTCCTTCGGCTGCCGGAATCCAAACAGTTCCAAGACCAGACGACGCAGGTGGATTTGCGCTCACGATGTCTCCCCGCCCCCGCCACCATTACCGTTTGGACTATCGCTCCCATTTCCATTCCTCATGTTAACATCATGCCACACGTGGGCACCAATGCCTCCGAGTAACTGACCACAAACAACCGCAAGCCTTGAGGCATCCCAATTGTGCAAAACGGCCCACAGAGACTCGAACACAGCCGTCAAAACAACAATTGCCTTCAATGTTACGATAGTGCGAATATATACTACCATGCCCTTCTCCTCATCAAGAAGTCCACTCGTAAAGGGGCATAGACCATCGCAGGCAATTCGGATGTTGCCAGTCCGTTCGCGGTGGCCACAATGGTGTAATTACCGGGCGGAAGGTAGACTCTAAATTCTCCTGTTCGGTCGGTGGTACAACTCTTAATCTCTCGTAGTCCGTCCCGAATGGTAATCCGTGCCCCCACCACAGCCTGAAGTCCAGGGCTTCGTAAACATATACCCCGTAATTGAACCAAGCCATTGTGTTCAGTCTGGGTAGACGGCTGTAATGAAGTCAATTCGATTTCCACAGCGAGGGCATTTCTCTTCGTAATGCTTACCGTCTGGAGGATATTTTAGAATCATGTCGTTTACATCGTAGCCACATGGCCGCCCAACATCCCCAGAATGCACGTCAATTACACGAATTAACAGGTTGAAATAATCGGCAGCCGTGATGTTCAATCTAGCAGCGACATGCTCCCGGCTTCGACCGGACAATTCCATCTCCGACTTTATGACATCATCAATGGCTTCTCGAACCTCTGTTCGATCTATTGGTGTTCCTGTGCGCCGGTGTTCTCGAACCCTCTCCCACCACGCTTCATATAAAGGAACAGGCAGCACAACGGGGCCTCTGCACCACCGTTGTACTGCCCGAACGTTTGTTCGATGCTCTGTTTCTGAGACCACGCTTCTCCTTACGTGGTCAACCCGCTCAACTGAGTGGTAAAGGTATCCTTGAATGCTGCGTGTGCAATCGGCAAGTCCTGCTTAATCCATGTGCCGATTGCGGACCCTGCCGCAAGGTTTCCGCCGCCCGGAACGTTCTGCGCCACACCAACCCCCACGAACGTTACGCCCGCAGGAGCCGTGAAGCGGTTTGCGACCGAAACGGAGTCATTCACCGCTGCCGCCAATCCAATATTGATTACGCTCTCGGGGTCCGCCGTTAAGGTAACCTGAGACGACGTAAGGGTCAGTGACCCATCGGTATTCTTCCAGAAAATCTTCTCGTACCGAATCTCTTCCACAGACGAAGAAAATGAGCCGATAAACAAAGCATAGAAGCCAATCTCACCGGGCGGAATCGTCCCAACCGTAATGGCTGCTGTGTGCGCCGTCACGGTGACTGTACCCGCTGCCGCCGACGCGAGGCTTACCTTCAAAACTCTCTCGAAGACCTGTACGCCGTGAACGGTCGTGGTTCCATTCAGGGCAACCGTCTCGAATACCAAAGCGCCGGTCGGGTCCCGACCCTCAGCGGTAATATTCATCATGTCAGCGTTGTTGCTTGATACGTAATCTAGGGTGTCGTTAGCCCCTAACTGCGTGAAAACTGGCCTATAGGTAGCGTCAATGGCCCCGCCATCCGCAGACACATCATCCTGGGGCTTATTAGCCGCGCCGTAAGCGATCAGTTCAGCGGATGTTATGGACATTTAATACCCTCCTCTTAACTCTCCTTGATATTTTTACCCGATTTTTTACAACGCAAGGAGTTGCCAATCAAATGATCTTCCTACCCCCGCTGTCTGTTTCAGAGTTGCTTTAACATCTTCTGTGATAGGGATTGGTACGCTATATTTATTCGGTTGCGACTGCGCTCCCGAGAATGTAGCGTAATATGCAACGTTCTGGGTGCTTGCTGCACGCACTTTCGAGTACAGCCTCAATTCCAGTACGTCTCCAGATGCCAAATTACTAGCATCCACCACCAGCACATACGTATGCGCCGTGGTTTCTTCATCGAGTGTGTGCTCTGTTCCGACCGTCGCGGCCTGCGTGCCTTCCGCTATGATTGTTGGAGACTCAGGCATTTATAATCCCTCCTACTGACCTTCGAGATACACGATAACAAAACCGGTCCAACCTTCATTCACACCAGACCCTTGCACGGTCACCTTGACGGTCTGTGGGACAGTCCAGTCAAGGTGAGCCTGATCCCAAATACCAACGCCCTTATAGAGCGTCGTGGAACTAGTAGGGGTCTGTGTTACGTTTAGGGCGATGGCCCCTCCACCCCACCTCATCTCCCAGGTATTGAACCAATATTTCGTGGCCGCCGCCGTGGATACCCCAGACCACCAATCCATATCGAGGTTGGGATTTGCGACGGCCTGCGGCGGACTGACCGCCCCCGTGTCGAAGATTTTAGCCGTTCCGATGTAGGCGCGAAGCGTTATCTGGCCCCCGTCTCCGTTCTGCATGGCCCCGCGCATGATGACGTGCATGGCCTTCGATGCCACGTCTGTCAGGGTATTCGCAGGCAGAGAGAATGAAAAAATAGTCGTCTCCGTGTTCGACAGGATATAAATGTCGTCCGCGTAGTATAGTTTCGTAATCGGCGAGGAGCCGCTCGGCCCTATCTTTGTCCAGGTGCTTGTAGATGCACTTCCAGAAGTGTCACATTCATAATCAACTTTATTGGCGGTGTCCCAATACCTATCGCCAACATTGTACGTACCCGCCACAAGGGTAGAAACGGATGGTGCCCCGGCCCCAGAGTACCATGCCTCTAACTGGAGACCAGGGTTGCTGCTCGTTATCCCGTCACCGGTAATTGGCCAATCGCCCATCGTATACTCTCCGTATTACTTTTACCTTATTTTACGAGTGTGCCTCAACCTCCAGAATTCCATTCAGCCATGCCCACGCCGCCGCTACGCTCATTTGAATTGTCACTTGAAACGTTTGTGTCATGGTGGTATCAATGGCCTGATCTTGCAATAATGCTTCAATTTCGCTCACGGTAGCGGGGATATATGGTGGCGTAGACGACGTTGGTGTCCCCGAGTCCCTGCGATACCATATGCCATTCAGGTTTGTTAAACCTTCGTTAAAAATTTCCATATCAACATGGTAAGCCTCATTCCCTCCTGGGGATATTACATCTGACACCCACAAAAACCCACCAAAATACACTCTCAACGTAAACATAACAGCACCATTCAACTGCACTTCCCCTCGAAATCTTAGCCGACCATGAGCAAATATCGTATTCCCCGGAACGCTGTACATCAAAACGGTTTGCTCTAAGGTATTGCTAACCGATAACACTTTTCCAATAGCATCCAAAACCGTATAGGCCCCGCTACTAGACCTGCCAAGCGTTAGAACCAATACCTCCGTAGCAGACAAAGCCTTTCCGATTCGGACGGCTGTTGGTGTTTGCGTTAAGGCACCACCAACCGAATGGGACACATACACATCTCCGGTCGTCCACGTCCATGCGGGATTCGTAAGAACGCCCCATGTACCCACATAAATCGTTGCGCCAGTCGTCGCGGCGATCTTAGCAATTCCCAATACCTCATTAGTGTCTAGAGCATTGTAGATTTTCCCATCCGAGTTATTGAATCTTACAGCCGCGAACTGAGCAATCGGCTCACCCGCAATAGCAAGAATTTGATACCCCTGTTCAATCTTGTCCATATCGGTATTGTAATCCTCGAACCGGTTGATGGCATTCTCATCCGGCTCAGCGAGGTTCATATGCTTGGTAAATTCTTCCCCCATCTTTCTCTCCTCCTATCGCACTACATTCACAAACGCTGTCTTCACGACCGATGTATTACCGTGCGTGTCTTTTATAAACACATCGAATCTCATAAACCTCTGAAAACCAGCGCCACCTGAATCAGAAATGTTGTCTGTCTCGTAATACGTAAATGACTCAACCAGAATCGGGAATACACTTCTCCTTAGTGTTAGGCTACCAAAACTGGTCCCCGTATAAACATCTACCCTGTAGCCCGCAAAATCCGCCGCATGAGTTGTATCTTCATCGTTTTGAACCAATGTAAACGTATCTATATTTCCAAACCGCGCATACGTCCACAAGAGCGTCACGTTATGGGCACCTAAAGACAACTGCGCCTCATAGGGGGTTGCAAGGGCGTTAGCGACGTACCCCCCACCGGCCTGTTCGTAGGGATGTGCGTGAGAATTAGAAACTAATGGCATTGTCCGCTGTCTCCCCTGAAAAATCTCCTACGCCAAACCGTACACCCTCCGGGTTCACAACTGTCAATCCCGAAACCGGCTCAGGGTCAACCGCCAATCCCTGCGGAGTAATCACTAGGAATGTCGGGTCTGACGTAACAGACACGCCCCCCGCAACCCACATAGCCTGGAATTTTATGTAAATCGGCCTGCCAATATCAGACTGTGAGAATGGAATCAAAACAGACGCACCGCCCGCGCTCGAAGGAATCACGGATTGCGTCCCCTTTGGCCAATCGTTCGGTTCCGTATGGAACAATCCACGAATGAATGTGTCTAATATAAACCTTTCCCCAGAAACCAACGTAGCATTCTTCCATGCAATCCATTCAGCCGTGTTTGGCTGAACAGCCGGGGTAGTCGGTGTTGCCGCCACAAGACCAGCAATCAAGAGACTCTGTAGCGCAAAAAACCCATCAGCGTTGATAGATACCAGGGCAGCGCCAGACTCAGAACAGTCAATCCCCTCCGACTGTTCGGTGGCATCAGGCAAAACCTCAAAGTCTTCAGTTAGGAACCCCGCTTGAGTCGGATTAGAAATCACACCAACCTTGGCGTAGTTAGTCCCGTCTCGGCTGACAAACACAATCGTGCCAACCCAATTCGACCCAAGGAGAGCCGAGAACGTTTGAAGAACCAGATTCCCTGTTCCCGCAATGTCTCTTGGCGTCTCTACAACAAACCCAAGGGCTTCTCCAAGGAAATTACTCAACGGCGGGGATTCGCCGGGGTTAACGGGTGCCTGCGTTCCAAACACAGGAATGAACGGAGGAATTGCCAACGGGTCCTCAATAGCAATGATAGCAAGACCATAATTCTCGTCCTCCTCGATGCTTTCGATCTGAAAAGCCGTATCGAGAATGTCCACACCGGCAGCGTCCAAAACATAATGATCTCCGGCGTCCGTCAGTCCCCATTTAGGTTCAAGGCCGTGACGCACCATCAGTTTCGGCGTTGACATATACAAAAACCTTCGGCTGCACACAAGGGCCGCCACCGATTCAGAACAAATGTCAGTCATATCAACCTGATCTATCCTTTCAGTTGTAGACCGAATATCAATGTCATTATCCAGTTTGACACCGGCTTGGTTGTAATCGTTGAATCGGTTGGTATACTGAATAACCACCCTGTTTTTAGTGTCCCGAAGAGCCTGCTTACTCACTTGTGGCAACTGGCCCCATTGGAAATCTGGGAATGAAATCTCTGTCCCAACGAAAAGAGGCTGACGCGCCCCAAACCGAATTACCCCCTGACTTGGAACCAAATATCCATCATAGATTTCCAAAAGTCTTTGCATATACGACAAGGCCCCATTCACCTTATCGAAATACGGTGACCCAAACAGTCCTATGTTTTGTGTATACCGCCTCGCAATAATCCATGTATTAAAGTCTATGATGGATTTATCAAGGCCAAGCAACGACCTGTCTTCCGTGATAACGTCATACATCACGTCCAAGAGGTTAACATCACCCCCTAATGGGTTTGGGGTGTCTGGGAGGGGTATAGACCACATCTGCCGTGGGTCTTCAGAGTTATCCCCGAACGGTGGATCAAAACTGATTTCTGTCCATGTGTGTCCACCATCTCCGCTCTTCCACTTCGGAGTGTATCCTGGGTATGGGTGTGAAACATTTGCTATACGACCAATCATTCCAATTGTGTCTCCTACCGTATCTGCCCAAATCCTAGCAGTACCGTTAATGAAACTCGATGTAATTGGTAGAGAAGCATCGTCCGCCAAAAACGTATTCCCATTATCGGTGCTTCTCCAGGCGTGAAGGAATAGATCACCAAAAGCGTCGGCTGCTGAATTCATGATAGAAAGGAAGTCTCCGTTGGAACAATACCCTGGGTTGGAGTGCTCGTTCGCTGCTCCGCTCGTTGCCAAATACTGACCACCAGGGAATGTTACACCAGAACCAGTTAGGCTGAGCGATTCTGTCCATGTGTTACCCAAATCTATAGAACGCCAAATTTGAGTAGTGATTGTAAACGGAAAAATAATTTCTTGAAGTGAATACGCTAACAGAATTACATAGCCAACAGGCGTAATTCTTGTAGTAACATCAAAAGAAAGGAATTCAGACGAAACAAATGAACCACTTCTCTTGCTTATCCACGTTTGTCCATCGTCATTAGAAACCCAAACACCAAAAGATGCAACTCCTCCGATTTCCGTCCACGCCGCAATCCAAATTCCACCATTTGGGTCAATAGAAAACTCAGTTCCCTCAACGCCAGAGAAAAATGCCCCCGGAAGAGCAATACCGGAAAATGTTAATCCACCATCTGTACTTCTTAAAACCTCACATACCTGCGAAACGGTTCCTCTTGAAAAAGCAAGGATTGTACCTGTTGATAGATAAGCAAAAATACTTGGGCTACTCCCAATCGGAAATGTCGGTGTTTTTTCTATCCAAGAATCTCCACCATCCGATGTATATAGAATATTCATTGGTAATGACCCATCGGACATAATAGACCGAAGGAGAACTTGGGCGTGATCTGAAGTCCTGAATCCTGCGCTGGTTTCGTCTTGCCAAAACGAACTTAAGCCAGTAGCAGAACCGTCGTCGCCACGAAATACATTCCAATTCACCCCATCGAGCGTATACCAATCAACATTCCTACCCGCTCCAGAACCACCATCAAGCCAAATATTCAAATACTCCGTTTGCTTAACAGGGGAATTCGCAGGTAAACGACTCACCTCAAATGTCAAATTCGGAAGAGCAGGACTTGCTCCGAGATTGAAATTAGGAAACACGCAATAGGCTACGTGGGGATACGCCAATGCTCCGACAGCCACAACGGTCTCGCCAATCGCGTGCTGATAATTGACAAAAACCGTTATGCCCGGCCACGACCCATCATTAGACAGTTCAGCCGGTGCTGGCCCGAGAACTATCTGTCCATTGGCATAGTTTATCGAATACTCTCCCTGGCTTGGCGATGCAGGAGCCGCTACTCCGCTCAGGTAGTGATATTCGCTTCCGAAAGCGTAGTAAACGCTATCGGTTCCGGGGCCGACCGGAGGATTTGTAAGGGTATACGCCACCGCTGTGAAACTGCTATAACTTCCACTAGCAAAAAACGATTCAGACTGTTGGGGGCCAAGTCCAAGGATGATACCAGTCGTTTCGGCTTCCCCAGACGTAAATTGAGCCATCGTTGGGTCTGGAAGTTGTCCAGGAACTCCCTTATAGACAAGGAAGTCAATTCCGCCCGGCCCACCCTTCTTGCTGCTGCCCGGACCCTTTTTGTTCGGGTTCCCTGTAGGCGTATAATGGATAACTGCTTCGCCGTCGTCGTTTTCGCTTGGGTGTGTCCAAATGACATCCTTACCGCTCCAAATCTTCATCAATCTCAATTGGCCAGGAGTATCAACCCCTTCACATAAAGCCACCGCGAAAGACACGGAGAATGAATCTTGATTGCTCTTTTTTCCTCCAGGAGCCTTCTTTCCTCCACCACCGCCACCCTTTCCGCCCTTCGCTACCTTGCCTCCCTGGTGAACTAAAAAGTTTCCATACCAGATATAATGACCTTCAATTCGTCGCGTTCCCCAAAGTAACGGGAGAGGCTGACCTTTTTGCGGTGTAGGGATATGAAGACGCTGTACTGTACTAGGGCCTGACCCTGGGAAAAGAATCCCACCCAAAAGGCTCCCCGCCAATCCTCCCCATCCTGGGAACAAAATAGAACCGGCTAGTCCTAGAAAGGAGCGGCCTATGTCTGCGCCTATTTGCCCCATCTCAAATGCCTCTCCGCGTCCCGAAATACCCTTCTGCTCATCAAATCAAGTCTTACCCCGCCCTGCGGCCACGCATGGACAACCTCATTATTTCCTATGTAGAGAATGGAATGCCCACACGAACATGCCCCAGGAATCTTATACATCAATACATCCCCAGGCTGTAATTCTGACTCAACAGGAATTTCACTCATATACCTTAAAAGAGTTTTGAAGTACGTCTCACTCGGGTTATTGATAGGCTCTTGGCCCGTATAGAACGGAGGCACAAAGAACGGAATCAAACCTAGTTCTACAAACACACCAACCAGGAATGTAGCGCAGTCCACGCCGCCGCGCTTTCCCTTTACCTGAGCACGCTCAAGGTATGGCGTTCCAACCCACGACATGGCCACCTCGCGCACCTTACTCCTCCACCCATCCGGCTCAGGTGTTATAGGGTCTGGGTAATACTCATATCCGCCCATTAAATCCCTATGATTACCTCCGGCTTAGGCACATATGGAAACCCACGGAAATTTTTAAGGTTATTGAATACAGATTGGCACGTCGCGGGCGTTTTATCGCATCCATAAGCAAACTTCAAGGTGTCGCCCGGCTGAGGAGTAAATGGCAACGCCTGAGCCAATAGAATACTCATCGGCGTATCCCCTGTTTGTTGGTACACCATTCTTTTAAGGGGTGCCAGTTGTCCGGTCAGAAATGCCACATACCCAAGATCAATCCTATGATTCGGGATTGGACTCTCTACACTTGACCCACGGCTTGTAATTTCTATCGAGAATGCCGTCCTTGTTGGAATTGGAGCACCCAATATAAAAGCCTGAGAAGTAAAATTGGCTTCAATGACCGTACAGAACCGATCATACAGTTTGTTGTTACACTGTTCATCAATTATTGTCCGAGGAATCCCTCGGTCCATCCGCGCCAAGATATTTTCCAATTCAAACTCAACAGCATCATAGGACCACTTAACGGCCCCCTCTACAAACCACTGAGAATGAAACATCGTGGTGTCGGAATCAATATCCCATATGTAGAAGTCCACCTCGGTGTCCTGGAAGACCCCTAGAGCCGCCCACCGACCAATAGGCTCAGTACCAAGGCTCGGCAAAGTCAGATTGCTATTCGGCATACGAATCAACATCTTGCTAACCTGCATACTCTTAGCGTCTGCAATTCTCTGCTCTGCCCGCCCACGAGTAATACCCATCGTGGCCTGCCAAGTCTGCGGGCCATCACCGTCGCCAACATCCACAGTGACACTCATGTCTGTTTCGGCGAACCGCAGCGTAATACCGTAGAATGCCAGAACAACCTTAAACAACCGAATGAAATTACGTGTCGGCTGACTCTCGTTTGCCTCAAATCCTATGCTGACTTCCTTTGTCATTAGAATGGCACCTTCTGTTGGATTAGAGATACGTTGACTCTAAAGGCTAGTCCTCCGGCGTGCTTAACCTGGAGCGGTACGTTTCCTCCCGCGCTAGATACGTGTTTTACTGAATACCCCTGGAAGAAACACTTGAACCATTCTCCTACAACATCCGCGATCACGTGTACATCCTTTGCGGGTGGTGAAGACAACACGAATGTTCCTGTCGTAAAGTCTATACTTGCCGGAATTACATGAACCTTTTGAAAACTCGGTGGTGCAGCCGTATAGACTGTAATACCCGCCATCACGTCTCCACGAATCTTAAACTTCGTTCTAATCCCATCACCCTTACCACAAAACTCATCTATCGGACTTGGATTCGTCCAGTCCTGGAAATAGAACGGAGTCAGATCGCCGCCAACACAATCGTAGAAGAATCTCAACTCATTCAAAAACTGCAAGTCTACAACGGCATAGTCCACAGAAACTAACGCCTGCTGACTAAACCACAGCCGTGTTTTTCTCATACCACCCGCTGCGTTCATCACAGACGAATGCTCACGCCGAGACACGATATGCACCAATCCATTTCTCAACGCGCCTGGGTACAATAGGCAATCCGTAAGGAATGGCGGGTCCACCATCGGACCCTGACCAGTCTCTTCATACTCAATAAGTCTATTTACAGAAAACTTCTTTCGAGCCTCGTGAGGAAGTAGCGATTGCTTTGTAAGATATCCTCTAGCCTCATGCTCTACGAGTCTTGACTTGAGAACCTCCAGCAATGCTTCGTATGGCACCCCAACCCTGTGCGCGATACCAACAAGGTTTTCTGCTTCATTATGAATCGTGGCCGTTGAGGCAATGTACTGCAATACCTCATAGGGAGTCTTAAGTTTACGCGACGGCGGAAAATTCTCATACGGAGTCAGACGGGAATGTAAAACAGTCAACAATTCCTCGTAGTTCGTTGCCTTAGATAACTTAACCAACAGCAAAGACTCATATGGGGTCGCGTGGGAATTCGAGACCGGAGTAGATGAAGCCAAATACTCTACGATATGCCTAACGGTTCCCATTATGGCTCATCCTTTTGCTGAAGCAGAGACACGGTTACCTTAAAGGCTTTGCCGCCAAGGTGAGATACGCCCATTGGAACGAATCCGCCGCCTGTTGTATGCTTCACGGTGTAGCCCTGGAAGAACACCTTAAAGACTTCTCCAATCACGTCAGCAATCACATGAACCCCAGGAGCCGGGGCCGCAATAATAAACTTGCCAGTGGTGTAATCAATAGAAACTGGTGTCACTCTGACTCGATTAAAGGATGGAGGGGCCGCCGTGTATACTGTAATCAACTCCGCAACGTCACCTCGAATCTTAAACTCAGTATTGATTCCATCACCTACTCCGCAAAATTCCCCAATAGGGTTCGGGTTTGTCCAGTCCTGAAAGTAAAACAAACTCAGGTCCCCCTCTACACAATCATAAAAAAACCTAAGCGCGGTTAGGAAATCAAGGTCTACTACGTCGTAATCTACCGAAATCAAATGCTGCGAATTGAACCAATACTGAGACTTAAACATCTCGCCAGACGAACCCATGTAGGAAGAGTTCTCTCTCCGTGGAATCACATGCACCATTCCAGTTCTTAACTGGTACGGATATACTAAGCAGTCCGTCAGGTATCCCGGTTCCACCATCCGAACCTGACCAATAACCTCATAAGGAATACCGAAGTGTGAAGAAAGTTTCTTGAGGGCTTCATATGGAGTCTTAGCAGCATTAGCCAAAATGACCTCATATGGAGTCTTAACCTTCTCGGACACCAACTCAAGGGCTTCGTATGGAGTCTTAGCCGTATTGGAGACCGCAGGCATTTACGCCGCTCCTACGCCGAGAGCACGCCGCAGCATGTGGTTGTTCCGAAGGACCGCCATCGCTACCGTGTCACCGATAGCCTGAGAGTTTTTGGCGATAAAGTCCGCACCAGACTGCGTATCAATGGCATGAATGTGCAGATTGACTGTCGGGGCAATTGTGTCGCCGCCCGCTGGTTCATGACCCGCTGCCTCCGACCGAGACAGAACCCTTTCACCGGAGTGGAGAAGCGCCAATGTCGCAGACGCTCCTGTCGGCGGCCTTACGATACCGCCTGACTGGAATCCAAAGATCATGCTGGCAAGGTTCAAGGCAGTCCCCGCAAACCCACCGCCAAACCCACCTGTTTTCTCTGGTGCCCCACCACCACCACCCTGCTGAAGAGCCGTAGCGGCTTCCTTCAAGGCCCTCGCGGACTCATCAAGGTGAGTTCCCGCCGTCACAAGCCCCTTGCTGGCCAAGGCCATTTGGCCTGGGCCTCCCGCTACAGAAGCCGACAACGTTGTCGGTAATCCTATATGAGTAAAGAAGTCAGACAATTTAGATTGTGCCCATTGAGAAACCATCTTAGCAACCATCTGGTCCCAGGATTTAAGAATACTCAAGACCATATCGCGCATTCCTTTTCCAATACGATCAGTACCATCCAATACCTTCGTGACGAAATTCTCTATATTGCCAGACGCCTCAACTGTTGCGTCTGCCCACGACTGCATGAATTGCTGAACAGTATTGGCGTTCAATGCTTGTAATTTGTCATGAACCAGTTTCCACGCATCATAGTACGAAGCATCCACAGCCTTCATTTGGGCCAAAGCAGCCCCTTCCTGAGCAAGTCTCTGGTCAAGAAGAGTCTTGTTCTTACCGGCTGCTTCCTCGGCTTGTCTGAGCCATTCCTGTTCGGCTGTTACTCGCGCACGTGAGATCAACTGCAAATCCTGCAATTGAACACGCGCCTTGTCGTTGATATTCATGTAAGACGACAAACGGGTAGTCAATTCCCCAAGGGCAGTAATATAGTCTTGCAGGGTAATCTGACCCGTTCTCCATTTCTCAGTCAAATCACGCTGCTGACGTTCCAATTCCGCCATAGCAGTTCGAGATTCCCTCAGCCTTAACTGGTTGGCTTCCTGCGGCCTTAAGGCATTCGCAATTGCTACCGTATAGGCCGCCATCAATTCAGGGAATTTACTGGCGTCCTGCTGATACGCCGCTTGCGCCTCCTGCAACGCCTGCATTGCTTTGGTGTACTTATCCATCGCAAATGTAGCCGCGCCAATATCCTTCGGATCAATTGGTGTGGGTTTTATTGCTGGAGCACGTGTTACTCTTTCTTGTACTGTATTTAGATTCCCAATGGCTTCATATAATCCCGCCGCCGCAGTTTGCGCTCCACGAAACGCCTCACCCATCGCCTTAAAAACAGGACCCATTTTTCCTCCAACAGCAGCAGCCGTTTCAAACTGACCCGCTAACAGACCAAAGAAAATAACCATATCCTTTGCGAGTGTTCTGATAAGCGTAATAAGAGGATTGAAATGACCTGGACTCGAATCGGCCAAGCCGAACAATTTCATAATCCCTAAAACAAGTTCCGCCATAGCACTAATCCAACCCCAAAATGCCTGAGCCAGTCCCTCTATGATCTTCTTGAATCCCTCCAAAGCCCTGCCCCATTCAGGCATTTTCATTCCAATAGTTTCAAATTTCTCAACCCACTCCCTGATTTTATCTACCAATTTCGTAACCATCGGAAGAATAGCAGCGCCTATTGCTGTTACGATAGCCTCGAAGGAAGCCTTTAACCGCCTCATCGAGTCTTCAAATCCATGACTCTGAGAAGCCGCAGCGGAATAACGCTTCTCAACAATCTCTAACAATTCCGCCATAGTCATATTGTCCCGAATCATTCTCGGGTTCAAACCCAACATGATCGCGGCTCCACGAATATATCCGCTCTGCCCTGCCCTCACTAACGTTTCCAACGCACTATTAAAGTCGCGCACACCAGAAGCGGATAACAAAGACGCAGCATGTACCAACCTCATTGATGTATTAAGGTCCAAGTTCTTTTGCGCTGCGGTAGCAAGGCCCGCCGCCAATTGTCCCTGTGTAATTCCTGTAGCCAACTGCTCAGCCTGAATGTATTGTCTAATACGATCACTCACACTTCCCCACGCAACCCCCTGAGCCTCTAGGGCAAACCGAAGTTTGTTCATAGACTGTTCCATAGCCGCCGCAAGAGCAATTGGCGCTGCCGCAGTTGCCAAAGCAATCATCTTCCGCGCAAGAGCCTCTAGTGAACTAATAGCACTCCTCGCACTAAGGTTAACCTTTCCAACCGACCGCGCAGCGTTATTCATATGCTTCGCCATTGTCTCAGCGTGTTCGCCAGCGCCATTCATGGACTCCCCGGCTTGGTCCGCTGATTCTCCAGCGTTACGCAAATTTTCACCAAGCCGACCCAACGCCTCATCGGCCTGCGAAGAATCTACCTCAAGACCTACTCGTAATGCTTCCTCTGGCAATTACTTCCACCTCTGCGGAGTTCCAAATTTCTCGCTTGGCGGATTCGCCATGAACTCCGAGATGCTTGCTTCTATCTCGTGCTCTGAAGGCGTGCTTCTTTCTCCGGGCTTGATACCCATTTCACTATCTCTCTCAGCGCCCCTTTGCGCTTTCTCCATTGCTTTAGCCTCAGCCTCAAGACCGACCAACGCTACCGCCAAATCAAACTCGAATGCTCTATTGCTTGACATCTCCCTGTCCGGGTCCACTATCTGACTCGGACGCTGGCCGTATGTCTTCGATAACAGGTGTAGGGCTTCCACTTCCGGCCTGTTCGACAGGAACGGCGCGAAATTTTTCCAAATCCATCGCCCCATACGTTTCGTCCATCACGGTGTTGTAGATTGCTGCCTTGTCGGTGTCACTGATTTCCCACACGCCGAGTTCGCCATCCTTCAAAGTTGGCTTAGAACCGTCTGGATTCAATGGAACGACAGAAGGCTCAATCACTACTCGGCACACAATCACATCAATGGTTTCGAGCATCTTCAACCGGTCGTCACCCTTCACCTCGCTCACGTTACCGGAAATCAAATCCTTAACAAAATTCAAAAGCGGCGCTGGCATCGTGCCTGTGTAGAGAAAATCCATCAGGCTTGATTTACGCCGCATTCTCATTTCTGCACCGCTTGGAAGCCGAACATCTGCCTCCATGCTGGCCCTGTAGGCCGCTGCTAAATCCCTCTTCACTTGACTACCCCCTTCACCTCGCTACGGCAGACGTGCCGCCGGATTTGGATTTTAGTGCTTGTGCTGTCTTGCCCAATTCCTTGCTTCACCAAGGTCCGGTATTTCCAGTGGACCCTGAACCTGCATTTCCTCCGGGAGAGGATTCCGGTCAGCAAACTTGCATTCCTCACAGTATTGCTGCCCACAGAACACAGGACACGTTTTCTCCACCAACACCCGGCGTCTATGAATCGGACAATGCCTCGCCGGTTTTTCTCTTGGGTCCCACCCATCCGGCTTTACCGGGTCCATCGTGGGCGGGGTCCACACCTTATTGACCATTCGGCTGCGCCACAAAAACAAACAGGCTTCTTATCAATCCCTTTTCGTTACTCATATCTATCGAAAAACCGACACCCTTCTGAAGCCACGCAACTAAAGACGGAGGAAACACTGTAGCGCCGTCTGCCCCAAGGGCGTCATATGCCTTCTTAGAATCCGCGCCTGCTGATATGCCGTTCGCAAGGTGGTAAAGCGAACTATCAGACCCCGCCATTGAGACCCCAGAGGCGTCAAGTACGACCCAAACGGACGCCAGGGGGATATCGGACCCGGCTTGCTTACCGAAAGTCCCCCATTCAAGTAATGTACTGCCATCGTCGTTCTGGTGGATAAAGGCAGGCTTCCCCATGACGGCTTCGGCCTGCGCCCTGGTCATGCCCAGGTTAACCGCTCCAACAGACTTCCCAGGCACGATGAGGTAATTTGCGGGTTTCTGTACAAAATGCAATGCGCCCGCAACCAAAGCAATCGCCACAATGGTTGAAAATACCCACCCCGCCAACCACTTCAAAGTCTTCATTGCTTCCTCCTAGTCACAAGGGCCTACCGCCGCAGCAGTAGACCCTCGGATTTTCCGCTGCGCGTTTCGCGTGCGGTCCTTTACTGGCTATCGTCACCCGCCGCTAATTCCCTACGCAGGCTGAAGTACAGGTTGCCCTGCTGCCGGGTCAAGTCTGCCAGCATGTTAAACTGGAAGTCCCACAGGTTGTACTCAGTCTCCTTGAATTCAAGGCCGAGTTTTCCGTTGGTCGTTGCGCGGTAGATATCGCATACGATTCTCGGGAACAACCCAAGGCTAATTGGGTCTGGCCGCGTATGGATAAACCGCGCCGGGAGGAAGTTCACCCCATTCTGACCACCGAACTGATACACCTCTGAATTCTGTGCCGCGTAGGTGTAAGACACGTGAACCGTTTGAATTTGCCCAATCGCGCCGGAGGCAATTCTCGTAATCATACCGTTCGTGTAGTCAAACGTGTAATCTACGCCATTGACATACGTAATTGAGTCTGTCGAATCTTGAACCAATTCAGCCGGAGACATAAGAACGTTGTCATTCCCCAAGAGAACGCCTCGCACATCTCCGTTCACATCAGGGTCGTCGAAGGTTATAACCTGCTTGCTGATTGCGATGTTTCCTGCGCTCACAGAAGTGAATTTTCCAAACCCAAGGATTTCCTGAACGCGGTTCAAGTCAAGTGATGCACCGGTCGCCTTGAAGAAGCACGACTCCTCAACAGCGATTTGCTTCAGGACGATCTGCGGCACACCGGCCATGAACTGCGCGATTCTCCGTGTAATATCAATCATTGCGTTGCCCTTGATTGGGCCAATGTCAACGAGTGGGCTTCCAATCAGGAAACGACCGTTTCCCAACGAAACCTTTTTCACCTGTGCGTCGGTGAAGAAAACTGCCATTGTTTACTCCCTCCTGTTCAGGGACACTTCCTTGTTATTTTTACCCTATAGGACGACAGGCTGTTCGTAATTCATTTCAAATGACGCTTGAATAAATCCCATCGCGTCTCCCTGCGGCGTTACAGCAACACCGTCTACCGCAGACGCCGGGCCACCCCAAGCCGCATACAAATCTGATCTGTCCATGTACTTTGTGGTATACCTCGCCGTCACATACCATACCTTTTGCTCAAGGTCATACAAGGGCCATGCCTTCCATTGCCTATAGAACGTGTGGCATGTCCCGCCTCTTGGAAAGTCTGGCAACTGGTTCATCACGTCTGTGATTTCACGCGCCCTCATGTTGATAATAGACGCCACCCAATCGTACAAACGAATTGACTCATAGACCCCCTTGCGACTCCAGACTTGCACAAGAGCCAACCCCTCCTCCCATCCACCAACCGGAAGAATCGAGTTTCCCAACTGCTGCATCAATGTGATAGCCGGAAACTCAGGGTTCTGAATATCAGAGATGTGCGCGACGTAAATACTCGTTGGTTTTAGGCCGGGCGCAACCGCCTGCCCGCCGCTAATATTATCGGACAACATTTGCTTGATAGCCGACAAAAGTAACAGCATTGGCTATGGCTGCGGCGTGAAAATGGATATCCTGAGAAAATCGCCCATGATATGATCCGCCGCCTCCATGATCTCATCTTTCTTCTCGAAGATCGCCTGACTCATAAATGGCCTCGGCCTCATCTTAACTGTTCCAAATTCCACAAATGGCGCATAGTACACTCCCTGGGATGTCACCCACCCATAGAACAATTGCCCGCTCTCTCCAGTGTCTTGCATGATGGAAGAGTACAATCTACCGCTCTGCTGGTGAACCAAATAGTCCGGGTGCAAAAAATCCTTCCCCCACCTCATTGAGTAAGGGTGTCCCAATTTTGCCAAATCTGCAAGCGTATGGTCGGTCAGGGAAGCGTGCTCCCTTACGGTATCAAATAGTAACTGCGTTGCCCTATGGACGAAACGCCGAATCTCGGCGTGCAAGCGAATCCTCGCAGCAATCACGCGATTACGCACCTCGTTCATATTGTGATTAACTTCCCATTCATGACCTCTTCGCTCAATTATGTTCGCCCGCGTTTCAGCCGGTGCAAAATGCTCAACGAGGGCCTCGGCTGCCTCCTCTGGAATCTCTTCTGCCTCTTCGGCGATTCCCGCTACCGCTTCCTCGAATGGCATTTACGCCTGCTCCGCTATGTCTTGAAGTGTATTCAACACTCCAAATTGCAAGTCTGCTCTCAAATACACGTGGGCCTGCCCCTCATCCGCAACGAACTGAACCAGATAGGCGTTGCCATTATCGTCCTGAACGATATCCTTAATCCTCACGATAAACAGGCTATCCGTTGGGTTGAGTCTGTAGTCCGTAAATAACTCGTGACTGCTGATCGCCCACAGGCCCGGCTCAGACGACCGCAACTGCCCCGACTTTGGGTAGATCGCGGCCTCTATCTCCGCAACGGTATTCCACGTCCAATTCTTCTCTCCTAATGGATTTGTCCCCGTCTGAACACGGCGAAGCACGTGCATTGTGCGCGTGTCTTGAACGTCCTTCATGGATGGCATTGGTGGCCAGTGACTCAAACCGCGCATTAGTATTCCCATCCTTTAATTGCCCACGTCAGACCGCGAGTGTTTCCGCTTCCCCAACCCGTCGCGTGCTGATTCGCGTATTGCTGAGCGTCAGACAGGTTCTTAAACGTCCCGCCCAATTGACTTACACCTCGCGTCAAAATGTACCGGCCCTTATCGTCAACCTTAACCTTATACTCCGGCGCTTCATTCGCCACCCATTCGCGTGCGCCCGAAACAGGCATCTTACTACTCGAACGCCACGGATGGGGCATGTACTGATTATCCCTTGCTTTGGAAAAACTCTTCAATTCCCGCTTGGTGTTTTGTTCACGCAACCGCGAGACTATACGCTGTGCAAGTCCCTCGATAGTGTCAAACATTTACCTGTAAGGCTGCCACGGCACGAGGGCCATGATTGCCCGCCCTGCCGATGGCGCTTCTCTCGCGCCTGCCCTCTGGTAGAACGCAAGCCGCGCCGCATCTCCCAATTTACCTTCCTCAACTGCCATCTGACGAAACGCAACAGACGCCTGCTGCCGCTGCTCAGAACGACCCGACAGGCTCACGCTAACCTGCTCGGCATACTTAGTCGCAATGATCGTGTAGCCTTCGGCGCGTATGTAATGAAAGAGTGCTTTGTATAGCCCCTTTGGAATCTGCTTAACGCTGGTATCATCGAAAAACTCCAACGCGCTTAAAGCATTGACCGCTACCTGATTGATGTCGTCGTCGGTCAAACGCTTGTAGTAATACGCTACAAGAATTGACTTGGTTGGGGTGATACGAAGAGTAAACACACCGTTGTCTGGGTCAATCACGTGTATATCCGCTGGCGCAACCGGCAAACCATCAGAGATTACCTGGAAATTCGTAGGGTCAACCGGAAACCAACCTGTTTGAAATTTCACTACACCGGCCCTTAATTGCGCCGCCAAAGATTCATAGATTCCCTGCGAAGACTGAAATGGCTTGAAGTTATTATCAAGCAGTCGTGTGGCCGCCGCCAGGATGTCCGCTAGACTCGTGAGTGTTAATACTGGAGCCATCGCTGCACCTCATAACCTTAACCGTAGGCTTCCTCGTAAAATCTCACGTCCTGCGGAGCACTTTTGGCAATCGCCCACACCTCAACCTTATCGCTCACGAGGAACGTCTGAACACCATCCGAGAGAATTGGGAGACCTTCTGCCGTAGTGAAATCCAAATCGCTATTGTCCTTCTCGGCGAACGCTACAAAAATCTTATCGGTCCCGTTGTTGTAAACTCGAACAAGCCGCCGACGTGGCAACTGACCATTAGCATCCAACTGAACAGGAGACAAATTGCTAACTGATACAGTTGTGACACGGATAGCCGTGGCAGGCCCAAGCAATTCCCACGTCTCATTCCGTCTTGGCTCAAGACTCAAACCCTCGTTGCTCACATATGCATTCATCGCAGTCGCCCCTCCTACCTATTTTTGCCCAATACCTACCTACCCGCCATTAGCCACGCCAACTCACCCATTTCGGCCATATCACCAACAGACAAATAGGCGTTTTCCCCATCAGTATTGCTGTTTCTCTTAACCGCCAATCCTATCAATGCCTCATACAACACTATCCGTCCCAACAACACCTTGACCAAGGTTTCGTATGGCACATTTCGGTCAATCATCAACTTAGCCAATGCTTCATGCGAAACGTTTCTACCGACCAGTAATTTCGATAACGCTTCCATAGGCACATTGAAATTGAAAGCCAGCAATGCCAGAGACTCATATTGCGTATTTAATCTAAACATCAATTCAACCAAGGACTCGTATGGGTAATTGGTGGATTCCTCAACCGTAGCCATTGCTTCATGGGTATGGTTGACTGGCTCTTGTATTAGCGTAAGAGCCTCATAAATATGACCAACGAATTTCTCAACAAGCAACAAGGCTTCATAGGGATGAGTCGCCAGTTCCGACACGGACGAGGTTTCAGACTCCAGTGACTCGTATGGTGTGTTAAGATCAAGCGCCAGTTCTGCCAATGATTCGTGTGGTATGATTAGACCAAGGGCTAATTCCTCCAGGGATTCATAGGGATGAGATTCCAATTCCATAAGTGACAACAAGGTCTCGTATTGTTGGTTTTCAGATTCAAAAACAGACGCCAAGGACTCGTAGGGATGGCCTTCTGATTCAAAAATAGACTCCAAGGCTTCATGCTGGTGATCTCCAAATTCCATTACAGACTCCAAGGCTTCATGCTGGTGGTTTTCGGATTCAAACACAAACTCCATGGCCTCGTGTTGATGGTCCTCAGATTCTGATACGGACAACAACGCTTCGTGCTGGTGGTCCTCAAATTCCGATACAGACAATAGCGACTCGTGTGGATGGTTTTCGGATTCCATTACAAACAACAACGCTTCGTGTTGATGGCCTTCGGATTCAAAGACAGACGCTAAAGACTCATGGGGCGTAATTAAATCAAGCGCCAGTTCAACCAACGCTTCATACGGTGTTGAGTCTGCAACTAACAATTCGGCTAACACCTCATGCACCGTTGAGTTTGCGCCCAATAATTCCGCAAGTGATTCATAGGGCGTATCGAGACTAAGTTCAAGTTCTGCCAATGACTCATATGGCGTACTTGTTTCTAGAAGAACCGACGCTACAGATTCGTATGGGTGGGAATTACTAAAACTTACAGACCCATCCGCTTCCATGTTAGGCACTAACAGTTACCTCTTCCTCGGATTCGTAAGCAAAAACATCCGCAATGGAATCCTCTAATTGGCCCTCGTGAAGCGGTGTAGTAGTGTTTGAATCCGCCAATAAGCCTTCGTAAATTGTGGCCATGGTATTTGAAACCGTGGTGACCTCAGCAAATATGTAATCATGCCTGATGTTGGCCATTATAAATCCTCCAAAATGTTTTTACCCTTGCTTCTCAACTTGTTTTAATCCATGTGTACTGGTCTTCAATTTAACGCTCAGAATTTTTTTATTAACAACGCTTGGACAATGAACAAGTTTCTTTCTCTTAACTAGGTTTTCGGTTGGAAAATGAGCAAGTTTCGTAACTCGCACATAAATCCATCCCTTACTTTGACGCCTTCTTTAACCTTTTCCGCTCTGCCTTAAGCCATCCACTCGTGGGCATATCACTTGGCCCCCACAGGGCCATATAGGGAATGCCCATCTTCTCAGCCGCAGCCTTCTTGTAGGTTTCCTCGTTTGTGTACTTCACCAATTCCGACCGCCCAAGGCTTTCCTTCCTGGGGAATATATCAACCAGGGCCGGAGCCTCCCAATAATACCGAGAGAAAATCATCGGCTCAGCCAGCGGCGTTCCCTCGAACCGAATAGCCCACGGGAATCTCGCGTTAACCTTGTAGGACGAAAAACCCAAAAGCGCAGACAATTGATCTGCTTGGGCAATTACCTGTATCCCTTGCGGCGCAACCATTACTTCCCCTCCTTCTCGTTCTTTAGCGCCTGATCGCGCTTCGTCATGGCATCCACGAAGACTTTACGATCAACCACGTCCCCTGTGTACATTGCGATATATGCCCATCCATGCGTAGCGCACAATTCCGCCCGAAATGCCGATTTTTCGTTGAATTCCGCCTTTTTCTCGGGCATCAAATTGTTTCTGTCTGGCCAGATATCAATTGCCAGTTTCGCCACAGGATACACTCTGCTAAACGAAAATGGCTCCGGCGGAACCTGAGAGTGAATCTGCCTCTCGAACGTCCACGGCAGACGACCATTCTCAATGTAGATATGCTGGCCTACGCACACGCTAATATCGTCTGGCCGCTGAATAATCGCAGGCTTGATTCCCTCGTCGGGGTAATCCTGGCCGGGACGAAGACGCCCACCGCCAGGACGCCTCACGTATGCGGATGGTTTTGGTGTTGCTTCTGGAATACCTGCTGGCATCATTTTCCTCCCTGGAAAAGACATAGCCCGCCTGGGCCGAAGCGCAAGCGGGCTACATCACCACACTTCTTCAGTTTTTCCAGGCTTAGAAGTTCCCGTAGCCCTGGAAGATGAACCTCGGCTCGATCACGGCGTGCTTGTAACGACGCCGCACGCGATACCGGTACGCATCTGTCTCGAACGAAGCGCCCGACAGAGGGTTCTCCTGAATCACCTCAAGCGGGTCGCGCTCCTGCCACACAGCGCCCTTCTTGGCCTGCATCAAGAACCAGAACTTCGGTGACGCGCTGGCAGTCGCGGCCAGAAGGTCTGGGTGATCGAAGAAGGTGCTGATTACCGGCGTGTACCGCCCCTGGAGCCAGTTGATCGTCAGGGTCCAACCGGTTGAACCTGACTTCGCATCGCCGATGTTTTCAGCCGACGCGCTCTGCGCCCAACCACCCTCGAACGGTGATGTAACACCCGCGCCAGGAATCGCAGGCATGTACGCGCTGTTGAGCAACTTGTACAAGTTGATCTCGTTGTTGCGGCCCGCGAACACCGTGTCGGGCAGCACCAACATGAAGTTCCCC